ACCTAGTCGAAATGAATGGAGAAATATCAAAATGACTAGGAAACAAGCGTTGTTGAAAGCCATCGAAGAATTACAAAAAAATAAAAGAAATGACCAAGTTGTAACCATACTAAAAGAAATATACGAAGAACTTCCATTAGTTCATTGGACAGAAAAAAGCATATTAGATGCATTTCAACAATATTTGAATGAACACAATAATGAATTCCCGTCAAAAAGGAATTTGGGTAAATCACTCCCGACATATTATGTTATAAAGAAATTTTTTAAGTCGAGTTGTATGACAGATTTCAGAGATAGCTTTTTCCCAAATGAATATACAAAGCACTTTTCTCCGTATGCGAATTATTCCAAAGAAAATATTACGGAATGTTTTATTAGAAATTATTATGCTATAAATGGAGGAAATTATGTAAAATATGATGAATACGATTTATATAGAGAACCAGGAACACCTTCTATACGTTTTATAATAAATAAACTAAATTGCAATTCATACAATGATCTACTTATTAAAATGAATATAAGAAAAAAGACCACCACATTTACAGTAAACTCAAATAAAAGAACATTAAATATTTATAACAGCTAGGAGTCTTTACTATGAAATGCCTACTCGACAAAAATATAAATAAATGTCCATATTTCTTATTAGCAGAAGAGGAATGTATCTCAAAAACAAGGTGCAGTTATCAAGAAAAAATTGATTCAGAGACAGATTGCGGATATGTTCGTAAAGAACGTTGGTATGAGAAATATTATAAGAAATCGTAAAAAATAGGGAACACTAATTTTAGTGTTCCCTACAATCAATTTGTAATCTTTTTGAAAGAATATTAACGATTTCTTTTAATTCTTCGATCTGTGTCTGTTGAAGCAGTCCTGTATCCTATATCGTCTTTAGACAGTCTGGTTCACCCAAATATATGCTATCAGTTGATGCCACACATAGCATACAAGAAATACCATGACGGCAATTGGGTTGACTTGTGGGTAAAATAGCTTAAGCATATTTTGCACCATAGATATCAACTCGGAATATATTTCCTTGGTGCATCATAACACTATGGGTTCCAGCCTGTGCTTCCGCTGCAGATTGGCATACATATATATTGCCCCATAATATTTTTCCGTCACTGCTATAGTATTTTCGCGTGACATGTCCATCTTGTGTAAACCGTAACCCAGAAAAATTTTCATTTCCGGCATAATGATTTTGTGCGAGTAATAATTCTTTTGTATCATAAGCGTTAATGGTATTCGCGGAAAGAATCAATTCGACGGATGTTTGGTTGGAATCAAATGTCAACTTTGACATATTGAGTGCTGACCTGAAGCTGTCCATATTAAACATATGTGTGTGGGGATTACACCCGGCATAAATACCAAAGTTATCACGTAGCATAATGTCTAAATGAATATCACACGTAGTGTTACTTGTAAGTATGCAGCATCCATTTACCAATGTTACAAATTTAACACCATTTTCGGTGACTATATTCCAGTAGTCGCCTTGCAAACCAATGAAGTATGCGCCATACTGTGATGCAGATATTTTTTTGGCAAGCAAATTATTTATCTCTGTTTCGGTATAGTATCTGCCGTCATGGTCACCTGAACTCTTATGTTGCGTGAAAGCTTGGTTTTGCGACGAAATAGCCCCCGTTACCGTTCCACCACCAATAGAAGATATGCCCGTGCTTCCAAGCATCTTGTACAGATACCGCACATTTTTAAACATCTGTGACACTTTAGCAAAAAGCGAAGCGTGCTTTTCACCGCTTGATAATTTTGATACGCTTGTCCATGCTGACGCTGATCCGTCTGTCACATCACTACTCGTAAAAGCGATTGTGTTCTCGGCTGTATCTCCATCGGTTGGCACCGCACCAACATTTTCTGCTGTGAGTTCTACATTGCCCCTGCGGAAAGAATCTTCTTTTGCACCCTTAACCCCCGTTACAGGAGTACCCGCAAGCACATCCCACTTTCCGTCTGACGTTTTGTAAATGTTCGCACCGGCTGGAACAACATTTCCTTCACCCTCTTTAAAATCATTTGTGGTGGTAAATTCATCTGAAATATTATACATCCAACCAGTTTCAACATCTGATAAACTTGGTAGATTTAAAAATGCAACCGTTCCGTGGGGTTGTAGTCCACCTTTTAGTCCTTCGGAGATGTCTCTTGATTGCTCATAATAATACTTTGCATTATCAGAATCTTCACCTTCACGGCTCCCTGTACCACCAACCGCATAACTTTGGGCTTTAGTGGCATACTCCAATGCAGAGTCGGCTTTTTCAGTAGCTGTTTCTTGAGATTTTGTAGCAGCTTGTTCGCTGGCTTTTGCGTTAGACTCACTTTTTGCAGCGTTAGTAGCATTTGTTTCTACTTCTTCAGCTTTCTGTTTTACAGTTTCAAGCGCACCAGTGGCAGATAAAATTATCTCATTGGTTTTATCAATTGCTGCCTTTGTATCAGTTTCCCGTTTTTCCTCTGAAACCTTGCGTTTTTCTTCGGAGTTACATCTTTCAGTTTCGTTTGAAACTCTGATTTCTTCGGCTTTTCTTACAGAATCTTCTAGCTCTGAAAGAGAATCTGAACGCCCTTGTTCCTTTGTTATTAAGTCTGTGAGAGCATTAAATTCATCGCTTGCTATAATTTTATCATTTGAATATACACTTTTTTCAATGATGATGTCTAAATTCATTGTAGATAATAATGAGTCATTTCCTTTTTCTTCAGAAGGGCATACAAAATCTAATTCAAGGAGTGCCTTACCAGGATGAGCAAGAGCCGTTTCTGTTAGTTCCACCAAAACAGTACCATCACTTTGAATTTTTGCTTCATTATATATTCCACGGTCATCGGGTGTCTCCATTTTCATATAACATTTTGTTATACTACCATCAAGAGCGATTGGGACACCTTTATTTGTACATGTGATCTCTATATATCTACTTTTTTTATCGTATTGTTTGGCTCGTATGGTCTTTATTTCGCTGTTATAAAAGTCCATAGTCACTTTTATAGGATCAATAAGATTACCCATATTTAACCTCCTTATATAAAAAAATAAGGATCATTACTGATCCTTATCATTATTACTTTGCTTTAATAAATTTTCATATGATTTTCTTTCGTTATCCAACTGTGTCAAATACATCTGATGCATGTATTCATATAACCATTTTGTGATCGGTTCCAATAAAAGCGGTGATAATCCACTTTCAGACACTACATTTATCAAATTCTCTTTACATTCTTCTACACATAAAGAGACTGGTTTATTTATTTTTTCAGCCATTTTTTTCTCCTTCTAATCTAATTAACCTCTCATTTATTGATTGTAATGTTGCAATAATGTCAGGGATAAATTCTTGGTAGTTTAATGATAAATAGTCTTCTCCGTTCATTTCGGAATGAGACACTATTGACCATTTATTATCGTATGAACCCAATAGTTTTTTAACATCTTGTGCTATAAAGCCATGATCGTAAATATCGTCATTACGATATTTATATATATATCTTTTAGCTTGTAGAGAGAAGATAAATTCGGCGCTTTTTTGTATGTCTAAATTTCCAACATTGTGTTTCAACCTTTCATCTGAATAACTATCCCATCCATAAGACGACACGCCCTTACCATTTTCTAATATAACAGTTACTAAATCTCCACCTGAATTGTGACTGTCTAATTTAACTTGACTATATGACAAAATCAATCCACGATTCCAACTCCCAGCTTCAAATTGTTCATCAGTGTATCCATTAAACTCATAAGATGCAAAGCCATCCGTTCCCACAACAACTCGTGTACTGTTAGAACGACCAAGAGTGATATAATCATTTGCACCCAAGGATGATATGATATGCATATAACCATTTGTCATTTCAATGTCACCTTTAATATGAGCACCAGTAGCATATAACTCACCTGTATGCGTAACTCTGAACGGAGCATTGTCAGCATTAGCTATATTTGAACCAGCCCAAAAAGCTAATGAACGACCATATTTACTCATGCCAACACCGATATTATCAGCTTGGTCATTATATATTGCTGTATCATCTATAACCCATCCAGCTAATTCACCACCAGAGATTCTAATATTTTTTGCCCATACAGTACCGTCATGGCTTGCACAAAAAATATGCCTATCTGTGCCAGTAATCACATCACCAGCCCAGAAAGCCCAGTCAGAAGTTGACGAACTCATGCCGACATTATTACTGTCAGAACATAACTGTGTATCTCCAATTTTAAAACCACCAATATGCCCAGATGTCGATGTCATTGCGCCGTCTCTATCTACATAGAACTGATTAGATAGACTTAGACCATTATCTCCAAAGTACATACTATTTTGATTTGCAAATGTTGGATTATCTCTATAGATACATGAATCTGTAACTTTCCAACGTCCAAACGAACTCCCAGAACCCGCTGTGACCGTTCCCTTAATCGTAGCGGAAGTTGCAGTCATATTACCATTCGGATCAACTGTGAATGTACTATTGCCGTTGTTGATAGTTGCGCCAATAATCATTGATGCAATACAAAAGTCTGCATTTAAACCGTACCCTTCATACTTCACCCCGTTCAAGGTATAATTTTGCTTTCCAAGCGCAGCTCTAAGATGTTCCCAGTTATCATCGGTGAATGCCAATACGTTGTGTGTTAAAATAAATTGTTCTGGACTGTAATCGTCTAACACATCGTCATAGCTCCTGCATAAAAGCCCGTGTTTATCAAATATAGTTACTTCATCGTCTGCATTTTTAATTCTGTATAGACCAGAATCAAAACCTTCTTTTTGAATCTTTTCAAAAGTATCAGACGCAAGTTTTCCACTTTCTGCTTGGTTTGTTACAGCATTATAACTACTGGCTATAGACTGTGAACTTTTTAAGATGCTATTTATATCATTCATCCCATTTGCTGTCTTTGTAACATCTGAAAATGTAACATTTAGCTTGGTAATATCTGACGCAGACAATTCATAACCGATTAGCCTTAAGCGATAAATATCATTATCAACCCTCAGTCTAATCCAATTGCCTAGTTTAAATTTATCAACTATTGGTTGAAATTCTTTCATCGCCAATAGATTATATAGGGTAGAAGTAATACTATGCTGATATTCGCCAGACTTAACAATTTCTTTTTTTGCAACGCTTAAAAATTGTTCTGCTTTGTCAATCAGTTCTGTATTTGATAACCCGTCAGAAATGTAATTGTCATTAGAGTAGGTGTCTTCGCGTTTGTAAGAACAAAATTCAAGATATAAATCTGTTCCAAGATACCGTGGAAAATTTAGATTTTTTTGAATTTCTTTTACCTGAATTTCATAAGAATCTCGCTTTGTTATCCATTGGTTTATCGTTTCTTGCCTGGTATCAATTTCTGCTTGACAAGCTTGTAATTTATTATAGTATGGCACATATAAGGATGAATAAAGTTCAGATTTTTCATCGCCCTGTTGTGCTTCAACTAATATGTCCAAACAGGATTGAACTGCATCGTAAAACGAAATGAGGCGATTCAATGCATAGTAAGTTAAGGCTTGCTTAAACTGATCAAGATCTTTTATGGTAAGAACGTTGTAAATATACTCGTCAGCCTTGCTCGAATTTGCAATGCTTTTCTGAATTTTTTGATTAAGAAAGTCGTAGTAATTATCATAAACTTTAATGGTTAGATTTTGTGAATATGCAATATCATCTTCATCGGAATAATTTGTAACCTTGAACCTACCAGTCCATGTTCCATAACTGTTACCTTGTCCGTCATTTTTACCGCCATACACAAATTTCCCATTCTCGATTTCAATCTTTACATATCCATATTTTACATATACTTTTGCATAATTCTTAAGAGCTGAGTTTACGGTAGCAACAGAAGTTGTGCTTAAAACAGATGATAATCCTAATGGGCTTAAATTTGCACTAGTGAGTTTTGCGGCTTCGGTAGATGCAGTGATTGTAGCTTGCTCTATAGTTGGCATCATTGATGATGTATAATATAAGATCTTATCTATACAATCATATAAGTTCTCTATGATTGTCGAATAATCCTTTGTGCATGAAGCGTAAAACTTATCATACGAATCTAATCGATCAACCAACTCCTCAGACATATCATCTTTTTGTTCCTGTGGAATATAGTAAATATAAGAAGATCCATTCGGATTAATAGAAGCAATAGTGGCTGTCATTAAATCATCACCAGCTTTTAGCTTAAAACAGTTCTTTATACTATCTACGTCTGTTGAAAAATCAATTTCGTCACTTAAATTATCCTTGCTTACAGATACGGTTGTGTCTTCTCCATAATACGAAAGGTTTGTTGAGCCACATTTTGGGCATACATCTGTAAAGTCACCTCTGTACCCGCAATCACTACATGTTGTTTCAAGATCATACACTGATATGGAACGATCAGTAGAATCAAATTGAAATAAGCAGTGAAATTCGTCAGCACATTCGCCTGTGAGAAAATCATAGATACTTGTACCATCAATAGAGAAAGCTCTTTGAATGCTATATAATGATAAATCGACATGCTTTATTTTATAATGCGGTGCTTTTGAGAGGACACGATGTAGGAGAGAAGCAGATGGATCAGACGGATCATAGAATTTAGTAGGTTTATAATCGTCACGAGCAATGTCATCTTCTGTATTTATATATGTATCATATAATATAGTTTGTGACAGTTCTTCTTCACATAAAGAACGTCCAGACACACTTTTCGTTATTGTCATTGAATCTTTAACAGGACATTCTATTTGAAAATATTCATTGAGTTCTTTGACCCATATTAAACGTAGATCTGTTAATTTGTCCCAACAATTAGTTTTCTTACCATTTAATTCCTTGTATGCTGTAAATGAAATTTCGTCCGCAGAATTTAAATTCGTTTTAATATTTAGTGTATCCTTGTCATACAAAACTTCTCCATAGTGGATGTAGCTTCGGCTAGATAGAACTAAAGTATGAGACTTAAGAGAGCCATCTTTATTTAATAATGTACTCATACAATTATACCAACCTTTCTAATCGGAGAGTAATCAATACTAATTTTACATGGAAGAGATACAGTAAACTTATTTTGAGTGTTATCATATTCGTTATAAAATCGAATATAATTATAGTTAAAATCATTGAATAATTTTGCGTGTGACATATTAGTAGTGATAATCTCATTAACACAATCCAACGTTATAGTTTCATTAGTTTTACAGTTTTTTATTAGTACAGTATGATTTTCATCTGCATCATTTGTGATTTTTAAATCACCGCTTGCAGCACAAGTTATTTTAACGGTAGAAGGGTAATTAAATCCCATCTCGTCTGATGTATCCGAAAAATAGAAAAATCCATCAGTATTTTCGATAGTGTATTCCATTGTCCCTGTTTCTCCATATCCATAGGGAGCATTAGAAGTAAATGCCAATGTAATGCCAACGATATTAGTGCCAACACTAATTGGAGTTAGATTAAAACTGCCGAGAAAATACAGGTCATCAAATTCCCCATTCTCGTAAACTGGTTTAAATTTTTTATACTGTCGTTTGTTCAGCCATCTTGATAACTGTCTAAGTTCTATATCTGTTATGCCGAAATTTTCAAATTTACACGGGTTCTTACATACATCAAATGTTGCGGTACACACATTTTCATATTCAGAAGACACCAATCTGTTAATACCAGTACATCCGGTTTTTGCAGTGTTAAATTTAAGTGTACTGCCAAAATCTATTGTTTCATCGCTGTTAATAACACAAGGCATAAAACCATAATCAGACAATTTTTCTCCATCATAACCAAAATCTTTCAAAACCATATAAATTCCTTTCCGCATATGGTCTTATACCCATACACTATTTAACCTTTCTTATATCGCGCAAAACTTTATTACACGAATTTTCAACATTCTTATCATATTCACTTTTTAATAATTTAATTTCTTTTACCAAATCGTGGTATTCATCTTTATATTTTTTTAGATCTTCAACAACACCAAGATATTCCTTATATGCCACCTCCATTTTTGCGACACATTCTCGTTGTTTATTTAAATCTTCTGTTAATCTTTTATTTTCCTCAACTAACAGTACGTTTTCTTTATTTACTCGCTTTAGAGCCGATTCTAAAACTTTTTCTCTTGTCTTCATTTTATCTCCATACAAAAAAGAGCAAGACAGTAGTAACCATCTTGCTCGTTAAACTAATATTTGTTAATTCTTAAACTGTTTTTGCCAAGTAACGCATTTGATGTTAAATCTTTTAAAACAGACTGTACCTTCCCATTCTGCTGAACGCTTTCTACTAGCTGTTTCGTGAACTTCTCAGGGTCATTTACTCCGTTCATCTGAATGTTATCAATGCCAATGTTTATATTGCTCTGAGTAGCATTTTGCGCCACGTTCTTACTAAAATCAGGAATTTTTATACTATCTGAAAGATCCATCAATTTAGGAAGTGAAGCCGTCCACTGTTCCCACATCTCATTCTGAACAGGAGTGAGAATACGTTCCCCTTCCTTAACAGCAACCATTGTATCTTCGCCCATAGACTGAGCTAAATCATCAAAAGGTGATTTTGTCCTTACGGAAACATTACCACCATTTGCGTAACGAGTAGCAATATTCCAACCATGATTAAGAAGAGAACCACCACTATTAGATGTCATTGTACGATGCGGCTTCTTAATTGTTCCACCCGTTTTGCCAGGTTTCAATGAATTGCTAGAACCACTGCTTCCGCTAGATCCACTAGAACCGCCACTATGATTAGAAGAATTGTTGTTTGCAGCAATAGTAGCAAGTGTAAGCTGAGACTGTAACGATGCGATTGTGCTAGAATAAACAGATGCTGCCTGTAAAGACGCAGTTACAATATTGTTCGCGGCAGTATTGATACTATTTATAATATTCACCGCATTTGAGTCGGAATAACTTATCATTGCATTGATTCTGTCGGTAACACCGTTAATAGACATATTGGTTGTCGTAAGTAAGCCAGTGAAATTTTCATTATAAAACGCAACCATATCATACATACCATTATTGGTGTCCAGAATAGTTTGCAAATCACTGGAAATATTGTAACCTACTTGGTTGGCAACATCAATTATTGTTCCCTGGATCTCAACTGAATTTGCATTGCTTTGGTTTATAACATCCTGCACCAAAGCATCTATGTCGTCAAGACGACTATTTAACATGGTTTCATATTCACTGTATAAATCGTCCAACATAGCAGTTTGATCCGATTTCCACTTTTCATACTCGGTCTGCTGTAAATCTTTCTGAGCTTTTTCAAGTTCGGTTTGTATTTTTTGTCTATTTGCGATACCTTCTTCTGAATTATCTCCCTGATAAGCCTGTAACTGCTTCTGATAGCTTGCGATTGTATCAGTCTTTTCACTGATTGTATTTTCATATTCGTACAGATCGCTGGTTGCGTCTAATAATTCTTTTCGCTTATCAATTAGCTTCTGTAAAGCTTCCAACTGAGCATCATATGCATCAGAGATGAGGTCTTTAATGGCATTCTTTTCGGACTCGGCATTTTTGATCGCTTCGCGCTGTGCATCATATAATTCTTGTCTACGATCTAGCAAATCCTTATCATTTGGATTAACAGCAATAGCCTTGTTTAGTTCATCAATAGCTTTTGCGTATTCATCCGCCTGGTTCATATATGTATTATATTCAATAGCATACAACGCCCCTAGAGACTCACCGTAGTTGTTTAAATGACCGGAATCATCAAACAATTTCTTATTATCCAATAGATCAGCTAAAAACTCTGTTTCAGATATAATATCACTAATGCAGTCACGTAAATAATCAAAATTATCCCATCTAAGTTTCAGAAGGGATTTCTCATAATCAACCAACGCGGAATTTGCATCTACGAGTGCTTCTTCAACATCATTTATCTGACCTACCATTTCATACCAATCGTCAGAATACACCTCGATACCACCTGTACTAAGGGAGTCCTGTAATTGATTGAATAACGAATTGTATTCATTCTGAAGCTTGTCCACATTTGCTTGCTCGTTCTGGATTAAGGTTGTATAGAAATGCTCAGATACAATTTCACCTTTCTTTTCTGTCTGGTCAATATATTTATCTAACATAGATGATTTGTGCTCAATGAGATCTAACTCATTTTCAAACTTCTTTGCTAGATTATCAAACTTGGTTTTTGCAAGTTCGGCAAGATTATCTCTCAAATCCTGAACGGCATCCGAAGCGGCAAGAGTCTTCTCATAATATTCTTTGTATGTCTGAATTTGCTCTTTAAGTGTGTCATCTGTGACATCTTCAATAGACATACCGCCATTTTGAACAAGATTTTTATAGTAATCTGATAACCCTACAGAGTTTGCCTTGTCCATATATGCCTGATATGCAGATTGTTGAACGGATATTTCCTGTGTAACTGCTGACATTTCAGATGAGAGAGCAGAGTTGCGCGTAGACCATGATTTATAAGTTGCAGATACAATTTTGCCAAGATTTGTTACTGCGCGTTGTATACGACTTATTGCCGTTTCGACCCAGTTGAATGTTTCTTTTGTTTCTTTAGAGTCTTTAGAAGAATTGCCAGATGATTTATTAGCTTTGTCTATTGCTGATTTAGTGGATGTACCACCAGAATAACTTACTTGTGGTTTTACATTGGCTGTAGATATGTTCTTCATTTGACCTTGCAGATTTTCAACTATTCTACCAGCCGCTGTAATCTGTGATTGCGTAGCTTTTCCTGACGCAGCGAGAGAAGCAACATTATTAACAGCATTTATCATTTTTAATAAATATGTTAATTTATCACCTGTAACGCCCGCCATAGAAATTAGCGATTGTAAATTTGCCAATGAAGCTTGTGTCTTTATAGGATTATTGGAAACGTCTATTTGCTTTAAACATAATTGAGCAACGTCTGCCGCCGTAAGTCCTAACTGATTTGCATAAGCAACCAGAGAATTTATATCTGCATCAGTAGCAGATGCGAAGTCTAAAGTAGCCGCTCTTGCTTCTAATAGATTGTTTGCAATTTGCGCTGTAACAACTTCTTCAGCATTGGCAATACCCATTTGCTCAAGCATGGCAATAGTAGATGCTTTCGTGTCTTCTGTAACATTTTTTAATGCATCAGAATTATAAATATACGCCGTTGCAAGATTATCGAACGCAGACTGACAAGCAGATAAATCAGACGGGTTGTTGCTGATGGTCTTAATAAAGTCATCATAAGCATTTTTATATTCTTCAGTAACATTTGTCATGTTACCAAACGCTTCTTTGAATCCGTCATTATTGAGGATGGATGACCAATCAAAATCTTCTTTGTTGTAGACATCTGCATAAATTTTATCAAGCTGGTCTAAACCTGTTGAGAGGGCTTGCACTTGTGCGAGAATGTCGGTAGAAGAAATCGATGTTTCATTGGAATTTTCATTTTGTTTATCTTTAACAGTCTGTAGTGCTGCTGCATAATCATCTGCTGATAAACTAGCACCATTTAACTTCTTTTTCTGTTCTTCTAGTGCGTTTTCAAAATCCTTCGAATTAGCCAATTTAGCTTCTTCTTCAGTGAGAGATTCTACCCACTTTGTAGCTTCATCAGCATCTACACCGTCCATAGCATCTGTTAAAGCGGAAGTAACACCTGCTGTTGGGGTAGATTTACTTGGAAGCAGTTTATTTAATAAATCAGATTTTGGCTGAGATTGGAGTAAACCTAACTGAACCAATTTATCAATTAACTGGTCAAGAGTCAATCCATAATCGTCAGCGTATTGTTTAAGCTGTAAATATGCGTCTTTCTGTTCGTCTGTGGCAACTTTAGGATTATAATTTTTAATGTCCTCTACAGTATCAAACTTATTTACCGCATCTTGAACACCTTTTTCAAAGTCATCACTATCGTCATCAACAGCAGCTTTGAATTTGACCTCAAATTCCCAACCGCCAACAACTTTTTGCAAATCGGGATACATATTATTGAAATAATCAATAACACTTTGGTCGTCTAATCCTTCGGTAGCACTTTGTACGATTTCCGCATAATTTTGTTTTGCTTTTTCGATAGATTCTTCATCACCTGAAGCAAATGCGTCTTGATATTTCTCATATGCTTTGTTTATTTTGTCAAAAGATTTTTCGAAATCTTCTGAATTAAAAATCTTGTCATACAAAACGTGTTGAGAGTACAATTCTTGATATTCATCTAATTTTGACTTGGCTTCATCTGCTTGATTACCCAAATCATTCAAGAAAGTATCATCTATACCCATGCCTTTTGCAAGAGTTTGAATATTTAATAATTGCTTATAAATGGTATCTAAATCACCAGATAATGTGATTGCATCATCTCTTTCAGTACGAGTAATATCAGCACCGAAATCTTCTTTAAGCTTCTTAGAAAATTCTTCATAAGTATCATCTCCATACATAGGAATCATATGGAATGTTACTTCGGTATCTTCCATCTCATCAATCATTCGTTGGAAATTATTACCGTGTCCAATATTCGCAAAGGCATCAGCAACTTTTTCAGTCCAACCCTTACCCCTATCCGAATTAAATGCATTTACAGTTTCCTGCCATTTATCTTGAGTAAGCGCATCTAATGAATCTGTTTGACCATTGATTGCATCTGTAACGAGTTTTACAGCATCGGCTTCATCTCCGAATTTATCAATCATCTCGTCCTGAATTTTTAATAACTCTTGACGAGCATTATAAGTATCTTCATAAGAAGAAGTATCATCATTGATAGTCTGATACAATTCTTCAATTTTTGTTTTGTAATCTGAAATATCAGATTTTGTCGAAGCAAATTCAGAACCCATCTGTGCGGCAGATTCTGCTAATCGATCAGAAGCAGTAGCACATTTATATATAATGCCAACCGCACTCGTTAAAGCATATATCAATAGCATATTACCTGCCATTGCAAGTGCTTTCATACCTAATTCGGCAGCCTTAGAAGATTTTGTTAATCCATCAAGAGCTACTTTGTTTCCGTTTGCGGCAGCAACAACATTTTGAGCTTCCTTTGAAGTATTTAGCATTGTACGGTTAAATGCTGTTTGCGATGTCACACATTTATCAATTTGCTTATTATACGCCTTAATTGCATCCACATCTGATGTTGACAACACTTCCGACAAGCTAAAGGTTTGTTTTTTAAATAAATCACCGTTAAATAAACCACTGATAAAATTGTTTGGTTGAATCCCAGTTTTTCCAGAGGTGTTTGTCATTGTCTTGAATATCATACTATGTTATAATTTATATGTATTTTTATCATGTTTGAAGTAATAAAAATAATATTTAGGGGGGGATTCCTTATGAAAAAGAATTTTGATATTCTGAAAAAACAAATAAGATTCTATATTTTTATGATTTTATTAGTAGCTACAATATGTGGTTTTATTTTTAAAGGGGTGTATGCAGTTCAATATAATAAAACTCTTCATAATATGCAAAATGAGCCAAAATATACTTCGCAACTTCATATTTACGAATATCAAGTGGAAGAGGAAATAATGAAAGAAAAAGGTGTAATGTTTTTGGACATCACAAAAAATATTGCTTATATATTGATTACCCTTGGTGGATTGCTTACTGTAATTTCTGGAATATTTTGTGTTAAAACTTTAGTCAATGGTAGCCAGTCAAAAGAATACTATATTGATACATCAAATACTAACAAATCAGTTGAATGTCCATATTGTCATTCAATAAACACATCTAAAATTGGTACAGTAAGTCGTATAACTTCGACTGCTATGTTCGGATTAGCAAGTAAGAAAATAGGAAAGCAATGGCATTGCAATAATTGTAATTCAGATTTTTAAAGGAGAGTATATCAAATGAAAAATACACAGAATATTGCATCACTCATAGCTCAACTTGAATACGAAGTTGGAAGAGAATGCTATAATCCAAATTCATATGACGGATATACAGGAATCGAAGGTCTTGGATATAGATATCCTGTAAAAGTATATCAGAACGAAAATATGAGTACATATCGTTATAAAGTATCCGAAATTTCTCCATCGGAAGTTCATACTATGAAGTATGTATTCGGATCTAATCATTTATTCATTGGTAAGGGAATATATAATATACTCAATGAACTTGAAAAGAGGTATGGATTAGATTTTAATAAGATGGAAGAGGAATTGAGTAAAGATAAATAAGAATTTACGTTCCGACTATTAAATAGGATAGAAGAGTAAGGTTGTTTTTAATCTTCAATATCAATACTGTTGATTTTTGATAGCATATAGTCAACGGTCTCATTCATTGGTACATCATATTTTTTATTAGTTTCAATAGCACACTTGTATATGATTCCGCAAATCAGATCTGCATAATTATCAAGTGTTCCAAAACAAAACTGTTTTATCTTTTTCTTTTTATTTATTGTTGAAAATATAAAATTCATTAACAGTATAATCTCCTTTCTGCGATATTTAGATAACAAAAAAGACCTGCAATCCAACAGATCTTTTTCTATGTGTGAAAACATATGTTCAGACTACAATGATTTCCAATTTCGTGCTACATTAAATAAGAACTGTATATATACAGATGCAACTCATTAACTATACACCAAATGGCTTAGAACCATAGAAAGCGAAGGTGTATTCATATCAGAAGTTTATACAATTCTGGACGTTCTGTCCCATATAACTTCCCAAGACGATCACTCAATAATCAGAAGGGAGGTGAGATATGGAACAGATTTTTACTATTTTGCTTTCGTGCTTTTGCACGATCGCAATTGCCTTTGCGTTTACATCGCTTACAATAATTGCAATATTATTAACTTGTAATGTTGTAAGAAGTGTAAAGTATTTTGAACTACATGCCGGCAAACATCTCTGGTTCAAAATTAAACGCAAATAACTTACATAATTATTTCAACTTCTGCTAGAAAATTTGAGTGTTTAGTGTAACACGGTGCACAATGGTATGGGGATGACATATGTTGTCCTCATATTTATATATTCTCTCTTTAAAGATAATATGTTGTTGGTTGCTGCTTTTGGTATTTTTAACAAGAAAATTAACAAGACTTTCAAGTGTGGCAATTGTGGATATACATGGTAAGGAATAGAAGAGTATTATAATAAAAGACACCCTTACTGGGTGTCTTTGTTAGATTGATTTAACACCTCTGATTTTTTCAATAAGAAATGCTGTAAACGATTATAAACAATCTTTTTTATTTTTTTTGAAAATCCGAAAATAATAGATGGTAATGGTATATATGTTATAACAGTACCAATGTTATTAATCAAGCTATCTATTATTTTTTCCCCTAACATAAACGACATAACACAATTATATCCTGTTATAAGAATTGCGTATATTATAAAAATAAACGAAATTATTCGTATTATCCACATAAAACCATTAGAAATGTAAAAAGCTTTTGAATTGATTTTGTCGTATTCTATTTTTCGCAGTCGTTCAATTTCAGAAAAATAATTATTTCTTTCCTCTGTAACTCTGTCTACTTTTTGAGACATGTCAGAATCCCTTTTTAATAATTGCTGTTCACGCTTATCTAATTCTTGCTTTTGATAAACATTTTCTTTATTCTTTTCTTCAAGCTCTTTTCTTAAACTATCAATTTCTCCGTTAATTTCGTTAATAACCTTTTGACTTTGTTCTTCATAAATGCTTTCATATTCTTCATCTATAATCTTTTTACGTATTTGTGGAGCAAGTTCTTTTCTAATTTCATTTTTAACATGATTACTTAGATTATCAATTATATCTGGCGAAACGTTGTTTGCGTCATTTTTAACCACTTCTGATATACCAGATAATAGATACTCGCTGTATCTTAAAGTAAGAGCCATTTCTTTTACAGTTTTATCATTACTCTGTACTTTTTCATTTATTACATTTATAACTTTATTTAAAATACGTTTATCTGGTACAATAGCAGCGTAAGCATTTTCCAATAATGTTAAAGATGGCAAATTTGGTTTGTCATTATGATTGTACAACCAAAGTAATGTTGTCAGATCAATATCAGATATTGCTAAACCAAAATCTGTATGTTTTAACTTTTCTCGATTTAATAATCTATCTGCAACTTTAACAAGGTCAAAATTTGATGAAACGAATACATAAATATTTTTTTTATTTGTTTTCCTTAAATATGACATAGCATGAAGTGTTTCGAAATCATTACTAAATCCAATATCTTCTCTTTTATTCTGATATTCTACACTTTTTAATATATCATCTTCTAAAGCCGTACAATCAATATGCCAGTTTTGACTTGATACCATATTGTCATATTCTTGAGTAGATAATATGGTTACTTCTTTATCTTCAAGTTTATTTTTAAGACTTAAATTATATACTCTTATTTGTGTATCAGACATTTTACTATCTCTAAATTTTGCGAGATCTAAATATATTCTTGAGTCATAATCAAGAACATATTTGTCTATAATACCTTTTAATTCATCTACGTAATATTCATATGTGCATAGATGACCATCATTTCTTTTTATTAGTTCTAATAATTCAGCCATTGAATCTGCATCCACTGTGTAATTCAATCCCAAAACATCGATTAATATTCGTGTGTCTAACACGAAATATACATTACTAAGTTTTCTGCTTGGAGTTGCTTCTATTTCTCCATTCATAAAATAGTAAATTGCATTTTGTGCGAAATAACCCTCCTGCAACATTAAAAGCTTGTTATAACAATTTTCTTGATGATTATGTTTCTTATTATGTTCATCAATAATAAATTTTGCAACATAATACATATCAGAAGCAACATGTTCATTTATTATGATATTGTTTGTTGCATTAATGTCATTGTAAATTTCAAAATTATATTTATTTAAAAAGTCAACAAAAATTATCTGTCCCTTATTATAATCAATCTTTTTTATGACATGTTCATTATTATAATAGCTTACAAACTCTGATATTATAGACTTTACAACATCTGTCATGTTTGACTTTATTTGTTTAAATTTCTTTATATCTGGTATTTTTAATAAAGTATACTGCTTGTTTTTATTTCGATATGTATATTTTAAAATTCCACCATTTTTATCTTTGTAAAGCTTATACAAAATTTTTTCAACTACTTTATCTTTTAAACCTAATCCGTATTCGGAATTTGTCTTTTCTTTAATGATATTTACAGACAAATTATCTCCTACAGAATATTTTAAATCATATATTGTTGCTTCAATAAATGGCATAAGCATTTTTGTGTAATCCATATTTTTTTCATCTATGTATACGGTAAGCATAGCATTTGTTATTAAAGCATTTTTATTTTCCATATCCAATATTAAACCGCCTCTCATAACAATAATCTCCTTTCATTTTATCAAAAATTTCAAATTACGACAATAAGAACTTATGTTTGTAAAAATAATTTCAATAATACTGTGCTGATCCAAAATTATTTAATACAAACAAATTTACTGTTATATACTTATTCTCTTTATTTTAATAGTAGTTTATGGTAAATTATGTAAAAGAGTGTACAAAGCATTTCAATATTTATAGAAGAGGTTTACAAAAAGATGAGAATAGTTAATACAAAAGAATTAAAAAAGAATGCAGAAAAATTATTATCAAATGTGATCAATAATGATGAATTCTTTGAGATAGAAACTAAAGATGGTATAGCGGTAGTAATCAACGAACGGGAATGGAAAATTTTAATTGATTCATTAGGTGAGAAATAAAAGAAGAGTAGCCAAACACGACTACTCTTAAATAGCATAATTACTGAAGCTGTCTTACAATATCTCTCCAATAATCGAAGTATCCCTTAACATAGTAATTTATGCATCAATACATCTTTTCCTTTCTAAGAATAAATCATATAATTCTATATCTACATCAGGATTTTGTTCAATAAATTTGTCGAATGTTTTAAGTATTTTATTGTTAATACTTTTTAATTTTTCTTTATTTGTGTTTTTTAATAATATTTCATTATCGGTATCTGTTAAGTCATTTTCAAATCTAAAAATATAACCTTTTATATCTTGGACTTTTCTATTACAACATGTGGATATTACTGATCTTGAAAAGTATTGTCCAAATAATTCTTTTGATTTTTTAGATAATTCAGCCCCTGATTTGAATTTTATTCCATTATTAAGACAAATAATAGATTTAATATTTTCTGGGATATCTCCCTTGTGAAATACTGCACGTTTTCTTTCTTGTTCTGCATTGTACAAACATATTTCAGCGTTAGCACCACAATTTAGCCAACGTCTAATAGTTGTTTCACCCAATTTTAGTATTTTTGATATATCTGAAGTAGTGTATTCAGGATGATCATTTTTTAGTTTCATAGCTTCTGCATGATAATTTCTCAAGGAATTTTTTTCACATTTCGACCATGAAATATTTTTTAGGTCAAAAATACTATCAAAATTGTTTATTATAGATTGTTTAATGCTAAATTCATCAGATATTCGTACAACAATATATCCATTCTGTTTTGCACATTTATCTTTTTCCATATCAATAAAAATAGACTCTTCTTTTGTTTGTCCACTCATTGAATTATTTGTTCTATGAAAACCACCATCGGTTTCTATAATAAGTTTTTTGCTTTCAATTACAAAATCAAAGATGCCATAACATTGTTTATTTTTATATATATTAAAATATGTACACCAATCAAATTTAACTTCAGTATCATAAAAATCAATCTGTTTTTCAATTATTAATTGATCCAATAAACTTCTCATATATTTTGACAACCTTGATAAAGAATCTGAGCAAGAACATAGAAATCCGTTATTTGAATATATATCTGAAATAGAATATTTTTTCTTAGAAACTTTATGACAATATGGGCATATAGGATATACTTTATGGCTTGAACATTTAGTATATTTTTTGGTTATTTCTTTATCGTCATTTTGAAAATATTGAATCATCCAAGGAACAGTTGTTGCTATATCATTTATTCCTGGCACAACAATTTTAGAAGCACAACAAGGACACCCACAACCTTGTTTTAAGATCTTTTCAGCTATCCATCCATTATCCCAACCACATATATTACATGAAATATCATACCCATAAACCAATTCTGTTTTTCCATCTTTTCTATTAACTCGCTTATTTTTATAACCAATTATTTTTAAATCTCTATTATTATCTTTAATAGTATCATTAATATTATATAAATACTTATGTTGCTTTTTGTAATTAATTAATCTTGCAATTCTCCCTTTTAACAAATCATTACTTGTTAAACTTTTGATATTGTCATTATATTGCAAAACTATATTATATTTTCCATTAGTATTGTAATCTACTATTTTAATAAGCCCTTCTATTTCTTCATATATAAAGTGCAAATCCTGCCCTATGCTTTTATTCCACAATATTTGTCCACTTTTTCTTTTAGGTAAATTATCAAAAAATACTTTCCTCATATAATTCCTCACTTTCAATTAAAAATTTGCAATAAAAAAGAGCAGTCATTTTTTTGACCACTCTGACGTTAATGTATTTAATTTTTCATCTTTAATATAAACCCAAAACATTTTATGTGTTTCAGGATGCAGTCCTACTAGCTCGTATCTAATTCCATGAGATGTTAAAAAATCTCGAAGTGGAATAGAGTAGCATGGAAATAATTTTGATTGTTTCATTCCTTTTAATCCTTAATTATGTGCACAATAAAAGAGCCAACTACAAAGTAATTGGCTCTTATGACATATATACAATTTTATATTCCTTATAAAGTTTTTAAAATTTCTCTCCAATAATCCAATCTAAATCTTACTGATTCAGAAGAATTAGTTCCATTCATAAGTTTATCCTTATATTCAGTATTGTTATCATAAGTTGATAAAAACTCGCTCACTTTCAAAGCAAATTTCTCAAAACTCTTCTTATCCTTACAAATTCTATATGCTGCAAAGCATAATACAGAAATACTCGTCTTAGGAATTTTTATATCTTCCTCAAGAGATTCATCCAATTTATTAATCGCAGTTTTAATAAGTTCAATCTTTTCAGGTTCAACTTGATTATTATAGAACTCGATAAAATTCTCTTTGTCTTTACCTCTAAATGAAGCAAAATCATTATCTTTATTAGTAGAGCAGAGCATCAGTGTTTCAAGTGCGATACTCTGATCGACTGAACTCTTCAACTGAGCAGATGTCAATCTCTTTTCAAAAAATGGAAGAGAAATAATATCAAAGATAGCATTGCTGAGTTCATCCGACATATCAGGTGTAAGCTTCTGTGATGTATTCAACGGTTTCCCTGAATTGAGCCTTCGGAACATTTCTCTGACATCTTTATCTGTATATTCAGTGATTTCATATACTGTGATAGCAGAACTATCTAACTCGTCCTTTACGACTTGGTCAAGTTTGCTAAATTTCAATCCTGCAATATTATATTCAGTTCCTTCAATTATAACTGGTTCTGCCTTTTTAGATATGGCAAACTCATCATTATAGAATCCTTTCAACGTGCTTAATCGCTGTACACCATCAATTACGTATTGTACATCATCTTCAGAAATAGTATAAACTGGTGGTACAATATATCCTCTTAAAAGAGAGTCAATAAGCAATGATTTGTTTGAGTTAGACCAAACAGATTCTCTTCTCTGTAACTTATGCTTCAATACGATTTTCTCTCGTTTCATTTTGCCTATTAAAGGTTTTACTGGGCTATTTTCTCTCGATACTTTCATTATGTTACCTCCTTCAAAAAAATCAAAATTTTTGATATTTTGAAAGTAACACAAATGGTAAACTTTGTAAATAGTTTATACGGAAATCGAATATTTTTCGTATTTCATAATTCGACAGAAACTGATGTTTTTGTAGTTGCGTCAATAGAAAAATGTGATATAATATTAGATGGACGTACTTCACTAAGCGCCTCTAGCTTTTTTAACAAAGCTATAAAAGGTGCAAAGGAGGTAAAGTCTATGTTACAAGTTGATATTAACAGCTTGACAGAACTAATAAAAATAGTTGTAGTTCTTGTTCTTGTTGTTAAATTGTAACTAAATGGAGAGTGGAGAAATCTGCTCTCTATTTTATTGTTCTCTGTTTTACTCGATAGGAAATCGAGATTTGCTTGGAATATATGTTCTCTCTACCAGAATATTCCAATATGATATATAATACACTTACAGCGTTATTGAAGTGTGGTCACTTCCATTTTTTAAACGGTGATCCTCAAACAGTCACCAACCTATAGTATGACATTCAAAAACAATGACAACAATAGGAGGTGGCTATCATGGATGTAATTAAATATGCTGTTGAGTGTGACTCTTTATATAATGTAGTCGCTTTCTTTATGATATGTACTCTGCTTGGATTCGTGGCATGGCTTTTATATAAAGCTGTGTTAGCTCTCTGTGGGCTAATCCGATACATAGTAAATAAAGTTACAAAATATAAAGATGTACATGCAAAAGCTCGGTGCAAAGATGCTTCACTAGAAGTTGATTTACACGAGCGAAATGAAGTAGGGACTGAGTAGAGCAGTTCCTATTTTATTATTCTCTTTTTTGTTCCATCTTATCTACCAAGGAACAGTTGGTTCAAACAACAGAAGATAAGTTTCTGCATTTTGCAATCCATCACAGATTGTCCTGTTATGTCAGGTAGTACCGAGCGCATATTCACCAAGCATCGTTGCATATAACTTGATGTGGAAGTTGTCGCTACTGTGAGGGCTTATCTCAGAGAGATCTATCCCATCGGATTCCTTGAACGTCACGCTTTTACGAACCTAATTATGTCACCATAATAGGAGAGTGGTGATACGTCTGCATTACCAGACCGTTGTACGCAGTTCCCGATTATTGTTCCAATTATTTATTTATCACCGTGTATCTCACGGATAACATACTTTAAACCTCTGTATTCAGAGTAAATTATGTATGTTGTCGGCATATTCAAAAACTGAGGGAATACATTTTATCCCTACCGACATTTTTAAATGATAGTGCTGCTCCAATTCCTGTGAGAATAGTTGGTAACAATCCAACTGTATCTACAAAATCAGTAGCACCTTTAAGCAGAGTGGACAATAAATCAATACCATTCTTAATAGTTTCGGAGTCGATCACCTTAAACCAGAACTCCTGAGCACGATTCTCCAACTGTGCCATTTTACCATCAATACTATCAAGATAAGAATTTAATTCTTTTTCTGCTGATCCCAATGCTTCTTCTGAAGATTTCTTAACAGCTTCAAGCTGTGTCGGATCTTGCAGTATCGCTGAAGCAATATTCGAGCGATTTTTTCCTGCTAATTCTTCAATTAAAGCTGTGGCATGATTTGTTCCCAGTTTTTTATCTTGTTCCTGAATCTCTTTATAGACCTTGGCTATACCGAGGAGGATTTGATATGTATTTTTATAATTTCCATTACTATCAAGAATATCAAAACCTTGATAATTGTTAGAAGCTACGGCAGTATAATCTTTGATTATCTGTTGTTTTTTTGAATTTGTTGCCTTTACGAAAGCGTCTACTTCCTCATTCATTGCAGAAAGCTCTTCTTCGGCTTCTTCTGTACCAACCAATCTAAGAGAAATCGTGCGTAAACCCGCTGAAACACTATCTGCGTCCTGAATCGTTGCATTCGCTGTGGTGACTAAACTTGCAGCCTCATCAATCGTATTCCCCATAAGTGAGAGAGTAGCCGCTGATTTTTGAAGGGCAGTGGCTAATTCATCTGTTGATATTGCATAATTATTACCTACTTCATTAAGCTTATCAACGATAGTCATTTTATCTAAGTCTTTATACGCTTGTCCCATAGCAACAAGTGACTTAGTTGCATCTTCAATATTATCAAATTCAGATACATTCAGGAGTACATTTGCTGTTTTCGCACTTTCGGCAGCTTCATCAAGCGACTCACCCAATCGCATATAGTCGGCAGTGCTTGTCTGTATTTGTTTGGCTGTTGTGCCTACTGCATCTGCTACATCAAATGTTGTATTCTGATAATTTTTTAAACTTTGCAAAGATTCATCCGATACTTTTCGCATTTCTGTGAGAGCGGTATTAAGTTCTCTTACAACACTTAAACCTTCTTTGCCAAGATTAATAACATCATAAAATCCAAACATACCTGCCATCTGAGCGGCTAATTGATGGAATCCACTATTCTTTAATGTATCAAAGAAACTTCTGCCAGCACGACCAGCTTCAACTTCAGCATTGTAAATCTTCATAATCTCACCATGAATTCTATCCAAACTCATGCTAGGATTACCACTTTCAATTTCCGCATAGTAAGCCCTGATTTTAGCTTTTGCATCAGAAGACATCTTACTGTTCTCAGCTAAAAGCTTATGAATCTTGTCTAATTCTTTCTGCCCTGAAACAAAGTTATAACCTTTTTCGGAAGCCGACATATTAGTGACAGTAGCAATAGTTTCTTTGATTTTCTTTTCGTATTTGTCTAAGTTCTGAATATCCTCATCACTAGCGATACCATTTTGATTAGTCTTTATATTGTCAAGAAGAGTTGCGTACTGTTTGACGGCATCATGTACAGCTTGCACATTTTCCAAATATGTTTTACTTGTCCAACCACCATCATTAAATCTGTCAATAGTGGCTTGATATTTATCAACCTTACCATTGTAAGAATCTAACCGTTTATCATACTTATTGAGGTTTGCATTGGCATTCTGTTCTTTAGCCCGTGTATTTTCCTTAATTTTCTGAGTATTCTGCTCTAATATATTATTCTCTTCTTTGATGGAATTAGTAGCAGACTCTACAGATGCAGAAACATCCTTATCAGGAAATGCGTCTTTCATGCGGTCTTCAACAATAGCAGTAGCACGTTCCCTTGCTGCATTGGCGAGTTTATATTCTGCATCAAGATTTGATTCAATTTCCTGTTTTCTATCCTTTAATAAAGATTGCTCTTTACTTAACTCCTCAATACGTTCTTGATACTCGACCTTATTCTTATTGGCTGTTTCAGCAATTTCTTCATCTGACATATGAAGGTCAAATTCAACCATTTCTTTTGCAAATCGTTTAGCATCTTCATCAGCTGTTTTAATAGCAAATTTGCAATTGTTTATAATGCTTTCGTTTTCAGTTAATTTCTGATTTACAGAATCTAATTCACTCTCATATGAATTCAGATTTGTAGAATCAAAAATCTTATTAAATTCTGTCTCAACTTCTTTGGCTTTTGCTTGCTGATCTAAAATACCTTGAATTCTCGTATCTTCAGATTTGTCAAATACTTGACCTTTTTCATAATTGATTTTCTCAAGCATTTGACCTTGTTTCTGTAATTCGTCAGTAATATTAGCCTGTAATACCGACTCTTCTTTTAAATCATAAATTACAGTACCATATCTAGTGTCTGCATATTTTGTTCCTCTTGTATCTACACCACCATAACCAAGTGATTTCATAAACTGCGTAGAAACAGAATCTCCTCTATCAGACATGTTGGAACTTTGCATATAGGCTTTTAACTGAGAAAGCTTTGCATCAAATTCCTGCATATCCATAGTTGTTTCACCAAATACTTTTTGGAACTGTGAGAATAATTCAGAAACCTCAAAAGAATCACTGCCTTGAGTAAATTTCGTAAGATTTTTTAAGAATGTATGGAGAGCATCGGCTACTTCGTCACTTGTTGCTTTAAACAAGTTATCATACTTAGAAATATCAATACTTGTGTATGGGAGAGAAGAATAACTGCTATCATTGTCTAATTCATGCTTTGTATTACTGTCTACAAAATAATGACCTGTACCAAAATACCCAGTGCCTCTATCACTTCCATAAAAACGACCATTTGTTTCAGCTTTATTCAGTTTTGAAATCACACCAGCGTGATACATAACTGTTTCAGTAGTTGCTTTGTATACTTCCTGTTTCTTTTTCTCATTAGCAACAATTTGGTCGGTGATACTATCTGATACTTTTACCTGTGAAGAAATATCCGATGAAATATTCGTTTTCTGTCCATTGACTTTTTCCTGCACTTTAGCAACATCTTCAAGAGCAGAAGCAGCTTTCTTGCTCTCATTAGTTATATTCTCCACTTGTTTGACAGCACCACTCGTATTGCCACCCATATTACTCATGTTTTTATTAACATTGAGAATATTCTGACTCAGTTCAGCAAGTGACTTATCAATGTTTTGAATAGAAGAGAGTAGTGTCTTCGTACCAGAATCATCTACTTTACCAAAAGCTTTACTTAAACTCTGTACTTCTGATACAATACTTGATAACTCTTTTGATAAATTCTCAAACTGTTTAAAATCACCTGTTCCTTTACCAAGAGAGTCAAGCATTTTATCAAGTTTTTGAATAGCACTTTCTAATGTCTTTGTGTCTATATCTAATTTTACTTTTCTGTCTTCATTGGCAAACTTGTCGATCTTTTCATCTGCGTCAATGAGCTGTTTTTGTAAATCCTTTATATCTAATTCAATTTTGGCTTTCCAATTCGCCATTCCAGACATATATTAATTCCCTCCTATCTAAATAATTCTTTTGCTTTTCTATCAATAATTTTCTGTACATGACCTCCAAATCCATTTTGAAAATCTTTGTCTACAATCTCAAATGGAGGTATACTTTGGTGCATCATCCAACGACCATGACCATGTTCTCCATTCATAAACATATAATCAAACGCTGTCGCAATATTTAACGGTTGTCCTAACCAACCAGGATATGTATCCATCAAAAAGCAATCTGCCTGTAAATTTAAAATATTCCCACTTACAGTTGTTCTTGCTGACTGATATACGTTCATAAAATTGTTTGTTCTTTCATAAGTCATTGGAGAATAATCGTTATACCAATCAATTAACGAATTATGAACAGACTCTTTGAATAACTGATTGATTTCAGGTGCAACTTCTTTTGCTAACTGTTTTTCTTTTTTCTTAACATCTGCCATAATCATTGATACTAAATCACCTTTTGCCATTTCATCACCTCCAAAAATTTCACTATTTTTACACTAAAGCAGGAGAGCAGTATTACCACTCTCCATAAGAAAAACCCTATACGCTGTGACACGCATAGAGCCTAATATTTAATCTTTATTTCTTAAATAATATACAATTCCATATACCATGCCAACAAATCCAAATACGAAATAATAATGACTTGTTGTTAATGTGAAATTCACAAATGGCTGCAACGCTTCTACAAAGATATTATCAACTCCAAATAGACTGAGAAACCATGCACCAATAAGTCCATAAATTATTCCTTCAACAATATAAATCCTCCAAAGAAATTTGAATTTACTTAGACTTCTTTAAAGCCACCCTTCTTAGCAAATTCAAGAATTTTTCCTTCTAATTTTTCTTTTGGAATCTCATCGAGTTTCTTACTTGCAACATCAACAAGTGGTGTGAGAGTAGCATTTGCTAAATCAGAAATTCTTCCAATCTGTTTACTAATAAACGCCTGAGTAGTCGTCTCATTAAACTGAGTGTCTGACTGTTTCATTGTTAAAATGGTCTTAAACTCGCTCAATTCACTCATAGGAATAAGTGGATCAGCTTTATCAGAACCAACCATTAAAATATCAAGTAAGCCAGATGATTTAAGTGCATCATATCCCTTGATAAAACCTTTATCATCCTCGTCAATCTCAAGGTCGGTATATAATTCAATCACGGCACTACAGAACTGTACATATTGAGCAACAGAATTTACTTTAATCTTATCTGTTTTACGATATTTTGTTACTCCGTTATCATCATAAGCTTCCTGCTCAAATGTTGTCTTATCTACAATCAACTGTGAGTAAACTTCTTTCTTGATGATTGATACATATGGTGTAATTTTGATTTTACTTAATAACTGTTCCTTTAATGTGTTATTTGCTGTGTTATTGTATCTCTCTACAAATTCCAAAATTTTCATAGTTCCTTTGTCTCCTTTAATCTAATATATTTACTGTTATTTCTGTGCGTGGATTTTCTTTGTCCACGTAGCATTCCATAATAAGTTTTGTAATATGTTTACTGTCATCATCAACAATGAAACCACTCTCAGAAAATCCATCTAGGAGAAATTTTGGAGTACCATTGTCAATATCATGTCTACGATTAGTTTTGTAATATGTAATAAATTCCATTTCACATTTCTCAATGTGTAGGTTAGAATAACCTTGGTTATCAATAAACCAACATATGAAATCTTTCCATTTTTGTTTAAGAGCATTCATCATAGGTCTTTTCATTATCATCCACTGATTTATAGTAGGATGGTATGGATTTTCTATTGGTTTCTTACTTGCCCTTGGATGTTTTTTAAAATAATATTTCTCATATTCTTCAAGTGTTGAATTATCAATCACTAATTTTATATTCTCCGTTTATTTCACTCCTTTACATAACAAAAAGAGCAGCTTCCGAAGAAACCGCTCTTTCATAGTTCTTATATTTAATTGTTGTATGTATTTGGTTTTAATCATTGAGTATCATAGGATATAACTCCCATTTGGCGTTGGGATGTTTTTCAATGTGTTCACAAACAATTCTGTGAACCTCCTCCATGTTTCCTGCATTCTTGTCAATATGAATAACTTTGCCACCTGTAATTTCCATTTCTTCACAAATCAAATTAAAATATAACCTCATAAAGCACTGTTCCTTTCATTTAAGCATAAAGATATCCTCTACAGAACATTTTAAACTTTTAGCAAGCAAGAGAGCAGTTTTTAATGAAGGCACACGTTTTTTTAATTCGATTTCACTTATTGTGTGCCGACTAACACCGCTTATTCTTGATAATTGTTCTTGAGATATGTTTTTCACTGTTTCGCGGATATATCCTAATTGGTTAATGACTTCCATTTTAAATCCTCCAAGCTGTTTTTATTATTGTTTGGAAAATTTAAATTTTTTAACCTAAGAAAATATTACCAAAAATAAGTGTACGTGTCCGTACCAACTTTTTGACTTATTTTAACACATTTACGTGAGATCGAATGGTAATATATGTTAAAATATGTTAGAAGATTCCAGGCAATGCTTGTCCTAATAAAAATGCAGCCACTCCACCAATAAATAGCCACCATAGATTTCCAGAAATGGAGTCCCATTTTCTTTTTGTCTCTACCGCAGGTTTATTTTCTAGCGTAGTAACCTTATCGGACAATTCTTTTTGAGATGTTTTTACATCTTTAATATCTGCCTTCATATCCACAAGCTGATCTGCCATTTTATCAACGCCATTGGCAAGTTTCACAAGAGTAATTTGTGTCTCTTGAATCTTATCCATTTCACCATCTAATTCGTCAAGACGATGTTCATTAGAACGACAACGACTATCAACTTCTTGTAGCTTCACCGCCATTTCTGTATACTGTTTGTCATCCATATAAAGCTCCTCCTTTCTACAATAACTGAAGGAACTCAGATGCGGTAATCCTTAATCCATCATCTCCAAATTTCTTTTTAGAAGCAGCAACAAGACCACTACCATATGTACCAGGATGTTCTACTCCATTCGGGTTAAAGCCGTTAAGATACATTAGTATTTCTGCGGCAGTTACCATACATTGTGTTTCTCCTGTCTTTACATAATGAGAGCCGAGTGCTTTTTTAGAAGCAGATCCAAACTTACCGTCTTCAACTAATCCAGATTTATAATCTAAATTGATAGCATGTTGCAAAACTCTTGCTTTCATCATGTTTGTTTCGCTGCCAACTAATCCATCTGTTGCTATTTTTACACCAGTGAACTTAATAGCCTCTTGTTGACCGCGCTTTACTAATTTGTTCCCAGAAGTCACACCATGAATAGTAGTAGTAATAGTATTTTGTGTGGTCTTAGATCCATCTGTATAAGCAACAATCACATGTTTACCAGGTGCAACAATAATATCACCACATTCGATATATTCAGATTTCCCAAGATACTTAGAGGCTTTCAATTCTTTAAATAATCCCGTTGCTAATAAAGCACTTCCAATATTTCCAGAATATACAGAAGACGAAATAAGTTGCTTGCCATAAGCAACATTCACAGAACAACCACCTAACATCGAACAGTCAATTTCAACAGGTGTTTTTACATTCGCTACAATCCAATTAGCGTTTTTTAATGCGTTATACGATGTAATCCTGTGTCCCTGACAATAACCAAAATTGTTATTTAATGCAATGGCTTTAGCCGCCGCACCAATTTTAACGGCATATTTTCTATCAGCACATCTATAAACTCTTGTCTGACCAAAATTATAGATATTTCCACATTTGACTTCTTTGCCAGTCTGATCACCAGCTTTACCTCCGGTTGTTTTACCATATTCGTTTGCAGAAGCCCATGCACATAATACAGCCATAACAAACTCCTCCTTTCAAAATTATTCCTTTGGATTTTTATAAGTAAGGGCAGTAGTAGAATCTCCAATGCCTCTAGTTGTAGGATCAGTAATTGCATTAAATAAAGATACTAATGCCATTACAACCACATAAGGATTACTTACTGCCTGTACAAACGTTTCCCATACCTTTGACCAAGTTGTTAAATCTGAAGCTTGTAATCCAAAATATGTAAGAATTGGAATTACTACAGAGATTACAACCTGCGAAATAAATAAAATATTCTCTTTGTTAAAACGAACTTTCCAGTTAATTTTATTCATAATTTTCCTTTCTATAGGATAGTAGTAGCGACCTGACTATTAATTCCGTAATCGTTCACTCACAGGTATGACACCTACTTTTATGCTCATTGTCTTGAGCAACCTATTTTTCTATATTAATTCATGATTACACCATTTCTTATAAACGTCTGTTGTTTCTTCTTTTAAAAATACAACAGCCAAAATGATGTTATTTGTATCCTCATCAATACTTGTGTACATATCTATTGGATATACGCCATTTTTGATATATAACAAATATTGCTTTGGATTAACTATTCTCACAACTTCGTGTATTGAATAGTCTCTTGATTTTAAATTTGTCTTTATCATTCCTTCTATTCCTCACGTAAATAGCGTAAAAAATAGGGATTATAACATTGAATAGTGTGTTATGTTATAATCCCTTATTTAAAATCACTATTCAACATTACTTTCAGCCTCATTTTCGCCTTTTGTAACAATATTCTTTTTGACAGATTTAACTTCTGTCTTTTTATTTTCTTTCTTAATAACTTGTGCCTTTGCCTTCATAATAGAAGCAATAGAATCCTTATAGCTTTCGCCAAAATATTCTTTTCTGCTTAAATCCAATTTCTCTAATTTTTCTTTTGCTTCAATATCTGTCATGCGTCCATCTTCAAATGCAGAAGTAATCTCATAAATATTTTTACAATTTTCACCACAATAAGCAAAATGCCATAACGGTTTATTCATATCTTCTGAATTACACACAGGACAAAAACTGAATTTCTGACGACAAACACAACAAGTTCTTAAATCTTTCTTTGCCATTTATCCTCCTTAAAAGAATAGGGCGGTAATTAAACCGCCCGTGATCTTAATTAGATATCTTCCTCTTCCTCATCAATGTAATAGATAGAGAATAATTCGGAATCAGCAGAGCAAGAGTTAAGCATCATAGCACCCTTATAGTCCATTGTCTGAGAATCGCCGCCTTGAAGCGCAAGCGTAAATTCTGGACTTGGCATAAAAGATGGAATATGAATAATAGCGGCTTTTAAAGTTTCAGTATCACATTTATCAACTACTAAAGCCTTAAAGAATAATTCGTGTGCTTTTGGGAATTTCTTACCAGAGTTGGTAATCTTAGCGCCATTATAGATTGTTTTCTTGAACTTAACAATATACTTAGTTTCGCCATCTACTGTTGGCGGTTCTAATACATCACTTGCTGCAACATAGTTTGGGTCACCACTTGTACCAGACTCGTCTGTATGCTTAATTGCATATTCTGTAGCAGTAGCGGAAGATCCCTTTGTAAACTCTTCCTTACCCATAGAACCTTTTGGCGAAAGGGCGTTTACATGGATTGTCCCATCAACGTAGCCAGTGATGTCAAGCGTCTCTCCTGCTTTTACAATCTGAATCATTGGCATTACAATGCCCTTCTTATCTGTAGCAATCTCTGCATCGGTAGCAGAAATAGCCTCTACAATCGCAAGGTTAAGAAATGCATTTGTAGCAGTAACCTCACCCTTCTTACCTGTATATTTACGATATACAAGATTTCCGTCTTTATCATTGATGTCAGTAGAATCCGCTGTGATGTCAATATTCGCCTGTGTAAGCTGTGTTAAAGCATACAATGGTGTACCATTAGACTTTGCACCATAACCAAACTGAAGTCTATCAACGATCACATCACCTAATTTAAATGCCATGTTATTTTCCTCCTTTAAGTTTTTCTATTTTTTTGTAATAAAAAATGAGCGATCATAAATCGCTCATAAAATTTATTAAATCTTGTGGAATGTCCTTGGCGTTTACAAATCCACCATAGATTCCATGCATAGCTGCAACGCCTTGTTCATATTTCTGTATTCTTTGTACAGAATCCATAAACTGGCATATGTTTACTTGTTTTAATTCCTCCAACTTATATTTGAATCCGGGATGATTTACACAGGCAGATACAAGTGGTAGAAGAGTAGATTTGTTCTCTTCATTTTGATTTTGTTCCGCTTTCATTCTGTCTTCTTGTAACATCCAATGCTTCGTAGTCTTTCCTTTAGCCTTTTCAGTTTTAGGATGAACATTTAGCATATCACGAATAAATTCTGCAATTTCTAAATATTGATCTTCGTAAATTAGAATATTTTGAGACGGGCTAACTAATGCTAACCATTTATAATCTTTTTCAAATTCATTTTTTTTGGCATTTATTAGTTTGAAGTCTTCAAAAGATATATTTTTAAATAGTAATTTTAATGGCTCTTTATCCTTTACCATTTGTAACATGATATAGAACACTTCGATATCTTTTGTTTTATTCCAATCCATTTTAAACACATCGTAAAGTAAGACCCGAATGGACGTTGGGTTATTTAAAAACGGAGATACTGCTTGATAGAATCTTGCTTCACCTATTTCTAAAATATCCCCTATAGTTGGAATTGAAATAGTTATACCATTTATTGTATAGTCCTCACCAAAATACATTTTAAGTTTATCAAAATGGTATTCTTGTTTAGATTTTTTCTGTTCTTTTTTTTTATCTTCTTCGACAGCAGATTGAAGACTATCTAAGGTTTCTAATACATCCAAACAACAATCACCGCCTTACATTATAATTCATGATAGAAGACTTTCCATCTGTCGTTTTATAAATTCCATTAGTATCAACAACTTGGAATATAAGAGTACGAACGATATAATTATTATCTGTCGTGGACTCTTTAGAAGATATGAGATGTGTTTGCATTCCAAATATATTAGACCAATTAAATCGCTCTCTTATAATAGAAGCAATGAGGTCATGCCTTGGAATACCTGTTAATTTATCATTTCTGTCATTACCATGAACAAAAATAGTAAATGTAACATTCGTATACTTTAATGTATCCTGATAGCGAGGCATTTCATCAAAAGATACTTGGTAACAGATATAATGTTTTACCTCCGTCTGAGTGTCAGGGATAAACAAATAAGGACGAATATTAGATGTTCCACCAAAATATCTATCCCATTCCCCAAGAGGTTCATATTCTTTTGTATCTTCGTTCCATTCCCAGTTGATATTTCCATCATCATCGAAAAGTTCAGACTCTAATGACTTCTCATTAAGTGCATATAAAAGACATGGATTAAGCATAAGTGCTTTTTCAATCTTTTTCTTATACTGAATATTTTCATCATCAGGAGTAGTCTTATATGCACGAAGCTTATTTAACAAATCATTTTTTGTAACTAATTTTTCTGACATAAAACACCTCCTATTCAGTTAATTCTAACGACAAAATTTCAGATTCAATCGGCAAGTTATCCTTAACAATTTCACACTTAACAGACAGTATTTTGCCGATAACGGAAGTGTCACTAGGAAACTTTACTTTCTTTTGGTTGTACTCTGTACCAGCTCGCCATGTTACTTTATCAGTCCAATCTTCATCGTCAATAGAACAAGTCCATGTAAAAGTTGCATCAGCATATTCGGTTGTAATATCTTCATTGGAATCATTAAATAGATTTACTGTGAGATTTTTATAAGAGCCACCAACTTTGATAGTTGAAGTGGATGCTGAAATTTTTGCTGTAATAGAAGATGGGGGAATAGTTGGAGTAGATGGATCTGTTGGGGCAGTACCACCAAAATAGTTAGCCCAAAGACCTGTGATAATACCGTTTTCATCTTTCTCGATGTAATCAGTATTGCTATTGAATGGTTTCTGATATAGAGTAAGTTTTGTCCTTCCTCGGACATTAACTCGTTCAACCTTACTTACCACCCATGTATTAGGTGTCCAATTCTCAATCGAATAGTTTGGAATGTCTACAATGAGCCGTTGATTATTATTGTTGTCTTCAGAAACATAATAGATTGTATCAGATATTTCATTTGTTGGAATGAACAAAAGTTCCTGATTCTGTTGAGTTGCAGTCACGTTATCTACCCAAATTCCTGAGTTGTAACTAGACTGTGATTTTAAAACGCACCACATACTTCTCTTATATCTTTTATCTGCTTTAGTCTGAATCCACTGCAAAAGATAATCGCAAGGTAAAATGAAATACTTCTGAAAGTCCTGTTCAACATCTTTCATACAGATTAAATGTTTATGATAAAGTCCATCTTTATCTGGAATATCCAAAAACATCCCCACAAAAATATCAACTAATTGGTACTTCTTTCTGTATTCTTCCATATAGAATAGCTCGTCATCTTCTGTAAAGTATTCTTTCTGTTTTGGTCTGAACTGACACTGTAAAGTAGGAGAGTCCTTATCAATAGAACCATACTTACTTACAAGTATCTTCGCATCAATCGGTGTCTTTGTAGTATTCTCATATGTCATACCAACATTTATATCTGGCGAATCGTCATGTTTCCAATCATAGATATAGCATTTTTTACTCTGCTTATCATTGTCCCAAGTCCAATTCATCATGTCGTCAGACTGTTCCTTATAAATCTGACCAATCGTTTTAGCACCGTTGTTCTTGGCGTTTGCGACACGCCTAGCTGTTTGTAGACTCGGCATCGCAACCCACCTCCTCAAACATTTGCTTAATATATCCGTGAGAATCTAAGATTGCCCTACGGAATTTTTTGTAACTAAAATGGTCACTCTTAAAATTATCCATAGCACCTTGTAAAGTTGCCATAAGAGTTACCATAAGTCCGTTATCATTAAATAAGGTTTTTGTGCCACCTAATTTAAACATAACATTCTCAAAGAAGACGAGAAATGCTTCATCATCTTCAAATATTTTCTCTTCAATTGTCTTGTCTTTGTAGAGCAGTAGCTTGTGAATGTCGCCATGTATTGCACGAACTGCTTCATTGATTTGCTTGTCTGTGAAGTCACCATATATGTATTGCATATTAGGACTCCGTGTTAATATAGGAATTGTACATATATCCGTAATCACGAATACGTTTATTCAATTCAGTTTTCATGGAATCCAGACGGTCAATCATATTTTTATGATTGTCAAGTAGCTTCTTTTCTTCCTTGCCACCTATCATTACTGATGTGTGTATAATAGAATCAACCTGTGGCTGTAACCACTCAATCGTCATTCCAAGTACAAGAATTCCTATGACAAAATTCATATCAGCCGTTTCATCTACTGAATTATTCAGTGTAAAATCCAACTGTTGAATTTCATCATCGAGTGTGAGAGAAGAGAATAGCCTGCGCACTCTTGGATTAGAAATTACATTGTTTAATCGCTCTGTATATATTTCAAGCAAATCGTTTTCGTCAAGAGAGAGTTCCTTCGGATCTGAAATTCGTCCTCTTGTTCGTGAAAAAATTGTTTCATATGGAAGCGTCATTGTGAGCCTCCTTTACTATTCCTGAACCAATGTAAGTAACATTTTTGTGCCAAAAATTTCATCAAGAGCCTTAATTCTGTGAACTGAATCAAGAGCGTGAGATTCAATCATTGTAGAAGCAATACCTTTAAGAGCTTCCTTTGCTCCCTTTGGAAGTTTCTTAATTGTTTCTGACATCTGTGGAACAGGAAGATTTAAAATCTCATTTAAGTCACTTGTTTCATACATAGACTCATATAAGTCTTTTACAGATTTATTCTGTTCAACAAAATCTTCATCTTCAATAATAATTCTTGGTGAATAAATGTTTACATCTTCACGAGTTCTAACGAGATAAATTAAATCTCTATATTCAACATCAACTACATCTCCACAATCAGCCCAACTATAAAGGATATGTGAACGTGCTCCCTCGATATAAAGTCCACCACTTACTAATGAACGACATGGAATAGTATCTTCGGGTGAAAATGTTTTTACATCTTCTTTAACTTCTGTAGTTTTTGTTACCTTTTCTGTGCTACCAGTAGCAGTAGTAGTTTTCTTTGTATATGCCATTTCCTTTCAATTCCTTTCAAAAATAGGAGAGTGGTAATCCACTCTCCTTATAATCAATCTATAAGTAAATCTTACAGATCCCACTCACCATGATAACGAGTCATAAGAGTTGCAACACCCATACGTCTCTGTACCTCATAAGACTGCATATCATCCTTAGTAGCACCCTTTTCGTTTACTTCAAGCTCAGTCTCACCGTAGTCAACGAACTTGATAAATCTGTCATCAACTGCTGGCATAATATAGAGCTTCTTGTTATCAACGATAGGAGTAGCAAGAGACTTATCAGTAAACTTCTGTGGAATCTCCATAAGAGGTGTTCCCTCATAACCACCGATAATACCTGTGTTTGCTACAGACTCCTTGATTGAGTTAGCAGGATCAGCCCAATCAACCTTTGTAAGAGCATTAAGAGACTTTAACGCTGTCTTAGTACCCATGATTACAACACCGCTTTCGTTAGCAGCACCAACCTTTTCGATAATTGCATCAAACTGAGCCTTTGTAGAAGCAGCTAAAGCACCAGTACCCTTGAGAGTAGCAGGAACAGGAATAAGGTTTACACCATTTGCAAACTGAGAAGAAATGAGTGTCTGAACCTTCTGGATATAAGCCTTAACAACCGCATCCACGAAAGCACCCCAATCCTTACGACCAGTTAAAAAGAGACGAATATCTCCACCAACCTTGATACCATATACTGCTGTATCAACATGATAAGACTGACCAGAACCTAAACGCTGGATGGATAAATCATGTGCGTCACCGCTGACCTTACTTACAGTAAGTAATACTTCATCATCAGCCCAGAATTCATTTACGTCTCCATCTTTCATATTCTTTGACTCAACATAATTGTTGAAAAACTCATTCTCAGAAAGACCATGAGCAATCTGAGTATCAATAATTTCCTCAATTACCTCGAAGAACTGTGTTCCTCTCTCAGAATTTAACGCTCTCTTAATCTGCTTATTAGAAGAATCCTTGGTAAGTCCAAGGTATTCAAAACAAGCCTTTCTAATTGTGTCACTAGCTTCTGCCTTAGAAATTACACGATTAGAATCGGCATCATAAATTTCACGACCTGCACCGAGGTCAAACATAAGATTTTTTACACTTGTATCTAACATTTATTTATTTCTCCTTTCTCAAAAATTAGGCTTTCTTTGTAAGCTGCATAGCGGCAGTTACACCAGAAATGGCTTTGAGTTCAACACCGTCTTTAACAGCGATTTCACCAGAAAATCCATCTGCTGAAATTTCAACTACATCACCAACTGCGAGTTCATAAGCTCTAACTACCTGAGTAGGAGCATTTGTATAGTTGCTTTCTTTCTTAAATGTGTTGCTATATGTCTCCTCGATCATTGGCACCTGGTATACAAACAGGGCATCTCCAGGAGTTACTACTTCTACATAGAAATTCCCATTATTTGCCTTACCAACGACCTTTCCTTCAAATGAAGTAGGTGTTGCTGCTTTATAAAGATCTAACTCTACGAATTCACCCTTACCAACGAACCATCCGTTGTCTACATAAGCACTTGCTGCTTCTGCTAACTGAATGTTATAAATATGCTTTCCACCATCTCTTGCGAGAACTTTAGAAGGGAAAGCCACTGCATGTTTTGCAATAGTCATCTGAATCATTTATTTTTCCTCCTTAAATTTTTGCATTAAAAAAGACACTCAATTTGAGTGTCATTACATTGATTTATATTTCTTGTTTTATTTGCTAAAAAGATTTCCGTAACGGTTATCCTTCTTAGACTTGTTTACATTAGCAAATACTTTTACGGTTGACTTTTTCTGAGTTTTATCAGTGGTAGCTGCAAAAGTTTTCATATTAGAATCCGCATAGATAAGTTTTGCTTCCTTCTCTAAATCTTCGAGAGAGTAGTTATCCATATTTGTATACAGTTTCTCAAAATCCTTATTAATGAACTTTCCTTCTTCATCTTTTTCAGAAATAGAAGCAAAGTTTTCATTTGCAAGAATTTCCTCACGCTTTGCATGAAGTTCATTCTTTTCTGCTGTCTCCTTAAACTCTTTAAGTGCAGCGTAGTTTGAACGCATAGACTGTAACTCTGCAAATTCACTATCTGTCAAAAGTTCACGATGTAAATTGTATCTTTCTCCATCAAAAGCTACATTATCACCGTCTTTTGTATAGTTCTGACCGAAGATTTTATCACCATTCCAGTTCTCATATGTAAAATGATCATCGTAAACAGCGTTGATAAAGTACCACTCATTATCAGCATCTTCATATTCAGATAAAAGCTGGTAAAGTGCATATCTTGTATCTTCATGAGAAATCTCATATGTACGAACAATCTTTTCAAAAGTCTGACTTCCACCTTCATCGTCATCTGGATCAGAAGCTCCTTCGCCATCACCTTCTCCATCATTGGAAGGCTCACCAGATTCTCCGTTATCTGAATTGTCTCCGTCTGAATTGTCATTATCGAACATCTCAGCGAATTTTGCTTCAAGTTCCTCATCTGACATTTCTGCGTAGTCGAATGTTACATCTTCAGCAGTCTTACCATATTTGGTAAGTAACTCTTCAAATTTTGTCATTTTGTTATTTGTTCCTCCTTCCTCTGATTGTGTTTGAACAGGAGTCTGTTCTTTATTGAAATTAGAAAGTGTCTTGTTAAGATTTTCTAAGAGTTCAATCATTTTTTCATCTTTGTCAAATTTTACTGAATTGTTATTTACACTAAAATCCGCAATATCGGCACGAGAACCTTCCATACCTTCCTGAATTTCTGTACCATCATCATGACTTCCTAACAAAGTTGAAGCATTTACATAGAAATCATTTAAGTCAAGATATTTCTCCTTGGCGTTGTAAGAGAGCTCATCAATAAAAAGCTCGCAACTATTTTTTGAACCTTGTTTTGCACGAATAATTTCACAAGCCTTTGTATATTCTTCGCTGATATAAGCATATGCACATACATAATCTTTATCTAAATTATCATCATGTTCCCAAAATGCAGGTTCAGATGAGAAAGAACCAACTTGAGATTCAATATATCTAAGTTCTTCGTTACCTTTATCATCCTTAACAACTTCCATCTCATGACCTTCGAAATCCCAACTGCCATCGTCGAGCTGATGGATTGCAGCCAACACAGGTCTGTCAGCAATCGTATTCATTGCTTTCTCAGCAGCATCTTTTGATACATAACTCTTATTTCTGTTAAGTCCTGTATGAAAAATTCTGAATTTTAGACGCATCATTCCACGATGATTTTCGTCTACTGTATCATCTACCTCGAAAGTAGTAGGTACTTTTAAAGCCAACTGATAGCCAGTGTCTTTAGAACTGAATTTTGCAAATTTTTGTTCTTGACAAAATTTTAGTAAATCATCTTCAGTTAAAATTTTCTTTTTAATAACCTTTGGCATCTACTTAGTCTTTTCCTCCTTTCTGACATAATAGAAGTCGCCCAAGGAAGACGACTAAAATGTAAGCATATTTGTATACTTTAATTTATTTATATCTATATTTTCTGAAAACCGAAGAGTATCAGTATTCAAAAATACATAAATACCATTAGAATTTTGCACCTGTTGATATCCTAATTGGGATAGGAGAGTAGCAGTAGGTGCATCTTGTGTCTGTATAAATTTTTGATTCATTCCACCAACTCCTATTTATCATTTAAATTCTCGTCTCTTGTACGAAGTCCAGCATCTGTAAGTTCCGAATCATCCTTCTCTTGACCACCGCCTTTATTATTGCCTGTCTGAGTATAAGTGCTAGATAGCGGTTTGAATTTTGAACTAAGCTGCAAACAGTCTTCTTCCAAAAAGTTCATAGATAACGTATCTTTTTCAGATACACCATTTAATGTGTTATAAAGAATTTTATTTGGTAATCCGTTTTGGCAAGATTCCAAAATAGATTTCTTAAAATCATCTTTCTGATAAATGGAAACATCAAAGAATTTAACTTTACAAGGTTCAGATATCCAACTAGATAAAAGTCGATTTACAATCGCTTGAATCTGTGGAATAAGAGTTGAAATAGAAAATGTAGAATCTGCAAGTACGCCATATGTAAAGGCAGTAGAGTTAGAAGCGGAGTTTAAATTTAATATCTGAGCACCACCAGCCGTATTAAGAATTTCTTTTGTTGCTTTTTCAACCTTTGTTACATCACCAGTAGCATCATCTGGGAAACTAATTTCATGTAATTCACCAGGAACAATAGCAGCAGAGATATAAGGTGGTAAAGCTTCTTCAAGCATACGATTGAAATATTGAATCATTATATCTGGATTTACAGTCCAATCATCTACGTCATTTCCCATAGTCTTCATTTCTAGCCATACCAATTTATAAATGTTGGCTGCCTGTTGAACTGCTTGATAATCAGAAGCATCCATAAGATCAATTAATGATAAGAATATAGGTGTAAGCACGGGAACGATGGTTTCCCAGTCTTCAGATCTAAATTTAATACATACATTATATTCTTCTGGGATTAACTGATATTTTTCATTTGTACTCTGATATGTATTCCACATACTATTGAATGGTTCACCCCAATATTCCAATAGTTCAGAATTTCGCTTAAAATAACTCATATCCATTGCACATGCAAATGAACCATCAGGAAATACACCTGCAATTCTCATGTATGATGGATCTAGTGGAAGAATAAACATTCCTTGCCCTTCAGTATAATAAGCACATCCATAAAATGCGTCTTCTCGAAGTGTTATAGATGCAGCTTTACGAAACTCATAATTCAGTCCAAGAGTATCTACAACATCAACTGTTTCCTGATACTTTTGCAATGTGGATTTTATGTCATTATTATCTGAAATTATAAATGGGGGAACTATGTTACGAATAGATAAATCAATTTGATTTGCATAATATTTGCAAAGACGATAGTAGATTTCTGAACGATAATAAAGATAACGAGATAAACTTCTAAGACTTGCTTCACTAGAAGAAATGTTTTTAATATAATCTTTTACATCTTCCTTGGAATAATTACTAATTGTAGTATATGTCTTGGATTTCTGAATATCTCGAAGATTTGTAATTGCACTTGTTGCATCTTCATAGCGTTCAAGTCTACTTTTATTTTTTTCATACCATTCACGCATTTCATTTGCGGTTGGTTGTTTTGGAGTAGAAGAAATAGTTTTCTTCTGTGAGTTATTTACTTTAGCAGGTGCATTAGAATTTGCATCTACTTTCTTAGGTCTAGGCATATTTGATAATGCACCTCCTTAATTATATTTTGCTTTACGGATTGTAAGCTTATTGATGAAACTTGTGGCATCTTCAGTTGGTCGCTTTTTATTTGTAATGGCTTTTCTACGTTCGCACATGAGAGCGTAAGAAGCCATACATGCCGTGTAAGCCCTATCATCATGGAGCTTGTTTGCCTTTTCTGGTGTAAGTTCAAACGAATCCTTTCCAGAATCACGCTTTTTACGAATCATATTGACAAGTTCTTCTTTTAAAGCGTCAATATTAGCAAGAGCAATTTCATCCTGCCAATCAAGTTTTATAGTTTTTGTATTAACGGATTCAATTTTCTCTAATTCTTCATTAAGCTTATTTTCAAATTCCTTTTCATTAACTTTTTGTTTTCTGAGTTCAGCAGAAATCCGTTCTTTTTCTTTAGCCAATTTTTTCTCATCAACATCAAAAACAGTAAGATAGCCTTTATGGTCATATTGTGCTGTAAAACTGATTTTATCTTGATTCATCAATTCTATCATTGCTTCATACATTTCAGATTTATAACCAGCAGGAGACATAAGATGTACTTTGTCTACCGCATTAGGAAATTTCTTAACATAATCAGCGGAATATTCTTTGTCAATTAAGCCTCTATGAACAATGCCAGCAGAGTCTGTCCAATCTGGCATAAGATAATCGGCTATGTTTACGCCAGAACCACCAGAACCTGCATCAATGTATATACCAACAATGTTCCCATATGCGTCAGCTCCACCATTGTAATCAAGAATTACTTTTTTTAAATATTCGATCTGATCTGGTGTTTGCATAGGAGATTTTATTTTTTTACCAACATCAACAAGATTAATACAATTTACCAATCGCATTCTTGTATCAATGCTTCCATCAACTTGTTCATATTCATAAATTTCTCCAACAAGAATTACTGAATTATCACGACTTCTGGCTGGATCATATGTAATGACGAACTTTTTATCACCTGTATCATTGTATAAAAGCGGTTTCCTTGTTTCTTCATTTCGTGTGATAACACCTCTACGAATAATTGCATCCGTACCAGCATCAGTAGTAAAAATACAATAATATTCACGCCTTGCTTTTTCGGGATTTGTTCTCATTTCAGATTCAACAGTATTTCGAGATAGAAGAGGAGTAACTAATTCACCTCTAAGAGTTGGTTTAAACGCTTGTTCACAATCTATATGTAAAACACAATAATCTGGATTTCCCATGATTTGTTGCTTAGAGAAGTCACGATATAATCTCCAAAACTGAGTATCAGTTGAAGATGCTGAACTGATGTAATATTTTTGATATGATAAATCTCGTGGCAAACATCTTTGACGAATTGGATCTATTGAATTACCATCTACATCTTTACCAGTTTTTAAACTTTTATTTACAACGGCAAATGCACCATATACATTCATCATTTCATCAGATAAGAAACCACTTTCATCAAAAATTACTGTACCTCGCATACCTCTCTTGGCATCTATATTTCCGTTCAATGTCCTAGTCATAGATCCGTTATAACATGAATAGGAAAACCCATTGGACGAGTGTGAAAATCCGTCACCTGCTGCATTTTTGATTTCTATCTCATTCTTGAATAAAGAACCAGTTGAACCATAAAATGTATCAATATTATCATTAGCGAGTCGTTCCAAAGTAGTGAAAGTTTGTTCAGCCTGACCACCTGTACCGCTTGCAATATATGTCCATACATTACAAAAACACATATCTTTAGACATAATCTCAAGGTCAATAACTGTACTTTTACCATATCCACGAGTACATACTGCAAGTACATTTGGACAAACCCAACTTCTTTGTACAAGAAGTGCCTGCCCATCTAAAAGCTCTATGTTGAAAAAGAGATCTATAGCTTTTACTGGGTTACATTGTAGATATTTTTGAATCTCAGCAATTTGAATATAAGACTCAATTTTACGAGATGAGATAGAATAACCATGTGGTTTTACATATATTCCATATTGATTATAAAAATCTTTATCATAATCAAAAATTTCATTCTGATAATAATTCATAATCATTTGCTTATTCTGATTCATTTTCAGTAACCTCCTTTGTTTCATCGTCAGGAGACTCTTCAACTTCATCAAACTCTGCAAATACAGAATATACATCTTTTAAATCTTTTAACTGTTCTTCATTTAATAGATTGTTTTCTTTTAATGTATCTCTTAAATCAAGATTTTCTCTTAATAGTATTCTGTTAATTTCTTGGTAAGCATCCTTTTCTTTTCTAAGACCAGTGTTAACGACACGCATTTCAGAAACCATATCTGACCACTCAGATTCATCAAGTGCCAATTGTTTCATAATAGAAGCATCACTGATTTCCTGAACCTGTTGCATACCTCTACATGTATCAATATCAAAACCATTGACCTCACCACTTCTCAGATTAAGACTCTTAATTTTCTTGATTTTTCCAGTCCATGTATTTTCACCTTTTTTAGCATTTTTGTTGTGTTTTAATGAAATACAACTGTCTTGTGCAAGACTTGTAATAACCGAAGTAATTTTACCTTTGCTTTCTTGTAGAGATTTAATTGTTGCAGAATTGCGTTCAATATTTGAAATATCACACATCAACTTTGATATGGTATCATCAATTTTAGATTGCTGTAAAAATCCACGAACAATAGAGATAGCAGAAGAAGTACGCATCATATCTTCATTTGCGTCTTCACTAGAATCTAATAGACCTAATAACTGAGAATATAAAAATGGTTGGTCGGCTATATCCTCTTTTTCAAAAGGATCATAGCTGAGTAATCGAATTACATCATTTTTGTTTTTTAAAAAACTATCATATGTATCCAACCCTGCATGTGATTCAATAAGTTCTTCCTCAGTTGCAAGTTCTTTTACTGATTCATTTTCAGCTTTATCCTTAACAAAATGGTCTGAATCAAAGTATGTTAGTCCTATATAATTTGGCATAGCAATTTGACGTGCATACGCTGTCCATACATTAGATTTAACTTTTCCAGAAGCAAGATTCTCAACTTCCTGGATACTTGAGTCCCATACCTTTTCGAGGAAAGGTTTTCCCAAATATCTAAGGGCAAGTTGCACTGATTCCCTCGTAGGCTCTTGATCAACACCATTTGTAGTTCTTAACGCTATCTTTCTCGCACAATCTTTACAAATTGGAGTAAGACCACTTTTACTCATAGGATCTGTACTTACATAAAATTTATCTTTAGCTTTATGAGTGTCACACATATAGCACCAAGCCCCCTCTTTAAGTGACTTGATTTTCTCTTCCTGTGTTTCAACTTTTTTCTTTAATTGTGCAGCCGTTAATTTTGTGGGCTGTGTCTCTTTTGTCGTAGCCAAACTAACGACCACCTCCTTTTTTCAATATAAAAAGAAGCCACCTCATACGAAATGACTTCTCATAATTTCCAATATTAAATTTCCAATGAAAGTGCAATTTACATTGAAAAGAGTAGCACTGTGGCTAATCTCTATCACTCATATTTCTAATTGTTGTATATGAAATATCATGACTGCCTAATAAATCACAAACATATTTACCTAATCCAGTGTCATCAACATAAATGGTCACGTTGCCATTCTTGCAATAGTCAGTAATTGTATAGATAAAAGTCGATCTATCTTTCTTTAAATCGAAACGAAATTTCCTTCTACCGACATATACAAGTGTCACGTCAGTTCCATAATCTATATACATTGTTGTACCATCATCTGTAACCCATTCTTTTTTATTTCTAATTTCACCAGAATAATTTTGTTCCCATATGGAAATTTTACCATCATTTTCCGAATATTCTAAATGCCAATCATATTCCTTAATCAAAGATAATGTATCTTTTAAAAGTCGAAGAGTATCAATTGTCATTTTATTTCTAAATGCACAATTATCTGGATCAGCTTCTGCGCTTACATATTTATTGTATCTTTCTGTAAGAGCCTTTGCGTCCTTGATTAACGTGTCAACAGTTTCATCAAAAATATTTTTGTTTCCTTTATTCATTTAATTTTCCTCCAAGCAGTAAGTTGCAAGCTATTATTTGTTAATACAATTTTGTACTTAGCACACCTTCTACGATTTGAACATATACCTGACGATTTTGGAGATCGTTGCTCTACCAATTAAGCTAAATGTGTATATAACAAAAGAGCCACCTCCAAAGGAAATGACTCTTTCTTCCAAGCAAGCAGAAGAGTAGCAATAACCACTCAACTGCTTAATATTTAAATACTAACTCCTAAAGCAATAACTCCACCAGCACAAGGAAATGTTGTACTATCTTTGCTCATTGTTAAAATATTACCTTCAACAGAAAATTTGATACTTGTTCCACCATCGGTTTCTTTTATAGGAATAATCATCCAGCCATTATAAACATATAAAATCACACCGACCGAATATTTTTCTTGTCCCGCAGAAGAAGACCAATAAAGATATGCCCCATCAGAACTGTTCAAATGAGCTGTATCAGTATACGCATTTGCCCCTCTACTTACAGATAAAATAATTCTATTGTTAAAATTCTGCGCTGTTTTTTCATTGATTTTCTTTGCACTCCACGTTTCTGTAGTAGAAGTAGTAGATACATCATTAATGGTAGTTTTTGTTTCAATGGATTTCTTTAAACTTACATTACTTTCGGTTGTCGGCTCATACATATGTGCTATATTCCCGATTTCAAGCATTGGTTTCAACACTACGTTATCAGCGGTAACACCTTCTCTGACAACAACTCTAATACCATACTGTAATAAATTAGCATCACTTGCAGTCCAAGTCATATTACCATAATTTGTGCTGATACCATAATTAAAATCATTCTTTGTCGTATCAATTCTTACAAACTGGAAATAAACAGGTGCTTGGTAGCCGATACTATTAGGCTGATTCACGCCATCTGACAATGTATAAGTCTGTCCAAGTTCAAGTGTTTTCCTATCAGAAGTATCATATGGACTTATCAATCTGAAATCAGATTCTTTTGTAGCTGTACCATTGACAGTGATAGTACCATCGACTTCATTCACTGTATATGTAACTCCATTTGATTCATAACTTGTTCCATTATAATATGGATAAGATATTAGATTTCTACCTTGTGAAGTCGGAACTTTGTCGATTGCGTCTTTCAGATTCACATTGCTTTCTGAAATAGGCTCATAGACATGAGTGATTGTTCCCATTTCAAGTATTGGCTTTATTGCTAAATCAGAAACAGAAGTACCTTTACCAACATTAATTGATAAAGAATATGTATGTGTTGAATCACCAACAAAAGTCTTTGTCACTGGCGTGTCAGATACGTTTGCAACCGCCTTACTAATAGTTTCATCATACACATATACATACACGCTTTTTGGAAGTCCTTCACAACTAAGAGTATAAGAAGTATCACCAAGTTTTAATGTCTTATACGCAAAATTATAATAGGCATTATTCTCCGCAGATGCAGTTCCATTTGCTAAAACTGAACCATCTGACTGAACCGTATATGTTATTCCATTTGTAGTCCTATTTGTTAAAGGATACGGAATTAGATTTCTTCCCTGTGAAGTTCCAACACCACTAAGTTTAGCCTTTTCTTCACTTGTATAATCATTAGAAGATAATTCTTTGCCTTCTTCCTTTACAACAAAATTAGAAATATCTTGATGTTCAGTAAGATATCCTGCATCATTTGTAAACTCAGACACATTTGTTGGAACTGTTGGAATTTCTGTCTTGTCTGCTTTATTATTTAATTTTTTATCAACATCAGTAGTCTTTGCATAATCAGTCAAATCAACAGAAGTATCACCAACACATTGTACAGTTCCATCAATAAGAAGATATTCTCTATACTTATCATTTCCAGTAACAGATTCAATCTTTAACATATAAATAGTATTCTTATCTGCTGTTTCTGGTTTTGGAATTTCTGTTACAATTTCACGTTTTAAATGGTCGGCATTACTAATCTGTTCTCCAACATATGTTTTTGTCGCATAAGGTGTGAGAGTAGTAGTAACATCTGTATCAGTCTGATAGTTACTGTCATTCTGTAAACCACTTACTTTAGTTGGAATATCAGTCGAATTAGCTTTCTTTGCCAATTCAGTCTTAATCTCTGTGTCATCATAATTCTTAACACTTTTTAATCTTTCAATCTCAGTGTCAGCAATCAGTGATTTACCTTTTACTTTGTCAACCTTACCGCTAATGTCCTGATGAGTGGTCAGATATCCCTTTGCATTTAATTCTTCATCAGTCACATATCCATCAATAGATGGAATATCAGAAGTGTTTGCTTTCTTAGCAAGTTCTGTATCAACATAATTCTTGTCAACATCTACAGTTGGTACAGTAATATCAACTGATTTATCCTCCGCAACAGTCTGTACAACACCATTAACCTTGATAGATTCAATGATATTTTCTTCGCCTGTTGAAGAACCCGAACCATCTTTACCTTTAAGGTTTGGTGTGGTAAAAGTTCCGTCAGCAGTTGTTACATCTAATTTATAAATCTTATCTGTGTTGTTTTCATTTTCTGTAATGGTTGGTGAAACGGCATCTTTACCAGGATCACCTTTGTCACCTTTTACTTTTAAAGCTTCAAGCTGTTCCTCTATGAAGTCATCATAAGTAAATGCCTTACCGTCTTTTCCTGGTTTTCCGTCTGCACCTTTAACAGTAGGAATAACACCACTTGTAATTTCCGTTCCATCAGACATAGTAAATACAATCTGATTCTTGTCATTTACGTCAATATCTGTTACTGAACGACCATTGCTAGGAGTGGGGAATACCATTTTGAGGACTCCGCTATCCTTTGTATTGATCGTAAGTGTCTGTCCATCAACAGACATACTTTTAACGCCACTTACAGCAGAAGTAGCTACTTTCTTTGAGAGAGCATAAGCTGTAATTCCATCCATTTATATAGCCACTCCTTTCTTATAGATCTTGCCAGCCAGAACTGAATAACATCATTACCTTTGTTGCACCATTATTACCAATAGTTACTGTCGAACCAATATTTGCATAATGGTTGAAATCTGAAAACGAACCGCTTCCTAGCTTTTTAGTTGTCGGTAAATCTTTGACCTCATCAACAGAGTCACATACGAAACTACATATAATTGTATTTGACTGACCGCCATATTCTGAACATAAAATCATTTTTCGTTCCTCACTTTCTTTTTATTTAGTCGATTTTTTATATAACAAAACCGACTATAGAAAGTCGGTTAAAAAGTTTTAATATTTACCAATCAGTCACCAAACTGATTATAACTGTATAGGGCGATAATCTGGATAGCAGGACTCGAACCTACAACGTCTAGTTCCCAAAACTAGCGGACTACCAAATTGTCCTATATCCAGTTGATATGGTGGAAGAGTACCACCCATTATTTTTACAGAATAACTTCTGTTTCACCTTCAAACTTAGTATTTAAACTTCTGACTTCTGCAAGTTTCTTTGCAATTTCAGCTTGTACTTTTGTTGCAAATACAGTAGCATACGCTTTACCAACTTTTTCTACCGTGTCAAGTAATGTATTTGTTTCAGTAGTAGCAATCTTTGTAACATCAAATGGCATAACAATATTCATCTCATCGTTTATAGGATATTCTTTGTTGATAATTTTCTTTAACTCAACAGAAACAATTGTGGAATTGTTGGCTTCTTCATCTGTTACAATTGGATCACCATTTTCATCCAGTTTTACATTTGCTTTAAAATTTATATCAGAAAAGCGAACACTTCTTGGGAAATCTGCTAATAATGATTTTTCCTCATCAACTGTACTTGTAGACGTACCTAATGAGGCAACTGAAATATCTACAGTAATAATATTATCTTCGATTATTTTCTTGACATTTAATTTCATTTATTTTCGTCCTCCAATTCATTGTATACAGTTTTCAAACTTATAATAAGATCACGTAAAGTATCTTTCGACATATTACATTCTAATTGTGGCAAATCCAAGTTATTATCCGTTACAGAAAAAATAATTTCCTTCAAATTATCACTTGGGGCAAACTGAGCCTTAGTGGTAGGAGAGAATAGCAACTGAACAAAATCAATAAATGTGCCACCATTTGATGTTATAGTTTTAACTTGACCTAATTTAATCTGGTTTTCTATAATATCTAATTTCTTAGTCATGAAATGCTCCTTTCTTTTATTTTTTCGTTTTCCTTTTAATCATTAGGTATTAGGTGAGATTTGAACCCACGATATTCAGAACCACAATCTGACGCTTTAACCTACTAAGCTACTAGCACAGCGACTCTATTGGGAATCGAACCCAAATCTTCCGATAGACAGTCGGATATAATTACCTTTATACCATAGAGCCATAATTATTTTTCATAACCTTTACAGAGTGCTTTGAAAAATATAAAGTCAAGTATCTCTAGCTGACTCGGTAGGGATTGAACCTACGACATGCAGATTAACAGTCTGCCGTTCTACCACTGAACTACGAGCCAATAATTATCAGCATAAAGCACTCACTAGCTGATATTGGACTGTACATATCCAGTTATTTAGAATAAGAATACCTAGAAAATTCTCATTCATGCTATTGGAATAAGGTTTTATGTCTCTTATCCGACAGACCGCCCAGCAGTCATTCACTAATGGTTCTCATTAACGTAGAGAGGCACGAACATCTTCTCATTTCTGAAGGCTGAGAGAAACCGATGATCCGAGATGTTGGTAGGAGAGATATAGGTCTTACAATACTACATGAATAGCAAATGCCAAGATGTGATACTTATATATTCTCTGTTTGATAGTGGGGAAAATGATGTTAGACGAAAGCTCCATCAGCATTGAGATGTCTTGATTAGAAAGCAAACTTATCTTTATTCTCTTTCACTTTCTTTTTATTTACAGATAAATAATGCTTGACCGTAGTTTCCGTGCTAGAATGATGGAGTAATTCAGCAATATCCTGTAATTCCATGCCAAGTTCTTTTAAAATATTACTTCCAGAATGTCGTAAATCATGGTCATGAAGTGTAGGAACACCAATCATTCTACCTGCCTTTTTACACCAATCATTTAATGTACCACCCTGAATACATTTTTCATCAGTTACATAAGGAGTAATAAATACCCAACCATGATCATTTATATTATTCTCTTTTCTGTACTCGATTAATTTTCTTAATAATCCTTCAACTTCTTCTGAGAAATACAAATCAACTATTTTTCGCTCTTTCTCTAATACATCTGTACACATACGCTCATCAAGATTAACTTGTTCCCATCTTAAATGAGCCATAGCATTGACTCTAGCCATAGTAGATAACCCAAACATGATGTATGTATGTAATTGTATATCTCCATATTCTTCAAGCTTTTGACGCAGCTCATTTACTTGCTCAATGGTCAAGAATGTTTGTTTCATAATAGCCTGACCTTGTTTTGGGCGTTCCAAAAACTCAGTAGGTGATTCTTTGATAAGCTTTTTCTTTCTTAAAAATTTATAGAAAGCAGAAATTGATGACATTACTCTACGTTGTCTGCAAACATTATTACCTTGCTGTTTACGCCAGTAGAAATATTCTTCGAGATCTTCGTCTGTTGCATCTAATACAGATAAATTGAATTGATTATCATACATGTAAATAAACCATTGTTTAAGGTCTATATTATAAGCTTTTATTGTGTTTTCAGATAAATCACGAATAGACATGTCTACTTGATATTTCTGAAATAATTTTAAAGTATCAGGATTTATATGTTCAAGTTTATCTTCGTCATACATTACAATTCTTTTGCTTCGTTCTGCCATTTTCTCACTTCCTTTCATAACAAAAAGAAGCAGTAGTATCATTAACTAACTGCTTCTTGTCGCATTTTTATATATTCATCATAAATCCCACAATCAGCTATGACACTAATCATGAGCACATATATTTATTCTCTGTTTCCAAACTTTGAAACATCAAAAGTCCTCCCACTTGGTAACGCTCCAAGCCGATCCGAAGACGATAGATTTACAGTCTACCCCACATCTTTAGTGGTCTATGAGAGGATACAAAAAGAGTGTGCAGCACACGCCACACACTCCAAATAATCTAAAATCCAAAATCCTTTAACATCTTCTGAATATCTTCATGACTTAACTCATCGCTAGAGTAGTAAGAATAACTCATATAAGAGTCGCCATCTGACCTACTGGCAGTAAATCCGTGAGCATTTCCATCTTCGTCTTCAGAAGTATGTAAATAAGTTTCATCATGTGCAGGACAGTTTTCGCAATCACTATCACAGTCATCTTCCTGACCAAACAGAATAACTTCCTTATCCTCATTTACACAATAATCAATAATATCCTGTAAAATATCACCATCCATATCAATGTAAAAAATATCTGTTTTATCAAGAACTCCAAAGTCCTCGATAGGAGCAACAGTGATTACACCATTGTCATCAACAGATACAAGATATTCGCCAATATTCATATAATCAACAAGATCAATCTCTTTAATACTTGTCTCATCAAGTCTAATAAGATTGTCAAGAATATATTCGGCAATTTCTTTATTTACGACTACACCAACAGTCTTATCAGTGTTGTAAAGTCTGTTTATATAGATTTCTACAATGTCATCAACCTTATCCTCAAGATCAATTATCTGAATGTCTTCGTATTTATTTTTCTTCAAATATTTCACGACCTTTCAGATTAGAGTTGCTTTGCTGACTTGCTCATTTTAAATGTGATTTCCTGGTGAGCGGGAGTTACATATGTTTCGCCAGCTCTTTCACCCAACATAATCTTTCCGGTTCTTTCAGTAACTTCCTTGACCTTAAACTTACCAAGCTTGCCTACAGGAACTGACTCTGTAGCATCAATTTTGAGTGTTTCTACGATAACCTCCTCAAAAGCGTCTAGGACTGCGGAAACATCTTTCTGACTACATCCTTCCAACTTACCTGCAATATTTTTTAATAAAATTGTTTTTGTCATATTTTTTCTCCTTTTTATCATTTATTTTATGAAATCTTTTTCCAAACTAATTTTTCACCTGTTAAAAGTTTCCCACAATACTTTGAATTATTCCTAAAATATCTTTTTAAAGCTCCATGCCACAATCCATAATAATTTTCTGCTTTGGTATATGATTCAAACTTTTTATTTGTAGTTTCACACAAAACAGGAATTTGCCTTTTTATATGACTCATATTAGGAGCTTTATGCTTTTCCTTTTCTGGATCATAGCTACACATATTATTATCAGCACATATTTTTAGATATTTACAATATGTGCCATTAGATATTTTTAATTCATTCATAATTTCAATTTTAGAATGTCCATTATTATATAGTTCACATATCTGATAAATCAAAGATTTTCTACTTTTTAAATCAATATATTCCCAATCAATATCATCAACACTAATTTTTAACAATTGAAAAATATTAGCATTTTTTAAAGCTTGACGAATCCAATCACAAGTAGAGTATCTACAATCCAAAATTAAATATTGATCAATACCGTTTTCTTTTGCCAATTTTTCTTTATATTTATCATTTTCTTGTTCTTCATGTAATGTCCTTTTAGTAAATTTTTTCACATGTTCATAATGTTGTAAGCCATGTGTTTCTATAATGGTATTAAATTCAGGTAAGAAAAAATCGTATTTTTTATTTTGTGACCAATCGAATTTTTTCTGATAAATAAAATTGATATTATTGAACAATAAAAAATTTTTTATGAATTTTTCTGGAAACGATATTCCATCAGAACAATTGTTACAAACTAAACCTCTTTTGCAAACATCGTTAATTCTCTTTTCAAAGATATTTCCACATATCGGACACTTGAATGGAACTACTTTATTTGAAAACCTTACATATTTATATCCGTCTTCTGGATTTTTTAACAAACCTGCAATTTCTGGTACGGATGTCCATAAGTCATTAAATCCAATTACAACTTTTTTGTTCGCACAACCTGGACATCCGCTTTTTTGTTGATTTAATCTATTCCAATTTGTAGTAAATTCACAACCACATATGTTACATTTTACTTTTATAATTGTTTTACTGTTAAAAGTTTGTATATCCTCAATTGAAGTTACCATCTTTAAATTAAATTCTTTAAGTTTATTGACAAACATATCAATAGTTACTTTTGCACAATTTGAACATTTGGGACAACCAGATACACCATTTAATAGCGTATTAGGAGCAACACTCCATTCATATCCACAAATATCACATTTAACCATAATTTTTGTTCTGTTGTTTTTATATTCGCTCAGTAATGTTAAATGTTTTTCTTTTAATTTATTTTTTACAGATTCTTGTGTTAATCTTCTCATCATTCCCTCCTACTTATATATTCTCTTTTATAAATAAGTAAGAGAGTAGAAGTACAGTCTACTCTTAAAAGCTGATCGAAATACAATCGAAAGCTTTTTCAAAATAATAAGAGGGTAGCGTCCATATAAGGTACACTCCCTCTGATAGTGGCTTTGTCAGCCCAAATAAACCATCAAAATGATTGCAAAAGTATAAAAAAATACAATCAAAATGATTGTTTTCAATAAGCATTTAATTCAATTTAAATACATATTCAGCCGTCCTACCTTGTCCTTGTTCAAATTCAAACATTGAACAAGAGGCATTGGATGCTGCATTTAAAGTCATAGAATATGGATCAATGCCAATTACTGAACCAACAGATAATACTGCCGAATCAATTCCAATCTCTTTAAGAGCATCATGGTGAATGTGTCCAGAAATTGTATAGTCAATATGAATACCATATGTGCGTGACACTTCTAATAAATTATTTTTTAGATTTTTCTTTTCTCCATGGAAACCAACAACACAATAAGTTGACATTATTGAATATGTCATTCCTGTCGGATTTTCAAGAATAACAATATTCTCATTATCTCTCAATCGTTCTTTGATAAGAGCCATCATAATTTTGCTAACATTTTCATCTGGAAATGTGTTCTTTTTCCCATCCAATAGTCTTAACTGATTATGGTTTGAATCAAAAACCATCTGGAATTTTATTGACACAAATTTACTAAGTTGATTTAGCCAATTCGCTAAATAATTAGCATAACGAATACTTGATTCAATAACACCGTATCTCAATCTCATTAATTGAGACATACGCAAACAGCCATCTATGCCATCTCCAAGTTCAATAATTGACAACTCAGTAATTCCAAGTTCTTCAATTTTGTCAATCACTTTATTGAATAAGATTGCCATTCTTTCCTCGAAAATTTCAGGAGAATACGCATTTATAATTCCATTGTAGAAATCTTTTATCTCAAACTCACACCCATAGTGGCAATCGCTAATCGCAAGAATCCATGATTTTTTGTTAAAAGTTGGTTCAATACGAACAGGAGATGATAATTTTGGTAGAAATGAAATAGCTTCACTAATTTTTTCTGTAATTAATTCATCTCTTGCATCCTCTCTAAGCCACTTATTGTATTCTAACTTTTCAGTTTGAAGCTTTTTTCGCTCTTTTTCAAGTTCTCTTTGAGCTAACTGAATCTCTCTTAACTGGGTATCTGTATCAACGAACCTAGACTGATTGGCTTCTAACATCTTCTTAAAAGCCTGATATTTTTTACGATAGGTGCTTTCACCATAATCATTACCAGTAAGCTCATTAATTATATTAGCGACATTCTGCCAAGAACCTATCTGGTCTTTATCTTCACATATCCTGTAGATAAGTTCCTCATCTGTTTCATTTTCAAATCGCTTATAAGAAGTTATGGTAATCACATCCCTTCTTACTCTTCATCAGACGGAACATCCAGTTCCTCATCTGTTTTTAATGCAACAGTAAAATCAATCACCTGATTCTTAAATGAAGAAAGTAGATCGGCTACCTTTACTTCCTGCTCCATATCATTCTCATCTGTGTAGGTAATAGTAGTACAATCCTCTGAGAGTGTACCTGCCTTTACTGTTAATTTATCTGTTGTAGTTCTTGTGAACTTTAATTTACTAGCTGCCATTTTTCAATCTCCTTTTTCTCCAATATAATAATAGGAGAGCAGTGCGCTCTCCTTAAATAATTTCGCTAATATCTGTTACAATTTTATCTGCAATATGATATTTGTTTACCGCTTCATCGGCAAAAATCCACCAATCTCTACGATAATTGGCATCATATTCGGATTCACTGATAGATGTTCTTTCCAAAATGTACTCTTTGATTTTCTCTTCTAATTCTTTTGTATACTCAAGATTATCAAGCATTTTACCAGTTGCATTAGTACCAGATGAATTATATCCATCATGAACAAGTACAGTACAACTAGGCAGTAATAACCTTTTATGACCAGCCATTAATAATAAACCACCAGAAGAGTAACATTTTCCTAATCCTATTGTAATTACAGGAACTTTACTTAATCTAATTAAGTCTATAATAGCAAAAACTGCCGAAACGCTTCCACCATCAGAGTTTATGTAAATCCTAATTGGCTTCATCTTAGATGCATCTTTTCCTGTATCTTCTCTATTCCAACGAATAATATCTTGATAAATTTCTACAAATCCATCATCAATTTCATCATTCCAAAGAATGCATCTATCGTCTCGTCTTGAATAATAATCAAGTAAAGTTGGATCTGGAAGTTTAACATTTGCGTAATCGCTTAATCCAGTATTATCTATTACATCCAATGTAATATAATCTTTATTCATAGGCACTTAGCCTCCAATTTCGTAATATTTTTCTATAATGAAATTTTTGTACCGCTATTAACAGCAACAACTTTTGTAGATTTAAGACAGCCAAATATTGCATCTTCTAAATCATGTTTAAACTCAATTTTATTTGAATCACCATGAACTAAATAAATCTTTTCACAATTTATGGATTTATAATAATTAATCATATCTTGTCTCTGCATGTGACTAGAAAATGACTTTAAATCGTAAATCTGCGCCTTATTCTTAAAAGGTTTACCATTAATATTGATTGTTTTATTGTCCTTGCCGTGTTTTATTTTCCATGCCAAAGTATCTTCACCAGAATATCCCATAAATAAAATACAATCAGATTCTCTCGGTAAAATACTTTGAGTCCACTTAATGGATCTACCTGCTGTCAACATTCCTGAACTACTAAGAATGATTTTTGCACCTTTATCTGCAATAGCTGCCTTACTGTTTTCTGGTTGAATAATTCTCTGAACATTCTTCCACGACATCATATCATCGAATAATTCTTTTTTATCACCTTCAAGAATAGAAGAGTAACAGTCTAACAATCTATTAGCTAATGGACTATCAATTAAAATTGGTACTTTGAAATTATCATCTTTTCCAAATAAGGAATATAGAATCCATAATATATATGGAGTTCTGTCAAGTGAGAATGACGGAATAAGAACTCTTGCATTATTATCAATACAATATTGTTCAATTACTGATTTGATTTTTTCTATATCCTTTTTATATGTTTCTTTCGTGCATTGTCTTTCTTTACTGCAATAGGTACATTCCATTATTGCAATATTTGCAGATGATACAGGTTTAAAATCCTCTACAAATATTCTTGTATCTTGTGTAGCTATGTTACCGAGATCGCTCGAAAACAGAATTTTTCTAGTATGTGATCCACCATTAATATATACTTCACATTGTTTTGATAGAAGAATATGTCCTGCATCAGTATATCTAATAGCAAGTTCATCAGATAAATTTACTATTTTATCTGAATCAATTTCTTCTATAAAATTAAGTGTTTTATATACAATATCTTCTGTATAAAACGGTTCATAATTTCTATCATTTTTTAAATTGATAACTTCTATATCACGACAATTTATAAATGATGAATCTAACCACATCTCTTTTAAAATAGAGGTCGATCCTTTTGGAACAATAATTTTTGCATTACATTTTCCACGCGCATATAATGTTGGAATCATAGCTATATGATCTGCATGTAAGTGTCCCACAATAATAAACTCTACCTCTTGTGGTCGTACTTTCTGAATATATTTCATATTTGCTCTATAGTTTTCTAATACAGTATGTTCTCCCTGAATCATACCACATTCAAACAAATAGCAATGTTCATAAGTCTTTATTCGTGTACAACTACCAGTAACACCTTCAGCATTACCACCGATAATCTCTACGGTTACTTCATGTTTTTTCTTTGCGATGGTATTCACACCACCTTCCTTAAATATTTTGGTTACTTAATGCCAATTAAATTTTCATACTGTTTATGAAGCTTTTTGTTTTTGTAACTTTCTGCAAGATAATACGTTCTACGGTGACGAGAAACCGTGTGACTAATTCCTTCATACCCAAACGGTACATCTTTTGAAATTAAATATTCCACTTCTTGCTTTGTAATCTTAATTATGTTAATACACATCCTTTTCCTAAAATTTCTCACATATTAGTGAGATAGTAGTTGGGATTACAAGATTTGGACTTGTGACAGACACGGTTTATAAGACCGCCGCTCTAACCAGACTGAGCTAAATCCCAAAAATAAAAACCTCATACCGAAGTATGAGCTTTTTATGTAATATGTAATATAGGCTGAGATAATTGACCTAATACCCTACCGTCTATTGCGGTTGGACACAATTTATCACACTGCTGATTAAGCAGTAGGTAGTAACAACACCAGTTTTGACATAACTGGCAAACTCTTACCACAAAGTATCATAGATTTCCTTTCTACACATTCTTCCTTGCGGGATTCATAGGTTGCGTCCTATTAGAGTTGCACATACTTGTACTTTCTTATATAACACCTTGCGAGCGTTATATACCACCATATTACAGATGGATAAGTTGTTTTTATCTTCATGGTCGTACACACTTTTGCTTGTAATTTACCAATACTAAATTTTAATATTCTATATTAATATTTGTTTCTTCAAAAGTATGTATTCTTCTTGGACGATGAGGTGTACATTTGACCATCCGTACCTTTTGAGTACAGCCCAATCATCACCATTCTGCTCGGATTGCGATCTCCTTACTTTTTGATTCCATCCCTGTTTTTCAACTTAAGAGATATTACCAAAATCCTACCAGCGGTTATACTTGCGATATTCCCACCAATAGTACACAAATCATACCCACATTTCTGTGTTACTACAGTGCCTATTTCGAGACACCCGCCAATCAACCATATTCGCCAACAGTTGTCCTTGAATAGAAGGTTGGGCGTAGATTTTATGTGTTTTCCGTCAAGCTGTATTGCTACAGTCGCAGCCTTATAATACGATAAGAACCACTTTATACATGTCACCATGCTTATCTTAGAATTTTCATCCTCTGATCCGAAACCGACCAGTTCCCATATAAAATGGGAGAGTTGCTGAAGCACAGGAGTCGAACCTGTTATTTCATGAGAATGAGTCATGTGTGATAATCCGTTTCACTCGCCAGCAATAATATATTTGAGAATAATCGGCAACCGTACTACAAGAATTGTGGCACAGTTACCGACACATATAAGAATAGAAGTACAAAGTACAATATGAATATGTACCAATCTTAGAAATGTTTTTTAGAATTGTTCAGAACCGCCAATGATTAGTAAGCGATGGGAAGTTTCACATTGAGTTCTCCGCCTCAAACATTAACGTTCGCATTTATGGCTGCGTACACCACATGCATTTATTGTAGCCTCAGCATGATACGAGATCCAAATCACTGTCCTGAATTTAATTTGTATTATATGGTGTCCGTTTAGGACGTTGTTAAATCGTTGTCTCTCGACAATTATATATTCTCTGTTTTATCAGCCAAGAAAAGCTGATTTCATTCTAAATCTGCAATGCCACTCAAAAGAGCAGCAGAGCAGATATACAAAGATTGTCGGTTTGTTTCTTCCATGACAATCGTTTTTGTATCATGTTTTTTGTGAATACTTCACTATATCTACATTTAAGAAAAATGAATTTTTTGTGAAAATGTGCCAAAAAGCCTTATAAATCAAGTGTTTTCAGAGTTTTAAGAAACTTCACACATTGAGGTTTCTCTTGATTTCCTCATACTATTCCTTTGCCATTCGAGTTGTTTTTCTCTTGCACAATACTTACAATACTTATCATTTGTACCTTTTATCTTGATTTTTCTTCCACATCCATTTGCACACTGCTTATAACCTTTTTTAAAATTCCCTATGTACTGATTACCAATATTTTCAAATTTAGTTACTTTATAAGCAATATCATCATCAGTGTCTCCTAAATCTATTTTGATATTAAGATTATTCACTTTTTTCCCGAAATGAATATAACCATTACTATATAACTCATGCAATAATTCATTCTTTTTATCAGATGAGAGAGTAACGTTGGCAAGTTTAAATACTTCTGAAAGACCTTTTGAGTCTTTTTTATTTATCCATCCTTCACTATTCATATATCTTGCAATAGCAAATAATGTAAACATAAATTTCTTTTGGCGATCATTTGGAAGAGACTCCACGACTTTTAATTCTTTTTCATAGATAGGAACATACTCAAGCTCCCTAAAGAGATTTTTTGATTCTGAATCATATAAATCAATACATGTTTTTTTGATTTTATTGGCATATCTATATTCCTGATATCCTTCAATATTGAATTCAAGCATCTTTGCTTTGACTGTATCAATTAGAATATTTGGATCTTTACCTCTATCAAAATAATACTTAGCAATCAATGTTATCAGATATCCATTCGAGATATTGTCTGGTTTGTTGCCAGACACTAATATCTCTCTAATATATTCTTTTTCATTCAGTATATACAACTTCTTCCTCCATTTCTTCTAAACGCTTAATAATTAGTTCTCCAATACAATCCCAACAAAACTGTCTATTACCTTTATATCCATAAGTCATATCAAGAATGATGTTCATACGTTCATCATCATTTGGACATATTTCTTCGGCTTTCTTCTTAAACATTTCAACCATACTTGCACGTTGATAATATTTGTCGAATTCGTCCTGTTTATCAAAGATATCAGTTCTATTTAGCTGTATTCCTTTTTCTTTTCCCTGTTTCTTTTTATATTCCTTAATGCATTCACAGTAATATTGTTCAAGTTCTCGCAGAGCTTGTCTGTGTTCTTCAGTACAACGTCTTTTAACCTTCAATGTATTATAATCAAATGAAGAGTCCTTATGTAATTTAGATTTGTAACCATCTAACTGACTTTCAACATATTTACAAATCTGATTCATAGAACAATTCCCTGTGCCAACTGGCATTTTTCTTTCATACCAAAATAGGAAATCTTCTTGTTCTTTTGTAAGGTCATCTTTATTATACAAATCCTCGATAGAACATTTATAGATAGCATAACATTTAGCATTACTTTCTCTAATGTATTGCTTGTACTGTCTTTTTGTTTCGTCGTAAACATAAATCATAAAGTAGGGCTTTCTGTATGCGCAAAGCGATTGCAAATATTTATTCTCTCCGCAAGCACCTAAATTGTACCAACTACTTTCCATTGGTTTTGCAATAATTCCCTTAATTTTGTCCAACTCATTTTGTTGATAGAGCTGACCACATTCTATTCTATATTCTAATTCTTTATATTCAGGTGAATCTTTCTCGAAATGAGATTGAACTTCCATCATAGATGTGACATAATTAGTGATTGTTCCAACTTGATTCCCCATACCTGCTTTATTTGTTTTTTTAACAGCAGCTTCAGTAACAACAATTTTTTCTGCATTTCGCTGAACACATTCGATAGCAGGTAAGTATCTATAACGTCTTTTCATAACTGGATTATTAGTAGAAAAGTTCAGATCCGAGTCCCAATCTTCCCCATTCTCAGCCATACAAAATGAATCCCAACCATTTATAATCATAATAGTATTCATATATTGATACCAATACCGGCATTCATCCGAATTGTTGATATTACACATTCGAATATTATTATGACTTGTCATTGGGCTTCTAAAGAGTACAATTTCATCTTCATTTTTATCAATCCAAAATTTTGAATAACATTCATTTGCTTTTAATAAACCTGTAACTTCCAAACCACAAAGAGATTGCATAAGAGCAAATGGATCGCCACTTGCAATCTGATAATTACCATTTACAAATAATTTGCCAATCTTCGCATCATTCATTTTTTTCTTGATATATCTATGTACAGAGTCAATTATATATGGATCTCCCAACATATATTCGCTTGTATATAAAGCACGTTGCCATGAATTTACATCAGTATTTTCGTTAATACCAAGAAATTTAATAGTAGAAGAGTAGTCACCACACATAGCATCTTTCAAATAGTTGATTGTTGGTGCGCACAATTCCTCAACATCTTCGTCTGTAAATTCATAAGACTGAAGATATTGGTAATTCAATTCTCTCTGTTCTTCAAGAACATGTGGTGAAATTTTTGTTACAGAAAATCCGTATCCACATTCCTTATATGCATTCACATATTGTTCAATATTATCATACGCTCCCCATAATTTAAGAGAAGACTCTGTGACAATCATTTCACATTGACGAATATCTTGCATATTTCCCCAAATATCTTCAATCATGTAATTTCCATTATTGTATTTTTCAATGAATTCATAAACAGGGAACGGATAGAGCATTCCTTTGAGCCATGCGTTTCTCAAGCACACACCGCCAGGAATATAATCAAGACCTAAAGATTCAGCTACTCGCTGCATATATTGTATAGTGCAAAGATTAAAACCGTCAGATACATTGTTTTCAAGAGCTTTATTCTTAATAATTTCTCTTGTAGGTTCTTTTGAATCGCCACCATCATCGAGTGATATAACATCTGCAAAATATTGTGTAATACAATCTTTTACAACCAAAATTCCATGTGGATCACAAATCGGTTGTGATGCAGAACATGTCAATGCTTTGTAAGCTTCATATTTTGCAGGAACTAATTTAGTATCTGGATTTCTCTTGCATTCACATAATTCATTTAATTTATCAATATATTGTGAATTGCAGAAGAGAAGAGTATTATTTTTTAATCCACCAGTAGTTCCAACAAAGCGTTTATAATTAACACCATTTACAGTAACGCCTTTTTTACTAGTCGCTCTTGCAAAATCAGATTTTTTATCAACAACTACCTGCATAAATATCTTTGAAAAATCAATACTCCAAATAGGTTTTTCTAAAATCTTATTTGCCATTATGCGGAACTCTTGGGCTTCAAACAGTGATATGAGTTCCTGATATTTAAAAGCTTCTTCTTTGGTAATCTGTAAATCCCAATTAGAATACTTTAGTTTATTTGTTCCAATTTTAAAAATCTCATATTGAGGTACGCTAATACCAGCCATAAATCCTCCTGTTGTTTATTATTAGTATTTTCTAAGTTCATTTAGCATAAATTCCACATTATCTCCATGCAATTCAAGTGAAATTTCTTGATAACCGCTATACCACGGATTTGTATAACAACCAAATTCAGCACATATATTAATGATTTTAGATTGAATTGTGTTTCGTTTGGGTTCTAAAAATCTTTTCCTTTTAGTTGTATAGCATTCATATATTTTTCCAACTTCATCAGATCTTCCAACCATTATTTCATGTTTTTGAACTGTTGCAGTCAGAATATAGTAGATGGCTTCTTTGTAATATTTCTTTACTGTTCCATCTTTCTTTTGAAAACAATACACTTTAAATCCTCCTTTTTAAATCCTCATTTTTTATTTACACTTATATATTCTCCAAATGAAATTTCTATTTATTCAACAAAATATACATTCACATACTTCATGCCTTTTATTTCTGCAATTCTGTATGAAGTAAACCCATCTCTCAATACAAATTCCCTGTCAATAATAATAGTAGAAGCGAAACGACCCGTTTTCTCGAAATAGTTCATCTTCTCGTTCATTTTCCAAGTCTTAATATGGTTCCAACCAGGTTGAATAATAATGTCACTAAGTTTCACGGTATATGTATATCCTGTTTTATAATGTTTTCTAAACATCTTAAATAATCTCTTCATAAGTTATATTCTCCATTTCTTCGTAAGCAACTCCATCGTTTGTGGTATAATATATATGTTTTATACCTAAATCCTTTATTGCCGCCATGCAGCTTGGACAAGGTCGAGATAAACCATATTCTTGATCTTTTCGTGATCTGTAAATATATAATTTCACTTTAGAAAAATTTATATCCATAAATCTAATAGTATTTAAACAACTAATTTCCGCATGTAATTTTGGGGCAAGATATCCACAATAAATTCTATTATTTCTATATTTGTTATAGTATTTTTGTACTGGATGAGTTTTATTACTATTGTATCCGACTCCAATGATATTACCTTGATAAACCGCAATACAGCCAATATGTATTTTGTTAAAATCTGAATTTTTAGAAATTTCTTTTGCTTTCTTAAAATATTGATAGTCCTGTCTGCTAAACATAACTTAATAAGACCTCGATCTATTGAGTATATTTCTGTGACACTGTTCATCAAATTCCCAATCAAACAAAATCCTGCCTGTAAAATTTTGCGTATGTTCATAGTTAGTAGAAAAATCTGATGTGTAAATGTTCCCGCCATAGGTATTCTGATACTTATGGTTCTTTGATTCGATAGTTACTGTTTTGTTCATTTAATAGTTCTCCTTTTCGTTTAAATAATATTTTCTTCATTGCAATCAACTCCCTTTGAGTGCTGCGTTATTTGGTTACATATGTTTATTCTCTGTTTTATAATTCATTTTCTAATAATTTAATTATCTTTGTTTTAACGTTATCAGAAAATAAACAATTTTTATCTGACTCCAATAAGTCTAATACGGTCTGATATGATAGGTCGGACGATTTTAGTGTATTGATATAATGTTCTTTGTTCTCAAACCATTTTGTACCAATTTTATATAATTGATTTGAGTCACCTATCTTATTTATTCCTGCGATTTTTACCATTCTTCCCATATTTAATTTCCCTCCTTTGTTATGAAGTTATATTTATCAAATACTCGTATATCACGAATCTTTTCCAAACATGACTCATCATTATTCTTTTTGTAAGTTGCTTCATATTTGTGATTTTCTTGCAAGACATATGCATAGACTTGTTGGATATCTTCTTCAGAATATTTAAAATCTTTATTTTTACAGATTTGATTATACATTTGAGCAAGTCGTCTTTTAGCATTAGCCTTCTTTATATTATTCTCCACATATTTATATGAATCTTTGTATTTTCGTTGGCTAACGGCAAAAGCATCAATGTATACTTGATCTTCAGGTCTACCATACACATTTGGTAAACGAGTTATTTCGCCTGAATCTTTATTGATCATAAAATCGTTCTGTCTATAAATATAAATAAGACCAATACTTTCTAATATTTTGTTGTAATCAATAATGGATCTTTCTGAAATACCTGAAAGTTGAGATATATATTCTATAGTAAGATTACCGACAACTCGACATTTGTGCTGATACGCGTTTATATATACATCAATCGTTGAACTGATAGTCCCAATAAGAAAGATAAAATATTTTAACAATAGAAGAGTATTAACATCTTTTAGCTGACATATGGTTAAAATCTCTTCATATGTAACAATTGTAAAATATTCACCTTCTTCTGTGATGAAAAGATCAGAACAATCTATTATGTCAAACTTGCCTTTCGATTTAACTCTTTTTATAATGCCTTGATCAATTAACTCATCATATCCAGTCTTTAGACCAGTATAAAATCTACGTGGATAATCCAATGATTTTGTGAGCTGATATGCTAATATTTCACAAGACGTACATATTTCTTTAACATCTTCATTTGGCAAAAGCGTTTTTATTGCACAATAGGCTGCCAAGCCATATATAGAAAGCTTGTCTGATTTATATATTTTTTCACTTAGCCATAATTGCATCTGTTCACTTCCTTTCACTTATATATTCTCCAACAGGAGTGCAGAAGAGTAAAACACTTAAAAATCAACGATTGTGAATTACCATGGTGCAAAAATGTACAAATTTATGCATGTACACTCCCCAAGTGTAGAGAAAAAATGTGCTCAAAAATGTACAAATTTGCAGATAGTTCATTTACTATGATATTCAATTACAATGATTTTAATTAAGCTCTTATTTTTTGTTTACTCTTTCATATGTCTTATTCTCCTTTTAAATTGCAATTCTGTTCCAAATTAACATACTTCTCTTTGTAAATATCCTCTACAAAGAATACTGGCAACTTATCATGATACATTTCATAAATTTCTTTACCTGATATACTTACCCAAAAGTTACTTTCTGTTTGATTTTGTTCCTGCGATACTTCAATCTCTTTCTGATATTTACTATTTTTAATTATCCCTCCAATTTTTCCACAGATAGTACAATAACTGCTTAATGATGTATGAATACGTTCTTTTTCTTCTTGAGTAAATGCATTACTTTTAAAATTCCATTTATTTTGAATCAGGCATTCTTCATAATGGTGTTTGTGTTTTAATTTGCGGTTACTTTTGGAGATGTTGCTTTCTTTCTGCTTAAGATATTTTGTGATATCACTTTTTGTTTTGCTGTCAATTAGTTTCATACTAAATTCCTTTCTTTGAGTAAGTAATGGGATAGAAGTAAAATACTGTTCAATAATATATTCTCTGCTTATTTCTTATTTTTGGCATAAAAATAAGACAGACGAAATCAATCATCTGTCTTTGATATCATGTTATATTTAAATGATCAAATAGATAACCAAGTAGATTCTGGCTTTGCTATTAGTCTCGCATTATTATATGCCATATCTAACGTTAAACATGTGTGTCCTTGATATGAGTTATCTTTTTTAGTGACTGCAATTGCTACATCAGGTTTATTATCTGACATTAAACATAATGGAAGTAGTAATTGTATTTTACCATCAAAATATTGTGGAATTGCTAGTTTATAATTTGCGGAAACTTTCTTTTTCATTGTGTCTAGTGCACCGTTTAAAATATTAATCTTATTGGCACTTTCAAGAAAAGCCTTTGGTAAACGTTGTTTGTTCTTTTCATCATCAAGTATGTGAGTATAATGTACATCAATTGGATAATGCCAATCAAAAAGAAGTAATTCTGGCTTTTCAAAATAATTTGCTCTTTCTGGTTTTTCTTTTATACCAATACGTCCAAGTTCATATCCAGTAAGAAATAGTATTTCTGTTCCTGATTGATATGTATATAATTGATCGTAATATTTATTAAATAATCCTGTATTGAATAAAGCATAATCTTTTCCTATTGTTATTTTCTTTTCGGAAGTCAATTTATCATATGTTTTCACTAGGTAATTAGCCAGAATTCCATTATTAGGGTACGTTGGATTAGACCAATTTTCAAAAATTGCCATTTTAGCTAGTTGATCAGTATAGTTATTCCAGTTTACTTGAAAATATGACATATATTCTGCTCCTTTAGTATTTTTAAATGCTTCTTTAAGTATATCATATTTCTTTGATTTGTGAAATGGGAAAGTAAATGTGTTATCTGGTTTGTATAATTCAAAAGGATATGCTTCATATTTTTGTAATGCTTGTGGTATGTATTCACCTTGTAATTCTTTATGTGCTTTTTTATATGCTTCTTGTGTGGTATTGGCATATACCAAATAGATATAATCATATGGTTCATAACAATATGCTGCTGTTGTTGGTATTAGATATGTATTCATTTGCTAAATCTCCTTTGAAATGATTTTTTGTCTTTCTATATACATTATTCTCTGTTTAGTAGCGCAATTTTCATATAGTTTTATGGTAGCCCCTATATTAGGGGTTATATTCGTTCTGAGAGAGAAATAAGAGAGTTTTATGTCTAGGAAAGGATTTTATCATTGGAGGTATTTTGAAATGAATTTGAGTCGATTTCGTGAGATTTAAGCTAGAGATTGAGGTATAAGATAGGGTTGTGTGATGTGGTGAGATTAGTGCGGGTAATATGAATTGAATTTTTACGGGGAAAATGTTTATCGGTGAAAGTGCTTATAAATAAGGATAATTTTGGGATTGTGGATGGATTTTTGGTGAGATGGAAGTTTGATTTTTGGGCTGTGAAGTGAGTGGAAGCATTGATTTTAGTGGGGTTTGACGATATGGGGTACGATAATATGTTATTTTGAATAAAAATAGAATTTTGCTTGATTTTATTAGAGTTTTGAAGATATCGGTAAGGTAAAATTTTAGAGAAAGTCTGTGGAACAACCTGCTATGTATAATCTGATAAAATATAACTATCTTTTTAGTTTTTGCCACCCCCCGATCCGCTAAAAATACGGTATTTCTATATTTTTCCGTAGGATCTCGGATAGAACAACGTTCGATAAAATCAAATCTGGACTATCTGAGCGGAACATACTCGAACATATGTTTGTATTATAATTTATCGTATTTTTTGAAAAATAATACTTGACTTTAGACAATTCATGTGATAGTATATAGTCAAGTCAAGAGAACAAACAATTTTTAAGAAATTAGAAATTGACTCTTGACAAGCAAAAGAATATCTGATATACTTGTATTAAGTCAAGTGAATAATTAGGAAGTAACAAGACTTTAAACTTCTTTGCAAGCAATCCTAAAACAATACTTGACAACAGACAAGTAACATGATATACTTTAAACAAGTCAAGCGATTGACTTAAATGTTCAAACTTATAGCTTATATATAGGGTAGCAACCTATAAATAGGGTGCAAAGTCTATCACACCTTACACCCTTACATAGTGGAACGCATGAAACGCTACACCATAGCATTACATATCTTAGCATATTTCATGCAAAAATTCCACAAAAAGTTTGCATATCTTTAAAAATGCCTTTGCGGATAGGTGGCAAGTGTTACGGCACAAACCACACTACGAAAATAAGTTACGGCTTGTATTCTAACTATTTGCATTGCAATTCGGGGTGAAAATAGAGTGCCTACGTTCCCCAACTCGTAGGAATTGAATATTGAGGTCTGTATCTATATCCTAAAGGGGTTAGAGGTCATGAATGCTCAAGACTAAGCATGAATACTCTTTAGGGGCGTACGAAAGTACAACGGTGTGAGGTGCACTAGGTAAGGTGAGGAGGACGTTATAAAGCTACCAGTCTGCAAAGATTGACAGTTCCAAGTCTGTTAAAAGCTGAGGATAACAACGTACACAATAAAAATACATAGCACCGATTGCGTCAAGTCGGAGAAAGAGAACATTATGAGTAAAACAACAACTAACACAACAGTAGCAACAAACAACACTAAAGTTGACTTTTTCCAGTCAGCACGCACATTATCAACACGGACTTCTGAATTTTTCCGTTGCATCATCAAAAAAGCCGAACTGAATACAATCTATGGCTCAAAAATTGATGCTAATAATAACAGTATTGCAGCCATTGACGACATGCTCGAAAAAGGTTCGGGAAATCTTGACATTACAGTTGAGGATCTGAACCGGATGCGTACTAATTATGTAACTATCAATGAAGGCTTAAAGGTTGAGTGGGATAAGTTGCTCAAAGAACAAGCTTCTTTTGAATACAACGAACACGACAAAAAATTCCGCAAAGCTATGAAAGATGCTAAGTGCTTAGAAGATGTCAAGACAGCAGTAGAGAACTTCTACAAAGTTTACAAACTTGATGTAGCAGGTACAACATTTGAAACTGCCGTTCTGGAATCAATCGGTAAGAAGATTGACACGAAAACCGTTGTAAAGTCTAACGGTACAAAGGCTCTCAAGTATGACGTAACAAATGCGCTTAAAAACCTTTACGGTGTAGGCTTTGAGTGGATGGTAGAAGCAGGAACTATTAAACCTGCCGATATTCCTAGCGTATTAACTGACAAGTACACAAAAAAATCTAAGAAAAACAACAAATAGTATGCAACCATAAAATGCATAGTTAGAGAGGGCAAGGCAAATACTTTGCCCTTTTTATAGTGTGCATTTTTAAAATTAAGGAGGGAATTGACATGTTGAAATTCAGAAAAAATGAAATCCATGCACTTGCAAATCAGCTCACAGCCAACTCTGAGCTTTTCGGAGATGAAATTTGCTCCGTTACTTCTCAGCTAGTAACACTGTCAAACTCTGCAAATGAGTTTGGTTGTCTAATGGAAGGGAAAATTTCCGACTGCTGGGGTAGAACTGTAACTGCAACTGCTATACCTGATAAATTCAAGCATCATTGGAGATTCTAAAAAAGGAGGATAAAATCATGGGAAAAGATAGAAGCATGGCAATTAAACATGCAAAAGCGAAAAAAGAAGCAATGAAAGAAGTGCTAAACGATCAAAACGACTTTGCACAAACTTCATGGGGACTTACTGACAATATACGTAAATGGTTCAAGGCAAAACCATATGCATTGACATATGGTAAATAAAAATGATAGCACTTGAAAAAAGTCAAATAATATGCTATCTTTGAATATATAAAAGGAGGCGAAAATTATATGATAGTATATTATAAACTTGATACACTTTTAAGCGAACGCAAAATAACAAAAACACAACTATGTAAAGATACAGGAATTAGCACTAATGTTGTGTCTAAAATAAGTAAAAATGAAGTATTTAAAACAGATACATTAAATCGTATCTGCGAATATCTCCAAGTCCAACCAGGGGAAATTATGGAATGGATACCAGATGAAAAATATAACAAGGCAAACGAAGCAATTGCCTCAATAGAGCAACAAATAGCAGAACTTGAGGCAAAGAAAAAGCAATTACAAGGCAAATAATGCGTCAAATATAACCACAGCACCAATCAAGCACCCAATTTCCGGGTGCTATTTTTTATACCCAAAAACAATCAGAAAAGGAGAACAAATATGAAAAAGAAATTATTATCACTCATTCTTACAACAGCAACAATCCTTACATCCTACACAGCAGGCACAATGCAACAAACGCAAACAGTCAATGCCTCAACTCCAAAGCAGATCAGTGTAACAAATGCAATCCCAATCTGTGACATTGCTGGTTATTTCTATGACAAATATGGATATCTCTGCTTTGAGCTTGGCGATACAACAAAGCAGTTCAATAAGGCAGATGGATATTCGTATTCAAAAATCTGTGAGAAACTTCCGCATCTTAAAGATTTAGATGAAAACAAAACATATCCTTTGACAGCGAAAGTAATAAGGGCAAACAAAAAGCAAAACGTTGTCACTGTACAGGATTATAGCGGAAACAAATGGAAATTTCGTGGCTGTGAAGACTATGAAGATGAAGATGTAGTATCTATGCTCATGGATAGTAACGGAACAGAAAAGATAACCGATGATATTATCTTACAGGTCAGATACAGCGGTGCAGAGTGGTAAATAATAAGAAAGGAAGTAAAAACAATGTCAGAAAAACAGAAATCAATTCACAATGCTTATTGCGACTATGAAGTAGCAAAGGCAAGCAAACCATCACGGATCTATTCAGTCCGAACAGAAACACGGAAACCACACGGAATCAAAACCCATAATATGAGTAAAGCGATGTTAGCACAGACGTTAGCATCGCTTTTTTAATGCACAAAAGGAGGAAAGGCAAATGATAATTATCATTAAGGATGGTTATGACATTATTGATAATCGTCCAGAAGCAGAAATCGCACAGTCAGAGCGTGATTATTTTGAGGAGCGTTACAACAGAGACTTAAAACGCAAACTCGAAGCAAACAAACATCCATTTGCAAAGAAATTATTAGCTGCATGTGGATTATTATAGAATGGAGAGTGAAAATCATGGCAAGAACATTACGGGATAATCAGGCATCATGGGACGCATTATTTTATGCAATCATTACAGGATGCACAGCAAAAGATGCATTATTAGCTATTGGAATCTGCCCAGATAGCGAAAATAATTTAGCAAGGAGAACAGAAAGAGAGGCGAAAGAATAGATGAAAGGATATGAAGTACCGGATGGTTATATGAGTTGGATCAATGGAAAATACCAGCTTTTTGAAAGCGAAAGCGAATATTACGAAACACTTTTAGAAAGAGAAGAGGTCTAAATGGAAAGAGAAATAAAAGGCGAATTATTCAATGCATTGTGTAAAAGATGCGGAGAACGTAGAACTTGTCATGGGATCTGCGTTGACATGAACAATGCAATGGTAAAGGCAAATGAAATTAAAGCGACTGCAAAATAATTGTGGTCGCTATTTTAATGAAAAAAATTATTTTAAGAAGCGAATAATATATTAGAAAGCGAGTGATGAAAATGAAACATCGGTAAAAGCGAAATGAAGCTGTGCTATCAGGCTATACGGGCAAACACATTATAATAAGGAAAGGACAGATGAATTATGGCATATAGAAAGACAAAACAACTAAGAGAATTTGAACCGATTCTGTTACAGAATGGATACAGATTTACACGGTGCAAGGGAAGTCATTTCATTTATATGAATCGAACTTCTCATAAAATCATAGCAGTCAATAAAGACTTGAACAGAATGGTTCGTGAACGATTAATAAAAGAGAATAAGTTACAGGAGGTATAAAACTGTGCAGACAAGAGAAATTAAAGTAGGAACAAAATTCAAGCATATGAAAGAAGAATGGATCTGTACATCGAACGATGGATTCATATTTGAAGCAGATTGTTTGAATAAAAATTGTCCAATGAAAGATTTAATGCTTATTGGATCAAGCGAAGAAGTAGAAGTGATTGAATAGGAGGTGTAAGAACATGAAATGGACAGAGTTATTACGGAAAGATAATTATGCTTTACTGCAAAGCGAAAGTGATACACAGTATGCGGTTGCAAGTGGCTATGATCCAACGCAGCCTGAAGATCAGCAGTGGTCAAGTGGAACATATTTTACCTATTGGAATGACGCAAAGCGAAAAGCTGATTGCTTGCAAAATGCTTTAGATTGTTTTAGAAGTAGAACAGAAGAGAACTATGTAACCAAAGGTCAGAAATACCTTGAAATCTACAGAGAAGATTATAGCGAAGGCACATTCAATGAAATTATTACATCGCTTGGAATTGATAATGACAGAGTTGGAAATGCGATTGGTTGTTATTGCATTGTAGATGAAGAAAGTTTAAAAAGGTAAAAGAATGCGAAGAGGTATAGTTCATGCGATTAAGTGATTTATTATCATATATAAGCGAAAATGAAAACGTTTATGTATGGTTGGATGGAAAAATTGTAGCTGAATATAATGGGAGAGATAGTATTTCTCTTAAATATAATGATTTTGAGGTTGAAAAAGGAAGTCTTAGAAAGTGTGAAAATGGAATCGAAGTTACATTGACAGGAAATTTAATTGTTCCTAAAAGATAATGAGCAGGAAGATGTGGATTTTATTATCTCGATGAATGTAATAGCAGAGTAAACAGATATTTCATAATGAAAGGTAAAGGGTAATAGCATGAAAAAAGTAAAAGTAACAATGACCGTTGTTTTAAATGATAATGCAGATGTAAAAGAAATTAAAAAGTGGGAGCATCATATTGATTATGCGATTGATATGGATAGTTATCCAGAGATTGAACATATTGAGAATGTTAAGGTTGAAGAATAGAAAATGGATATTTCACAAGAAGGAGGATAGAATCATGAAGTACAGATTAGGTTGTTATAACACAGATGGAAGTTTAGAGTGTCTTCGTGCTGTAGATAATAAAGAGAGTGCAAAACTTGCGTACAAACATCTGAAAGAAGAATATCAGTGTACGATTTGGGTTCAGAAGATAGAGTTTGTTGATCCAAAAGAGGAGTTTAAAGAAGCATAACAAATGCGTGTTTCATTAGAATTGTAGGTAAGAGAAATGAGTAAATGGATTTTAATAGAGGTTGAAAATCAAAATATAAATGAACCGGATACATATGATTCTTATATAGAAGCTTATGGTGAAATGAAAAGCAGATATGAGAATTTAGTAGAAGAAGGAGATGAAGCGTCCATTGATGAATATGATGCGAACATCCAGACGGATTCATACAATATTGATTGGAAAATATATGAAGTAGAAACAGAGTAAATTCGCATTTCTTTAGATTAGAAAGGAAAAATATGGTAGAAAAAACGGTTAAACAGATTATAGAAGAAAATAAAGGCAAAGAGATTCATTTATTAGACGAAGCTGGTATATGGGGAGAGTTGCCACTTACAGAACACAACTTACAACTAACGCCAAACGCAGTTGAAATAAATGACTTCGTAGTTAGAATATATCTAGGCTGAATCTAAGATTTCTTAGGAAGGAGTGAAGCGAAAATGACAGATAGAGGAGCAATCATGCATTGCCACGATGCAAAAAGAGACGCAAATGATTTTGATAGATTAATGGATGAATTAAATTCTATTAAGAGAGATAAACAGGTGATTCAAGATATGGAATTGTCTGATGAAGCAAAACAGAAATGCTTTGAGGATTTAGATAAACAGTTAGCAGACGCAAAAGAACGAATGCACAATGCTATTGATGAAATGTAGAAAGCAGGTGAAGAGAAATGGCAAAATATAAATGCAGCAAGACAAAGGATGAAATTCTTGAAATTATTGCAGAGGAATTTAGAAAAGTAAATAAAGATTATGATAATGCAATGCAGAACGACAATGATAAACTCAAAGAACGGAATCAGGGCAGATATGTAGCAATGTTTGATTTGTTACATAAGTTAGAGATTTATGAAAAGGAGTGAAGCAAAATGACAAGTATTGAAAAATCAAAAGAAGATGCACGGAACTTAAACGAACTCACGGATCATTTGATTAAATTGCTTGAATCGGATGACAAGCGGTTCTCATTTGAATTTTGTGCAGGTGGCACAATGGAGATTTACGACAAAGAAAAAGAAATCGGTTATGCCGTTCACATTGCACCAATTGAATATGATGAAGATGGAAACGCAATTAATTTATAGCAAACGTAAAGGCAGTTAGGAGAATAATCTACTAGCTGCCTATTTTATTACAAGAAAGTGAGGAAACGATTATGAGCAGATTTAAAACAATTAAAGAAGCAACTGAAGCATGGGTACATGAAATGAATGCAATTCCACAGGGAATGATTTTACGGTTATTTCAGGATCATCCCGATGATTGGACAGAAGTTACAAAGCCAAGCAAATATGACAGAGTATATGTATTTGATAATGGAGACTATGGAGAAATCACAGACTTTGATGAAGAAACGGAAGAATACATTATCTCACTTGACAACGGAGAAGAAATCAGATGTGAAAATGGCGATTTTGAAGTTAATCATGATGATTATCTTCCAATGTGGGGAACAATGTGGAGCTTTGGAGATAGGTGTGATGATTGGTGGTTAGAAGAAGATAACGGAATTGAACTGATGTCACAGTGCGGATTTAGAATTTATGAAAGTGAAGAGTTTGGTTACTTCTTTGGAATTGATGGAGCTGGATATGATTTTTATGAAAGTCATTGGATTCCATTATATAAAGCAAGAGGATTGCAGTGGCACGAAACAGAAACGGAGGAATAAGATATGACAAAGTATACACAGAGACAGTTAAAAGAGATGGTAAAAGATGGACTTGCAGAAGATATTACATACGGAAATAATGATACGAGAAGGCAGATCGAAGAAACAGAAGGATATTACACACAAGTCGGATATTCAAGTGGTGTATATGGATGTAATGGAATGCTGTTAAAAGGAAATAAGACTGGAAAATTATATGCGATTACATCAAGAACAACAGCAGTATTTGTATTCTAAAGTCAAAGGAAATTGTAATTTACTTAGAAGAAAGGATGAACAAAATGAAAAATTTTATAGAAGCATTGTTAAAAGTATTACCATTTTTCTTAGGATTAGCAATTAATAGAATTGCAAATAAAATGGGAGTAGATTTATTTGATTGGAAAGTGATTGTCACAACAATTATTGTTTTTATTGTTTACTTAATGATATGTAAATGGATTGAGGGTAAATAACACAGAGAATAATAAGGCAGACGCATACAAATGTGTCTGTCTTATTTATTGGAAGGAGAATGTGAAAGATGAACGGATATGAATATATTTGTGGAACGGCAGCACGGTTCAGAAAGAAATTTCCAAACTTATATGAACGGAAAGAAAAGAAGCCTGTGTTCATTGATCCAAGTTTGTTAGACAAAATCGAAGATATTCCAGATGCAATCAAGGCAGAACTAATAGGTAAATCAAGAATATCACGGATGAACAGAGAAGACTTTGCAATCAACACAGAGGATGAAAACGGATATAAATATTATCTTGATATTGATTGTAGCTGCTATGACTTCTATAAAAATGACAAGTTAGTTTATTCAGTGCTACATGTAGATGGTACAAGATGGAATGTATATAAGGTAAACATCTATGGTGATTATGATGAACTACCTGTGAAGTCAGGTAGTTTGAATTGGAGTAAAAACTTGAATTTTAAGTTAGGTAGAATTGACATTAGTGCTTATGAAAGCGAGGCTGATTGATATGTATATAGAACATGATTATCATTATATAAATGCAAATGAAAATTTGTTAATAGAAAAAGGTTACGGAAAGATTTCAATACATTCTATTCATTTTGATAGACATTATTCAGAAGAACAGAAGGAAAAGAATAGACAAATTGCAGAATCTATGACAAGTGAGCAATGGAGTAGACACTGCGAAGAGGTTGCAAAAGGTTTTACCAAACCATTAAATGATATTCTGAAGCAGTTTATAGACAGATATGATATTCACCAGGTTTCAGAAGAAACAAATACGATGGAACATTATAAAAGTGATTGGGATTTATATTTTTGGAGTAATAAAGGATGGAATGGAAAAGATTATATGGACTGTTTCAAACTTGATTTTAATAAGAATAGAAGTGTAGAAAAGAATATGGCTTTGTTAAATGAAATTATTCCACTTGTTGAGTCTATGAAATATGAAAACATAGGTTGCCGTATACAATATGATGCTGTCTTAGACAAAGAAAAAATAGAAAGAGAAGCGAAAGAAATTTGCGAAAAACTTACATGGAAATTTATAACATATTGTGGGATTGAAGGAAAAATCAAAGTTGTGGATGAAGTTAATAATTATAAAACTTATGGATTTTTTAGGAAAGGTGCAAGAAGTAAATATTACAAAGTATCAAACACAGAAATACTAGCAATGAAATTACAGGAGGCAATTTAATATGGAAGATAAAGTTGTAATTGATGTATTAAAGGAACTCAGAAACGAATTTTTACATAGAGTTGAAGAATTGGAAGATGCATACAGAGAATGTAGTCACAATTCAATCTGTAATAGAATCTCACAGTTACACGAAGACATAAATGTAATCGAAAAGAAAGTTGAAGAAATTAGTCCTAGTGATTGCGATTGGTAAAAAGAGGTGATGCAAATGTTATGTCCATACAAAGGAGCAGCGTTATCAACCTTGGAAAGAATAAAAGGAACTGTAACAAGTTATTATGTAAATCAGATATACAAAAATGAACAGTATAATTTGTATTGGTTTATAAACTCCAAGGGATATGCACATGTGTTGAAACCTTGTAAGGTATTACTTAATGGAAGATTTCTTCATTATGCTATTGAAGATAATTTACTGACAACAGATAATATGGTACAATCTAAGGGAACTAATGGAGAATATAGTACACTCAAAGAAACTATTGAGGAATTAGAACGGAGGCTGCATAATGAAAAATTGTAATAGCTGTAAATATTTTTGGTATGATAATTCAACAGACACTTCTGAATGTGGTCAATACGACAATATGACAGAGGATGAAACTGATAAGTATTATACAAACGGAGAAGATAATTGTCCGTTCTACAAGGAAGATACAAATTAACTAATGAATACAATTTAATAGAGAGAATAATTAAGCAGATAACAGATAATGTTATCTGCTTTTTTAATTCCAAAGGAAAGAACTGTTTCTTAAAGAGATTGGAGAGTGATTAAAATGATAAGCACAATAGAAAGAGATTTTGTAGTAAAAGATGGTGTAGCAAGCTTCCCGATGAAAGAATATCCAAATTATTGCGGAATTGAAGATATTGGATATATTTCGCACGGAGAATGGGCAGACGCAGAACTTGAATATAATGGAAAATTATTCAATGAAAATGTGGTGTCAGATGCAATGTGGGAAAGATTCATTGAAGAATTTCCTGATAAAGATGGAGCTTATGAAGCTTTTAGTCAGTATATGTATGACAATAAAGACGAAGTATATGAGTTGTTAGAAGATTGGAGTGATAGGAATGAATAATATTTTTGTGATTGATAAAGCAACAAAATGCAATTTAGGAGTCCTTGATTTCATACCACGGAAAGATGACAGGATTTCTATGAAAGCATCTGAATGGAAAGAAATAGAAGTAGTAGTTGAGTGCGTATTATATGACCCACTAGAACATGCAACATTAGTTTTTGTGAGCATTGTTGAACCATACTACATAGCTATGGTAAAAGAAATTAAGTGGTAAGAAATAGCAATTTCAAGCGGAAAGGATGGTTGATACACTATGGATAATATCACAGTAATTACGTTAAATACAAATGATGAACAGGTTAAGACAGTTATGACGGTAGATGAATTAATTCATGCATGGTATCACGAAGTAGATATTCCTACTAATGATGATACAGTTGTTAGTTGTGTATTAAATGAAACACAGTTATATTTTGAAACTTTCGGAGAATTAATGCAGGCATTAACTGGTGAGTGTTAGAAAGGATGGTTGATTTGTATGAAAAAAGATAAATTAGAAAAGTATCTTGATGAATTATCAGAGGGAACAGATTTTGATTTTAGAATATCAGAAATAAAGAATAGTGAAGTTGAGTTATACATGCAGGGAGATAACCCTTGTAATGAGGATTGGTGTACTGAAATTACAATTAAGAATCCAAAGACAAAGAAAGAATTAATAGAGACTTTACACGAAAAAATGTGGGAACTTTATGATGACTTTGATGTTGAGGAAGAAACATATCTTATGTTAGAAGCAGAGAGAAATGGATTCCAAGGTGTTCCTGATGTAGTCGATCTAGTACATAACGAGGAATATAAGGAAAATGCATTGAAAGAGTTTGCGGAAAAGTTAAGAGATTTATTATAGGAAGGAGTGCTTAATATGCTAGATATTACAAACTTATATGCATACAGAATTGAAGAATTGGCTGTTGGAATTGTAAAGGCAGAATCATATGAAGACGCAAGAGAAAAGGTGAAAGCAGCCTATTTGAAACACAACGATTGTTTTGATTCTGAAAGAGATTTTATTGAGATAAAGGAAATTGCAGAGAATGATTCATGGTTTAGTGATAATCCTGATGTAGTTGAAGTCGATGAATTAATATAGAAATGGAGTGACAAATTATGATTAACAGAGAAGATTATGATTTTACAAAAGGAAACGAATTGTATAATAAAATTGTTAGAATACTTACAGATTTTGAAAATAAAGAAGACAATGAGGAATTAAACACAAATGAAACGGATATGTATGAAACGTTGTGTGAAACTCAAAACTTCTTGGAAGAAAATTTTGAGTGGATTTCAAGGTAAAGAATGGAGTGATGATATATGAATAAAGTAAGAGAAAGAATCTTAAAAGAAGTATCAGAAGCGAAATATCAAGATTATGAAAAGTATAGAGATTTAATCTCGTTTTGTGTTTGTGATGATTACTTTGGATATAACGCAGATACAGATGAAGAGGAAGAAAGCGACTTTGATGAAGTAATTGTTGTAGTTGAAAAGGATTGGTTGTTCAATTTGATAAAGCGAACTGAAGATTTTAGAACAGACGATGAAGTGTTGAAATTCTTACAGGAAGAATATACAAGTGATGATAGTATCATGTGGTATTATGATGCATTGAGAAAACATAAAGTTGTCATGGTTGATTTTAATTAAGGAGTGATTGTATGAAGATTTTAGTTAGAGAAATTAATTATAAGGAAATAGAAGTTCCAAATGATGTTACAAGATTTGATGTAGAAAATATGATTCAAAATTGTGAAGTTGTAATCGGTGATACAACAGATACAGAATATGAAGTGAAATTTCCAGAAAGCGAAAACTGGGAAGAATTATTTTAAAAGACTTGAAACAAGAGTTTCCTTCGGAATAAAAAGAATAAGGATGGTAACATAAATGAAATATACATGTTATGATTGGTATGGAAATAAGAAAGTAGACAATATTGATAACTTAAAAGATGCTGTAAGAGAAGCATTAAAGCTAGATTGTGAAGTCCACGATGAAAACGGAGACATTATTTATTCAAAATGGGATGGTTGGAATGGAGATTACCCAGAAATTGAAAAGAGATGGTTTCCTGTAGCTGACATGGAAATGGTCAATAAGGCAAAAAATTTCATTGAAAAGACAGGAATGTTTTATGAATGGTGCAAGTTCCAAAGAGACCAGTTCTCTAAATGGATAGGCAAAGAGTGGTTGCACAGTGACAGATGGAGTGCAGCTTATGATTGGGTAAACGATGGAAGATTTGCAAATGTAGATGTTCCAGAGGATATTGTTAATTGCTTAGTTGAAGAATGGGAAACCAATGCTATACATTTAAAAGTAGGAATTTAAGGAGAATATATATGAAGAACCCAATATATAAATGTTCAAATTGTTATAATGAATTTTCGGAGCAACTATATCCAGTTAATATACCAGATGTTAAATGGATAAATCTTATTTGCAATAAATATCCGAATGGATGTATTCAAATAACTTGTCACGATGCTCAAGAAAACGCTTATTATGCAACGAGACTTCTGAAATGTTATGTGAGTAAAAAAGGTAGATATGCAATTTGGGGTAAACATAGATTTTATGAAGGATATAGCGGCGGTCTTATATTGAGAGGTGTTCCGTATAAGTCTATTGAGACTATAAGAGATGCGGCTAAACCGTATGGAACGATAGTAGAATGAAATGAGGATTTATTGTGAAGAATGGAGGTTGACAATATGGCATTAATAAAATCAGATATATTATTCAAGGTCTGTGGGGCAAAAAGTGTCGGAAAACAAAAAGTAAAAGTAAAACCAGTTGAACATCATTATGAAGAAGATAGTGAACCAGAATATATTAAATATGGTTGTCCTTTGTGTGAAAGCTTGGGAAATGAATATAGAAAGGTTTATTCACACTCATCTGGATTGTTTGATAAAGACAAACAATTTAATCAGTTTTCATTTTCAAAAGGAACTCCCAACTGTCCTATATGTGGAATTAATATTGATTGGGATTATAAGAAACAATGAAACGATGATTTATTAAGTTTGGAAAGGAGTGAATTGAAAATTATGGCTAAAACATATTATAAATATTATCAACCTAATGACAAAGACCTGAAAGACAATTATGGAGATTGTGCTATCAGAACAATCTGTAAAGCAGAGAATCTTTCATGGGTTGATGCTTATGATATGATGTATAGACTTTCCAGAGAAGTTCAGTGTCCGATGAATTGTAAATATGGATTTGAACATATTCTGAAAAGCAATGGATATGTATATACAGGAATCAGTAATAAGAAAGGTTCAAAGCGTCCTACTGTTAATAGCTTTACGAAGGAACATCCAGAAGGTACATATGTTTTGGTTGTAGCAAATCATTATGTGTGTAGTAAGGATGGTCACTATTTTGATACGTGGGATTCTGGAGAGTGTTCTATATATGGATATTGGGTAAAATTATAAACAACTGTGAAACGGAAATTTACTGTCCTTTTAATAGGACACAAGACATGATATAATATAAAGAAAACGGAGGTAATCATTATGGGAGAATTAATTGGATGTTTGATTGCAGGATACTTATGTATTTATCTTCCTTGGAAAGCAAGCCAAAAGGAAGAATCTCGTAAGAGACAAGATATGTATAATAACTTAAATAAGAAGTCGGTTGACGAAATGGAAAAGTGGAGAAAATAGTAATATAAAATAAGAAAGGTGGTTGATGATTATGTTCGGAGGACTATTAGCATTCTTAGGAATTTATGCAGGAAGTGCTGCGAAGGCAGCTTATGACAATTATGATATGAAGAAAACTACTCGTACAGTTGATAAAGATGGAAACGTACATTACATGGACAGGCTTTGCAATGATTACATCAATGGAGAAAGAGTAAAGAGAGTTGAAACAACAGACAGAAACGGAGTTAAATTGTATTCAACTGTTGGTGTGAATAGCAGTAAAGTGTATGACACTTCTTATGGAAGGGGTACACAACAGTTATTCGAAATGAGTGAACATGATAAACAGGAAAATCTAAAATACGGAAAAAATGTATATAGCCAATACAATCCATATTTCGGAAAAACTGTTACAACTGAAATTAGTTCTGGCAGAACAATTACCTGTTTGTTTAGCGGTAAAAATAGTAAGACTGGTAAAGAGTTCTATAGAGTATGGTATTTTCGTCCAGAATGTCAAGGAAAGCTTGATTACAATACTACTGTTGATGGCGATATGGGAATTGAAATTACAAAAGAAGAATTTAATAAGTTGAATTTTGGAGCTTTGACATGTACATGTATGCCAAGTGATTATGATGTAGTCCATGCGTTATGGGGTGATAGGTAATGAATAAACAGAGAAGAGAAAAGATAAGGCAACTCAAAACTCAAATTGATTTGATTAAAACCGATTTGAAGAAAGTTTCAAGTGAGTTATCTTCTATATTAAGTGAAGAACAGGACGCATTTGATAATATGCCAGAAGGATTACAGAGCAGCTATAGAGGAATGTGTTCTGAAGATGCAATTGATAATATGGAAGAAGCGAGTGACAAACTTGATGAAGTAATTGAATTGTTAAATAATATCGTGTAAAATAATATATTATAAAACTACGGAGGTATAATTATGTACAATACTATTATTTTAAAGGTAGGAGAAGCAAAATTAACAAAGGCAGAATTCGATAAATTTTCAGAAGGTGACACAATTTTTGGTACTGACTCTAATCCAACAGAATTACAGAGATGGAAAATCGCAGAGGAGAACGAAGCAAAAGCACAATTGGCAAAACATTGTTGTGAATATAATAAAGGTATTGAGTTGTATTATATTACTGAGTATGCCTTAGAGTATTGTGAGTGCGATGAAGATGGGGAATTTGTTCAAGGAAGTGATTTTGATTTGGCAGAAAAAAAGATAACAAAGTTTGAAATTTATTGTAATTATGGTGTACTTGCCGCAGAAAAAAGAAAAGTATATACATACGGAAATAAAAGCGAAACGAGTGTTACAAGTGATAAGTTATCTGTTGAATTGCCAGAGAACGAATATTTTTCACTTCATGAAACTGAGTATGGACGTTTGTTTGTTAAAGCTGCATGGGGCTGGGATTATGATATTAATGAAGTGCTGATTGGCAATGAGAAACCATATTTTCATGCATTAGACACAAATATGAAGGCACATAATGTTTATTTAGATGTGCTAGATTAAAAGTGTTTTAAAGGAGAATATAATGGATAAAGTTAGATTGGAAAGCAGAATCAATGTATGGAGAGATAAAATTTTAGAAGTTGCTGAAAGCGAGGAAATGATTAATACTTATAAAATGATAAAAGATATTGATCAGATTATTGCAGAGGAATTTGACAGAGAAGGGATTATTCAGGACTAAATAATAACTTGAAAGAGGAAGATCAGAGATAAAAATGACTAGAAATATTAAAAAATGTGTTGTTTGCGGGAAAGAATTTTATTGTTCACCCTCACGAAACATTGTTACTTGTTCAAGGGAATGCAGATTGATACATTTGAGTCAGATACATAAAGGTTCAAAGCGATCTGATGAAAGCAAAAACAAAATGTCGATAGCAAGACAGAAAAATCCAAGAAACATAGAAATACAACAAAAAGCTACAGAAGCATCAAAGAAAAGTTCAAAGTCTGGAAGATTTGAAACAAATTGTGTAGCAATAGATTGGCATTTAGTAAGCCCAGACGGAAGACATTTTTATATACATTCGTTATCGTATTGGCTTAGAGAAAATTGTAAAGAATATTTTGGAGTAGAGCCTGATAGCAAACAATTTTTTAATATAATTTCTGGATTGAGTAGAGTCAAAAGGTCTATGTTAGGGAAAATTAAAGATGGACAGCGACCAGGATATTCTTATAAAGGATGGAAAGTTATTCCAACAGATTATGATGAACAGAAACACAAGAAGTAATAGATTCATTGGAAGATTGGAGTGAATAATATGGATAAAATAGATAAGAAGACATACATAGGAATCGTAAAATTTACATTGGAATCAATGGTTGATCTTGCAAAGTCTGATAAGAATTATAATCTTGCGGCAGATACAATTCATTATTATGAGACAACTATTAAACCAGAAATGCAAATTAGCCAGGATGAGTTTTTAGAATTGTGTAAGGAAGTTGGAATTAAATAGTTTTCAATTGGAAAATTGGAGGTTGATTATGAGTAGAGATGAAGTGAAATATTATATAGATCATATGGATGCAAATGGTTTATTAAATTTGTGCAATGATATAAATGAATGGAAATATAAATCCGGGAAACTTAAACCAGATTGTACATTAAATCATCTAGCAGAAAATTTACAGTATTGGGAATTAAGAGATCTGGAAGAACTTATTCTTAATGCAGCTCATGAAAAATTTTGGAATCTAGTTAGTTTATTAATAAAGAGTGAACCAAGTATCTATATAAAATAAGTCAATGAAACCAAGTTTTCTTGTGAAATTGAAAGGAGGCTATAATGGAACATATTCTTATAAATTATGAAGATAAATGCAAGATTGTACTCAACTCAGATTGTGAAGTAATAGATATTGAATGTTCTCTTCCAATTATTGGAGAAGGAAACAATCGAATAGTATATGATTTAGGGGATAAAGTTCTAAAAGTAGCGAAATCCAGCATCGGATCATTTTACAATAGAAACGAATATAATCTATGGAAATATCTTAAAAATAAATCGAAAAAAATAAAAATAAATGAGATATTTGAAATTGATGATAATGCTTATTGGTATGTGGCAGAAAAAGTTCAAACAGGTAATAATGACGCAATGGACAAAGCTTTGAATTTTATCAGTTGGTTAGATTATTCAGATAATGCTGGTTATGATAAAAATGGAAAATTAACTATTGTTGATGCAGAAGAAGTGAGAATAGATGATTTGAAATATTTATTAGAAAACGGAATGATATAAAGAAATCTAAGTTTACTATGGGTTTAAGAACGGAGGTAATAGTATGAAGATAACAAGAGAAATGGTAATGGAATTGAATAACGAATTGGCGGTTAAGGGTTGCCCATTCAGATATGAATATGAGGGGGCAACAGAATATTCACGTATTCCACAGATGGAAATTGCATTGCCAAATACGAATTGTGTTAGTAGCTACATTATTAATGTTACAAAAGACTTCCTTGAATGGCTTGACATGTGGTTTAAAACAAAATATGGGATTGAATTAACCTGCAACAATGATGGAACTATCTTATGGGCTAAAAATTTTTGTGAGTAAAAGCTAAGTAAATTTAACTTTCATGGGTAATAAGATGATTGTGGGTACAAGGTGTTTTCTTAATGCATATAAGAAGTCTGATTTCGAGAATCAGTTTGATAGTGCTGGGCTACTGGTAAGAATGGGTTCAAGCCCTATCGCCCACAATACACATAATACAATGAATGATGTTTTTTTTAGTTTGGAGGTAATGATATGACAAAAAATCAAATAGAAAAATTCGCAGTAGGTTATTCTTCTTATCCTACAGACTGTGTGGAAGAGGTATTAAAGGTTGCTAATTTCGATGAAGATGTGGCGAGAGAAATTTTAGACGACAAAGAGAAAACATTGGCAATTTGGCAGAATGGAACAATAATGATTGATGGAGTAACACTTTGTTGTGGATATGATTTCGCAGAAGATGCTTTTAGCAAAAAGATAAATATTGGTTATTGTCCGATTTGTGGAAGAAAAATTGTAATTAAGAAGCCAATGAATGAATGATTTACTTGGAAGATTGGAAGAGGTGATATAGATGGAAAAGTTGAAATTATATACAGTTACAAAAGCCAGTTCGGATAGAACATTTGAAGTTGGAGATATAATATGGTTATCTGAAAATGATGATCTAAATAGCTGTAAAGGACGTGGATGGCTTCAAAAAAGTGAATGGGACAATCCGGGAACTAATGATTTTGAAGTTACGGAATGCACTGATTATTATTTAGATATAGCAGGTAGTCATGAAGAAGTGCGGAAAAAGAAATGACGATTTCTTTTTGTAATTTTAAGGGGTGATAATTATGGATAGAATGTATCCTTCAGATTTTAATGTATCTGAAAGCAATTCTAACGGGTGTTTTATCAGGATGGATGAATTAAACGATATGATTGCTTACGGTGTATTGAAATTAGATGAAACAAAATTAAAAAAATATCATTTTGATACAAGAGTCACTTATAATAAAGAAATATATACAAGAGAACAGGCGATGAATTTATTTGGTAATTTAGTTAGAAGATAATTAAACCCAAAGAAAAATTGCTTTATTGTTGAAAGCAAATCAAATGTAAAAAATAAGTATTAGAAGCAGGAATTATCTGCTTCTTTTTTATTACAGAAAAAGAGGTGACGAAAAATGAATATGGGAAATCCAAAGAGAAGTTCAAAATTTTTATGTTTAAATTGTATGAAAATAAATGAACTTGGATCTGGAATTCAGCGTGGAGGTCATCAGCGTGAAAAATGGCACATAAAGGATCTAGCTTGTTTTAATAAACCTTGTTGCGGAAAACAAACTAAGAATTTAGAAATAAGATGGTGCGATGATTTATTGGAAGCATATGATAGAGCCGAACGAATTAGAGATAGATATTATAAAAACGGAGAATAATACATATAGAAAGAGAGGTTATTTAATATGGCACAGACAAGAGATTATGCGACTAAGAAAAAAGGTAAAACAGAGGTGCAGCCATTTTGGAACATGTCAGACATTAAGAATGTTGTTGAGTGGTTTGAGAAGAACGAAGAATGGGACGGATATTTGATTACACTACTTGAATTATTACTTGGTAGACGAATCGGTGATACAGTAATGATGAAGTGGTCGGATCTATATTATGAGAACGGAAATCGTAAAAATGAAATTGATACCATTGAAGAACAGAAAACAGGTAAAATTACCAATATCCCTGTGAGTAATATGGTCTGGGAAGCGGTTGATAATTATTTGTCGCACGTCAAAATCAATCCAATGGAGCATTACAACGAATATATTTTCAGTTATCAACCTAAGACAGATTGGATTAATAGATGTACGTTGGATGTATATTCTGAGAATAGTATAGATACTTGGTGTAAAGCATTAAATAAGGATTTTTCTGATAAGAGGAAAGAAAAAATATTCGGTAATTTCCACAAGCAGAAGAAGTATGCATCATTAGGTGATTATCTTTATTATGAAGTTGAATATAATGATGTGGTTAAGTGGCAGACAGATGATTATAGAAAGAAATTGAAAAAGGCAGTTGAAGATGCTGGTATTCAATATCAAGTGTCAAGTCACAGCCTTCGTAAGTCGTTCGGGTACTGGATACATAAGACGCATCCATTTGATCCTGATTGTTTGTTATCATTGCAGAAGCTGTTTAATCATAGTGACCTTCAGACTACAATGAATTATATTGGATTAACGGAAGAGAAAAATAAGCAGTTGATTAATGATCATGGAGAGTTTATTCATGATGTACTTGCAGGAAAAGGTGATGAGATAGTTAAAAATATGCCAGTTATCTCATTAAAATCTGATGATTTTGGAAAGATAATAAGAATGCTTACTGATGATGTAGATAAGTATCAGAAGGCAATTGATATGGCAAATGAGCTGAGAATTTTATAAAGCCTCTTGACAATATAATAAAACTAATGTACAATACTGCTATAAGTTAATGAATATTATTGACGGAGGAAATGAAAATGAACGAAATAGGAAAAAAATATTTAGAAACAACAAGCCTTGACATTACGAATAACGATATTGTGGCAATTGTGGATTTTTTATCCTCAGCAGATTCCATCAATAAGATGATAGTGGTGTCGGATTTGGGATTACCCGCACTTACGGGAGTCGTGAAAGATCTCGAAGAGAAATTTGCAAATTGTAAAGGGTTTCCTTTGAATCATAACGCTCCCAATCACAATGCTCCAAATAGACGGAGTATAGGATGGATGATTAAATTCATTATGAAACAAGTTGGATATTTGCAGGTAGACGGTGGGTTAAGCGAGAGAGCAAGACTTCGAGATTTTGCCGAGAGTGAATATTTTTCAACGAGTGCAATTTATCAAAAAAATTGTACTCCAAAGTTTAAAATTAATGTTGAGCTGGCAAATGTTAGTGAATAAAATGTAGAGTTATCAATGTAATAAAGTAAAAAAATAGGACAATACTTATGTGATTTTGTCCTTATCAGAAAAACTAATATCTAAACAGATATTTAACGCATCGCATAATTCGAGTAAATTATTGATTGAAATATTTTCTTGTTTAAATCGTGACGTTAATGCAGCTTGCGAGATATTTAATTTTTCGGCAAGTTCTTTTTTCTTTATGTCTTTTTCGAGCATTATGGTCTTAAGCTTAAGAAGAATTTGTTTAGTGCTAGTTATTTCCATTGTTCACCCTTCTATGTTTTAAATAATTAAGATATACCTTGATTATATAAGATATACACAAAATAGACAAGATATAAATTGAGAATTTGTGCATTATTATATCTTAAATAATTAAGATATATCTTGACTAATTAAGATATACAAAGTATAATACAAAGTATCAAAGGTAATCCATACATACAAAATAAGAGAGGAGGAACGTACATATGGATTTACAGAGATATGATGTTATAAAAGCGAAAATCAAATATCAAGGCGAAGGATCAGTCCAGACTAAAGAACGTCCATATGTTATCGTGTCGAATCCGATAGGAACTAAACACGCAACTATAATCACAGTGATGCCTTTGACTTCTAAGATAAAGAAAATGAATATGCCTGTTCATGGTTGCATTAACGCAGATGACAATAATGGATTAAGTGAGTATTCTATGGTACTTGGGGAGCAAATCATTACAATTTCTAAAGATGAAGTTATTGAAAGACTTGGAAATGTTACTGATCATAATGAACGAAAACTTATAGACAAGGTTTGTTTCAATGGTTTGTTTTTCGGAACTGAGTATAGATTAGAGGAGGCGAGAATGTAATGTATGTAAGTAAAGAAAGAGCAAGACAGATAATTGATGAAACTCCTGGTATGATATGGGTTGATTCTTTTAATGGAATAACTTTTATTCATACTAGACCAAGACAAATAACTATTGATGAGGGAAAGAGAATAATTAACAAGGCGAATACGGTTGATTATCAGGATAATGATTTCTTTGGACTGCTTTCATTAGAGGGAGTACAGGAATTTATGGTACACAATATCAAATTTCCCCAGATAGAGTCCTGATTATGGGACTCGAAATATGATATGATAAAAAAATATCGAACAAAAAACGAACAATATACAAACACCTGTTCGGAATAGTGATTGACAAGAACAAACGTTTGGGGTATTATAATTATTGTCAGCAACAAAATAGAGCCAAGCGATTCAAACGCTGCGCCAACAGCTTTCTACTTGACTCTACTAAAACCAAACAATACAACGAGAGATCGTTGTAAAGAAGCAGAAAAATCCGCTTGTTTGTATTTTACATAGATTTTTTCGAAAAGTCAAGTTTTCAAGCGTGTCTGCTATAAAATCCATTTTCTTACAATTTAACAGAGAATAAAGTATTGGGCATTCGCCAAGCGGTAAGGCACAGGATTTTGATTCCTGCACTTCGCCGGTTCAAATCCGGCATGCCCAGTTCGTTCTGGCAAAACTTTATAATGTGGAATCTTATAAATGAGCAATAAGGAGATGTAAAACAACTTTTTTAAACATTCCCATCGACTTATTTCATTGATAATTGCGCGCAAATCAATGACAGAACATAATTTGTGATAGGTGTCTTTAGCATAAGACTTAAAAGCGGAGTGTAACAGCACACAAATAAACAAAACAGGGAGTCGCGCCATCACATTTTTTTACATTTTACATTTTATACTTCACGTCTCCGAGACTTACTCGGAGACATGCGCCCAAGGTGATGCGGTACGTTGCATCTGGCTTATATCCAGCGATTCTCCGTTCGACTCGGAGTGGGCGTACTAACAAATAAAATAAGGGAAGGAGATGTTTTTATTGGCAGAATACGTCATAACAGATGGCACTCGTTGGATAATGAGAGATCGGAATAAGAAATACGTTCCAACTTCTTGTGAAGCATTAGCTGATAAGTTTTCAAATAAATCAGCAAATAGTGTTTACAACAATCAATTGCCAAAGGCTTTAAAATCGGTATTCCGCATCGAGAAGGTAGATGACACACCAAATGGTATAAAACAGATCACACAGAAGGGGGTGGAAGAGAATACAGAAAAAGTTATGATTTCTGAGAACATCCAGAAGTGGCTTAACAAAATTTCTGACCTGAATGGATTGGCGGCAGATGCCCTACATAGAAAGAGTGAACTTACAAATCAGCTCAGTTTGGTAGACAAAGAGATATGTGATATCTTGCATTATATTGAGTTCTGTAATTTAAATGCAGCACAAGGATATAAAGCATATAAGATGTTAAAAGAAAGGAGAATAAAGAGAAGAAGCATTAAAAATGAATTACAGGTTTTGGACATTATCTTAAGCAAAAAGATTTCCGAAACGGTGACAGATGAGATCCAGAATACCGTGGCTTATATGGACAAGCGTACATATGAACCGAGAGTATTAAATGAGCTGTTTGATTTTTAATGGGAGGAAATACATATGGTGATCTGTAAAGATTGTAATACGCCGATGATAGGCGTTATGTCATTTTCAAAGGACAAGCATGAATGGTTTTGCCGCTGTCCTAAATGTTATAGTGAAACGAAACACAACAGAATCAAGGATGACGAATTAGACTTCAAAGATATATTAAATGCCAAGATAGCGGAGGAGACACACAAATTATGACTGAAAAAATTAGCTTATCAGAAGAACAGATGGCAATAGTCAATAGGTATTGCTGCAATGATTTAAAGGAATTAAAGAAGATTTGCCTTCCCCTAATATCTATGAAAGGCGTTGCTGATATGGAAATTGATGATCTATTAAGTGATGCGATGAAAGTGTTATTAGAAACGGTACAAAATTATGATTGTTCGAGGAATGATAATTTTGGTGCTTTTTTAACAACAAATATCAAACGTTCTTATCTGGATTGGACAAGAGACAGGATGAGAGATATGCGTATTAACTATGCTAGGGACAGAAACGGCAATATTATTTATGAATACTATGAAGAAAATGGTGAGAAGAAAAAACGGAAAGTAATTATAAAACCATTGACACTTGATGCAACAACTGAGGAGGGAAGAGAAATTAGAGATACTGTTGCTTCGGATTTTCGCATAGAGAATATCTTTACGAAGGAAACAGAAGACGAATGGCATCAGGAAGTTAAAGATTATTTAGAAAAATTATCTCCTTTGCAGCACGAAATAATTATGATGCTTGCAAACAATTATACAAAAGATGAAATTTGCGAGATTTTACATATTGAACATTCTCATTACAATAATCTTCTTAAAAGGATTACTGCTGATGAAAAAATAAAACCGTTAAGGTCACTGATGGGAGGAAGGTAAGTATGAAAATGTCATCGAGGAACAAAATTAAAAGAGAAACTTGTATGGTAAGCAAACTGTGTGAGATGATTTCAAGAGGAGATTTAAGAAATGATCATCCGCAACAGAGAAAATCTGACCAATGGGGAGATGAGGTTAGGGATAATTTTATAGTGACCATTCTTCAGAATGAGGATTTTGACCCTATTAAGATATGCGAACAGTATATTGGAGATGACGTTATTCTATGGCTGATTGATGGACTACAGAGATGTACTACAATTGAGAATTACAAAGCGGGTAAATTTGCTCTTGGTAAAAAAATCAATCCTTCAGTAATCGAATACCAGGAAGTAAAAAAAGACGAAAATGGGAAAATTGTCAAAGATGCAAATGGAAACACGGTATATGAAAATGTTACTTTTGACTTAAAGGGTAAAAGCTATGCTCAGTTACCAGAAAGGTTAAAGGAAGATTTTAATAACTGTCCGGTATGGGTAGTGGAGCATCTTCATTGCAGTGACGAAGAAGTAGGGCGACATATTGTTAGATATAACAGTGGTGTAAAAATGAACGTTGCTCAGAAAACGATTACATATATGTGTAAAGTTGCAAAAGATGTCAAAAAATTATCTGGACATGCATTCTTTAGCGATTGTGCGAGTTTTTCTGATATTAAAGATAGAAATGGAACTATTGATAAAATTGTGAATGAGACAATTATGGGACTTAATTTCTTTGATCGGTGGACGAAAGATGCGACAAAACTTGGGAAGTTCTTGAATGAGAACGCAAGTAAGGAGATGTTCAACAATCTCAATGAGTACCTTGATAGATTGTACAATATTGTAACACCGACACCTGGTAAATTATTCAGTGAGAAAAATGCACTTGTATGGTTTATGCTCTTTGATAAGTTTGTTAAGACAGGACTTCCGGATGAAAAATTCGGGGAGTTCTTAAATAACTTTGAAGAGTTGAAGAACGTAAAAGTTACGTTTGATCATGCTAGAAAACCAAAGGGCGCGGAGGAAACCAATAACTTATCATTTGCGGAGATTGACACATGCAATTCCACCAAGGACAAAAGCATGATTGAAGACAAATTACATATTTTAGAGACTGTTATGGGTGGATTCCTTGGTGTTGATCTTATAAATCCTTGTAAACTGGAAAACTTAGGTGACAATACAACATCCGAAACTGTAGTTTCTTCTGATGGAGAATGTTCAGATAAAGATGGGGCAAGTGACATATCAGCTCTCGATTTTATCAAGAGGAACGTCAATTCAGAAACAACAGAGGAAGATGTAGATGTTTGCTATGAAACGATTGATTATTGCAAGAATAAGTTAAAAGGGTTTGACAAGAACTCGAAACTGCTCGATTATCACAACGATGTGGCATTAGTTGCTGTTATTGCTTATGCAATAAAGAATGAGATTGATTTGGACAAGTGGATTGTTTCTTTTTCAAATCAGAACAATACATATCCGTCAGATACAAAAGAGAATTATACATATATGCTTAACAGTCTGAAGCAGTTTACTAATAATGTAGCAGCGTGAATAACAAAATATTCTGGACAATAAAGGAGGGCTTATGAAAAGAGATGAGATTATGAAAGAACTTGGGGCTAAATATAATGAATCTTGCAGAAAAGAAAGTAAGAAGGAGCTTATTACCAGGTTAGAAGCATTTATTGATAGTGAGAATGTTTCTTCTAAAAAGAAGCAACATATAATGCAAACCATAGATGAAATGATAACAATTGGGTATTTATAAATAGATGTATGAGAGTCTTTTGTAATGGAAGAATACTTTTGACGGTCATCTAAGAACTATGAGTGAGGGATATTCTTGAGATCGTAATCAGTTCAAAGTCAGATGAAGAAGAAAGTTAGGGGGCAGAGTATGATAATTGAAGTACCTGATTGGTGTGTACTTGGTAAAACTATTGAATGGCACGCACCAGAGATCACAGGCAATGAATGGGTAAGAGATAAAATTATAGCTTTTGGATATGACGGGTTCTTTCATCAAGAGTATAACTGTCCAATATATTTCACAAGGTTCGATGAATACGGAAAGACGATAAGAGAGATTAGAAAATAATAGTGAATTGATGAAGACTTTTGCGAATTTGAAGAATTGTTTTGGTAAGAAAGTTCGATTTCTTTAGAAGAGAGGTGAAAGGTATTATGGAACAGATTCAGGAAAATGAACAGTGGAAATTGAATGGTAACTGTGAAAAATGTAGAAGAAATAATTATTGTTCAACGCCATGTACTCATCATAATAGACGAATAAAAGCAGAATTTAAAGGTCTTGTTGCAGATACAATGAATAAAATGACAGGTGGAGTAATGAGAGAAGCCATTGATAAAACGGTAAATGGAATTTGGTAAATTAGAAGAGGTATTATATGAGTCAATGGATTAGAAATAAGTCATGCGAGATTTGCGGAAGAATAGAAGTTGGATTAGTAGAAATGAGTGTAGGAAAAACTAAACATTATCTATGTTATCCATGTATGGCAAATTTCGCATCGGATGTTCTTGATTATGCGAGAATGAATTTGACAGAGAAAGTTAATGAATATGGAAATACATATTTTATAGACGAAAAAACAAAAGCACAGTAAAACTTCGTTTCCTTTGGATTATAAACGGAGAATATAACAGTAGAAACAATTAACAAAAACAAATATAAGAAAGAAGAGGTACAAAAATATGGATGGATTTATGATGTTTAAGAAGGCTTTACAGAAGCACTTCGATGAAATGCAGAAAGAGGCAACACATTTATTTGAGGTAAATGTAGATAAGGATGAATTATGGAATACATATCTTGATAGCTTCCCTGCTGGTACAAATGAGATTTTCAGAGAGCGTAGAGAGCATGATTGCAGTTGTTGTAGACAGTTTATTAAGAATATTGGTTCTGCTGTCACTATCAAGGATAACCAGATTCATACGATTTGGGAATTGAATCTTGGTGATACAACATATCAGCCAGTATGTGATGCACTTGATGCTTTTGTAAAAGCTCATACGGTTACAGATATTTATACAACTAAGTTCCCTAAGATTGGTACAGATTTTAACTTTGAGGAAATCAATGGAAAGTCTCATCAGTGGGATCATTTCTTCTTAGAGCTTCCAAGTAAGTTCGTAAATAGAAGTAGTCGTTCTAATGAGGAAGTTAAAGGACAGTTCAGAGATACAAGAAACGTATTTAAGCGTTCTCTTGATGAAATTACTATGGATGCACTCGATACAATTCTTGAACTTATCAATTCAAATACACTTTACAAGGGTGAAGAGTGGAAAGGCGTACTCACAGAGTTCAAGAAGTATAAGAAGGAATACGATAAGCTGACTTCTGATATTGAAAAGGATTTATATGCTTGGGAGAAGTCGGTAACAGCAGGTATGGCTATTGGTAGAATTAGAAATCATTCTATTGGGATACTTCTTATTAATGTAAGTGAGGATATGGATCTTGACACAGCAGTTAAGAAGTATGAGCAGATTGTTGCTCCAAGTAATTATAAACGTCCAAAGGCTATTTTTACAAAGAAGATGCTTGAGGATGCAAAGAAGACCATTACAGAACTTGGATATATGGATTCATTACAGAGAAGATTTGCTAATCTGAATGATATTACTGTAAATAATGTACTGTTTTCAAATAAGAGTGCTGCAAGAAGAATGGTTGGTGCAGATGATATTTTTGGACAGATGGAAAAGGATGTTGCTGTAAGTCCTAAGAAATTTTCTAAGGTTGAAGAGATTTCAGCACAGGATTTCATTGATAAGGTACTTCCAACCGCAAAAGAAATTGAAGCTTTTGTAGAGAATAAGCATGAGAAGAACTTTGTTTCTATGATTGCACCTGTTAATCCAGATGCTAAGACAATATTCAAATGGAATAATGGATTATCTTGGGCTTATTCAGGAAACATTACTGACTCTGATATGAAGCAGAATGTAAAAGCTGCTGGCGGTAATGTTGACGGTGTACTCAGATTTTCAATCATGTGGAATGAGGGACAAAATGACAACAGTGACCTTGATGCGCATTGCAAAGAACCTGATGGAAACGAGATTTATTTTGGTAATTGTAGAAAACCAGAAACTTCAAGATGTGGAGGTCAGTTAGATATTGATATTACACGCCCTATGACGCAGATGGCAGGAAAACCTTCTGTGGAAAATATTACATGGGCAGATATGTCTTATATGAAGCCAGGTGTTTATAAGTTATTTGTAAATCAGTATGCAGCAAGAGGAAGTAAAGGATTTAAGGCAGAAATTGAGTTCAATGGTGAGATTTTTGCGTTTGAATATAATAATCCTGTTTCTGGTAATGTTCAGGTGGCAGAAGTTACACTTGACGAGAATGGCAACTTCTCAATTAAGGAAAAGCTGTCTGGAAGTTCATCTATCTCAAGTCGTGAGATTTGGGGTGTAAATACCAATCAGTTTGTTCCTGTATCAGTAATTAGTTACAGTCCAAACTATTTTGACGAGCAGGATGGAATTGGTCATAGACATTTATTCTTCTTCCTGAAGGATTGTGTGAACAACGAAAGTCCTAATGGCTATTACAATGAGTTCTTAAAGAGTGACCTTGAAAAGCATAAGAGAGTATTTGAGGCTTTAGGTGCTAAGTGTCATGTAGAAGATACTGATGATCAGCTTTCAGGAATTGGATTCTCTATGACAAAGAGAGCAGATTTAGTTGTTAAGGTTAAGGGTGCAACAGAGCGTGTAATGAAGATTAAGTTTTAATTAGAAAAGGAGATTATTATTATGACAAACAACGAATTATTTATCAATGCAACAAGAGCAAACTATCAGTTCCCATTTAGAGGAATGATTAACGTAATTGATTTGTGGGATTTGTCTCTCACAAATCTGGACTCAGTATTTAAGACACTCAATGCGGAAGTAAAGAAGTCTGAGGAAGAGAGTCTTCTGAATACTAAGTCAAAGGAAGACGAGGAGATTTATAACAAGATTGAAATTGTTAAGTATATTGTTGGCGTGAAGCTGGATGAGAAGAAGAAGAGAGAAGACGCTAAGAAAAATGCTGAGATGAGACAGAGATTGCTTGAAATCAAGGCTAAGAGACAGGATGCAAAACTTGAAAATATGTCTGATGAGGATCTGGATAAGGCACTTGCAGAGTTAGGCGAGTAGTTGTTACAAATATACCATATATAGTATTAAAAACAAACAATATATACTATATATGGTATATATTTTTACATTAAAAAGAAACGCACATTTCTTATGGAATTTTGGAGGTGAAATCTATTTGAAGGTTGTTGGAAATAAAGAAAATGTCAATCAAATAAGATTGACACATAAAGGGTTGAACGTCAGATTTGATTGCTTTATGAAACCATTGCCCTACACTACTGACAATATTGATATATCTAAGCCTGAAATAATTGAAATAACATTTAAGGATTCTTATGAAATAGATAGCTTAATACATATATTGGAAAAATTCAAAAAAGAATGTTCTGAGTATATTGGAGAATGGAGATAACATTATGACGAATAAAGAGCAAAATAATTTAAGCAAATACATAGCATTAATTCTTAGACACAGACCTGATGTTATCGGTATCACATTAGACAAACATGGTTGGGCTAACGTGTCAGATCTATTAAAAGGAATCAATAAAACTCAGACGATTACAATGAAAATGCTTGAGAAAATTGTAGAAGAAGATTCTAAACAGAGATATTCATTTAATCGAGAAAAGACGCTTATAAGAGCAAATCAAGGTTATTCTATAAAAGTTGATGTAGAATTAAAAGAGTGTATGCCACCAGATATTTTATATCATGGAACAGGTGTCAAATATTGTTCTTCAATCAACAAACAAGGATTAATCTCTAAGAGCCGTTTATATGTTCATCTATCAAAAGATATTGAAACAGCAACAAATGTTGGCAGTAGACATGGAGAACCGTTTATTTATAAGGTTCGAGCAAAAGATATGTATAATGACGGATATAAATTCTTTTTATCTCAAAATGGTGTATGGCTTACAAAAGAAGTACCAATCTGTTATTTAGAAGGAGAATAAATACAATGTCAAATTTATATGTATATTTAATTCGTTCTCGTAACAAGGATAATAAAGATGTTCCAAACTTCAAGGGGCGAATTGAAACAATCCTTGAATATAAAGAGAATGAAGACAAAATAATTGAAGAATTTAAGAGTTTTGCAGCCAAAGGAGTTCCTGGTGAACAGACAAGATTATACAGGTCGGTCAATTCAAGGAATGAAGATAAAATCAGAGAAGAATTTATTATCCGACTACTGAGAGATAAACTGAGTATGACACGTCTCAATCACACATTGGCTTCAGTTGCACTGCAAGTGCAGAACAGAGATGATGGCAAGTGGTTATTTGATTTTGATGTGGATGATGAGTTATTGATGAATGATTTTGTCCATGAGATAGCTATGTATTCGGAAATTCCATTATTAGAGATAGAGGTACATAAGACTCCTCACGGCTATGCAATTATTGTTCCGCATAAATTTGATATAAGAGGGCTAATGGAAGAGTGGAAAGGTTATGATATCACATTGAAGAAAGATGATTTGTTGTTTTTGGATATGATAACGAATAAGTGATATTTTATAAATATACCAAAAATTGAGGTGAATTTGAATGAAGAAATTGAAAATTGAAATTCCATCTGGTGCAAATGAAATTATTCATACTTTACAGAATAATGGATATGAGGCATTTTTATGTGGCGGTGCAGTGAGAGATAGTATTCTTGGCAGAACAATTCACGATTATGACATTACAACTTCTGCCACACCAGATGAAATGATGGAAGTATTCAAGGATAAAAGAATTATTGAAACTGGATTACAACATGGAACTATTACCATTGTAATTGACGGTGAAGGATATGAATGTACCACTTACAGAATTGACGGTAATTACTCAGATAGTCGTAGACCTGATAGCGTAACATTTACACGAAATCTTAAAGAAGATTTAAAGCGTAGAGATTTTACAATCAATGCGATGGCATACAATGATGAAGTTGGACTTGTAGATCCGTTTAATGGTATGGAAGATATTAAATACCACAAGATTAGATGTGTTGGCAGAGCAGAAGACAGATTTTCAGAAGATGCATTAAGAATTTTACGTGCTATTCGATTTGCCTCACAGTTGGGATTTGTCCTTGAATCTGATACAGATTGGAATATCTCTAAAATGTATAAGAATTTGGAGAATATATCTATTGAAAGAATCAATAGTGAGTTCTGTAAAATTGCTGCATCGAGTGATTTCTGTGTACAAATGGTTTTATATCACGAAGTATTTTCATTGTTTATTCCTGAAATTAAAGATATGTTTGGCTTTCAACAGAATAATCCATATCATATTTATGATGTATGGAATCATACCGTACATGCAATAGAATATTGTGAATCCGATGATTTAGTAACAAGATTGGCTGTATTCTTTCATGACATTGGAAAGCCACATTGTTATCAAGATGGCGAAGATGGTATTAGACATTTTAAAGGTCATGGAAGAGTCAGTGCTGATATGACTGATAAAATAATGAAGCGATTACGATTTGATAATGACACAAGAGAGAAAGTTGTTGAATTAGTTTATTATCATAATGCTACTTTTGAAGTTGGAAAGAAATATATCAAGAGATGGCTTAATAAAATTGGAGAAGAACAGTTCAGAAGGTTATTAAATGTTCGTAGAGCTGATATTAAAGCACAAGCAGACATTAATCAGAAAACAAGATTACAGAAGATTGATAACATCGAATATATTTTAGAAGAAGTCTTACAGGATGAAGAGTGTTTTTCTCTAAAGGATTTAGCAGTTAATGGTAAGGATTTAATTACTATTGGATATAAGCCAGGAAAAGAAATTGGTGAGGTATTAAATAATCTGTTGGATTCAGTTATTAGTGGAGAAAATATAAATGAGAAAGAAAAATTATTAGAAATAGCAGAGAGGAGATTACATGGTTAAATTATTCAGTCATACAGATTTAGACGGAATCGGTTGTGGTATTTTAGCACAACTTGCATTTGGTAAAGATAATGTAGAAATTTCATATTGTGATTACGACAATATTGATTCAACTGTAAAGGAATATTTGGAAACAGAACAGGACGACACAATCCCAATTTATATTACCGATATTCGTGTCAATGAAGAAACTGCTGAGTTACTGAATAAAAGAGGCAATGTTCAGTTATTAGATCATCACCCAACAGCTCTTGGATTAAATAAGTATGATTGGTGTGATGTAGTTATCGAAGATTCTAAAGGAATTAAAACATCGGGGACTATGTTGTTTTATCATTGGTTAGGTATGAATGGTAGCCTGAGCGAAGAGTTAGAGAATAATAATGCGTTAGAGAGATTTGCTGAATTAGTGAGAGATTATGACACTTGGAGATGGTCAGAACTTGGTGAAGATGGAGTTATTTGTAAGCAGGTGAACGATTTACTTTATCTGTATGGTCGAGATGATTTTATTCATTGGTGTATTTCGGAGATACGTGGTGAAATATTCCCATTGTTATCTGCTAAAGATGAGGTTGTTCTGAAGATTAAGCAGGCTGAAATTGATAGATATATCGAGGAGAAGAATGAAACCATGTTTACCAGTCCTATGTGTGGTAAGGTTTGTGGTTTTGTATTTGCAGATAGGTTTGTTAGTGAATTAGGTAATAGACTTTGTAAAATGCATCCTGAAATTGATTTTGTGGCAATGATTGATATTGATGGTTGTACGGTATCTTATAGAACCGTTAAAGAAGATATTGATCTTGGTAAAGATGTGGCAAGTTTATTTGGTGGCGGTGGTCATCCAAAAGCTGCTGGTTCAGAATTTAGTCAGAGTATTAAGTTGAAAGTTATTGAAGGAATCTTTGAATAGTGAGGTAAGAGAGTGAAATTAACAATTGATATTCCAAGAGAATATGAAAGAGATTTTATCGCTGATAAGTTCAAAGATTTCTTTTCAAGAGTAATTGCAGATATTAACTGTGATGGAATGTGTGGCAACTATGAAAAGGAAATTGCAGAAATGTTTTTAGAAGCATTTGAAAAGGCTATTGTTGGTGATGTTAATTTGAATGCAAATGTCGTTCCAGTTGCAAATATATCTTTTGACAAAGAAGATATGCAGAAAATGATTCAAGATGAATTAAAGAAGTTTAAAGTAGAGAATAATCTAATATAGAAATAATTCTATTCACGGCTGATCAGCCAAATTAAGCGAGGTGATAAAGTGAAGAAATATTGGGAAAACAGCGAAAAGAATGACTTTGGTAAGGAATGTTACAGATTACATTTTAGTCAATTTTATGAAGAAGATGACGAAAATGTAGTAGCTGGTTTTGTACAAGATGAGACAGACGAAAACATATTTATATATGTATCAAAAGAACTGAATGTTGAATATGATACATTGTTTGCAGACAGTATAGAAGATGCAAAGCATCAAATCGAAGACATGCTAATAGACCATTGGAATGATGAGATTGATTATTTAGAAAATCGAATTAAATCATTTCAAGGCGAAGAATAATCATATATAAAAATTTCTATCTTGGCGATTCAGCCAAATTTTCCAAATAAAAGTAACAAGAAATATTTTTTTCATAGGGTGGTGAGGAATGACTTTAGGAGAATTGTTAGAGGTTTATAATAAAGGGTTTTATATTCTATCTGATGGAAAACACCAATTGGATATATTTGATGATAAATATAAAACATATACAGTAAAAAGTTTTTCTATCTATCGTTATAAAGAAATAAGGATAGTTCTTGAAAATGGCGATTCTGTCAATAATCCAAAAACAAATAAAATCTAAAAAGAAAGGAAAATAGTCTTCGAGGATAAGGGTGCGCACCACTATGGTATAAGACTATTAAAGGATTACGAGTATTAAGTCTGTGCGGTGGAGTTGAAACAGGACTCTACGCATTACAGAAATTAGGTATTCCAATAGAGGAATATCATACATATGAAATTTTGCCAGAAGCCATAGCAGTTTCTCAGTACCATTTTCCGTTTGTGGTACATCATGGCGATTTATATGAAGCGGATTTTGAACAGTTCAAAGGATTTGATTTACTGTTGGCAGGAACTTGTTGCCAGTCACTTTCAAGAGTGCGAATTGAAAGCAAAGAGGTTAATAATGGGCTTGATGGTAAGTCAGGAATTTTCTTTAAAGCAGTTGAGTGTCTCAGGGCAATTCAGCCCAAATATTTCATGTTTGAAAATGTAATACCAAGTAGTGATGAAGACCTGAAGACAATGACAGAATGCATTGGTGTAGAACCTATTTTGATTGATTCAGGAAGATTTTCGTCTCAAAATCGTGAAAGATATTATTGGACAAACATACCATTAGGTAAATTACCCGATGAATCTCCATTAGTTTTGAAGGATATTATGGAGAATGGTGTAGATGAGAAATATTTTTATAAGAAAGATTTTGAAATCTTGGATATGAGTAAACGTGTATGTGCAGAGTTGAAAGTTAATACAACTGAGATGTGCAAACGTATTTTAATCCCGATTTCAAAATGTCTACATTAACTTGCGTGTCAGGTGGATATCAGGAAAAGAAGGTATTAGATAGGGGTAGACCACGAAAACTTACAGAAGTTGAATATGAAAGATTACAGGGATTGCCTGATAATTTTACAAAAATTCAGCTTAACAATCGTTGGTTATCATACTCAAAAAGATGTAGTTTGATGGGCAATGGATGGAATGAACCTACTGTTGAATGGATTTTGAGTGGGTTAAAAGAATAACATAATATGAAGTTCGCAGGAATGCGGAATTTCTTGCGAGTTTTTAGAGAATAAATACATATAAAAATAAAGAAAAGAGGTAACAAAATGAGTAAAACACTAATTGTAATTGATATGCAGAATGATTTTATTGATGGTTCGCTTGGAACAAAGGAAGCACATGCGATTGTATCAAATGTAGCAAAGAAAATTAAGGAGTATAAGGAGCGTGGAGATAAAATTTATGTAACTCAAGATACACATTATGAAGATTATTTGAATACATATGAAGGCAAACATTTACCTGTAGAACATTGTATTGCTAATACAGATGGCTGGCAGTTAAATGATGAAGTTTATAACGTATTAAAAAATACAAATGCTACATACATACTAAAGCATACCTTTGGTTCAATTGAACTGGTAAACAAAATCAAAGAGTATATTTCTGAGAATAATATTGACCAGAAACAATATTCAATCGAATTAATTGGTTTATGTTTAGATGTTTGTGTCATTTCAAATGCAGTATTAATAAAGACTGCATTCCCAGAAGCAAATGTATCTATTAACCTAGATTGTACAGCAGCAGTTACACCTAAAACATTCAACGCAACGAAAATAGTTATGAAAAGTTTACAGATAGAAGATAAGTATGTATAGAAAATATGATATAGGAACAGTATGGAGTTCAAATAAATATGGCGATTTTGAAATTGTAGATATAGTATCGAAAAATAGATTTAGAGTAAAATTTATTCTTACTGGATTTGAAAAAGATATATCAAGGTCTTGTTTAGCGGCTGGTGAAATAAGAGATCCATATTATCCAATTTATTATGGCGTTGGCTGTTTGGGAAATATAAATATTAAGTCATATAAAAAAGAATTAAATTTATGGAGATTCATGCTTTCGAGATGCTATGACAAAAACAGTGATAATTATTGCCTATATGGAGACAAAGGGATAAAAGTATGCAAAGAATGGTTATGCTTTAAAAATTTTGTAAAAGACATTCCAGAAATAAAAGGATATGACAGAGAAAAATTCCTAGCTGGTGAATTAGAATTGGATAAAGACATGTCATATGTTGGTCATGGTAGTAAAGAATATTCTTTGAATACATGTGAATTTCTTCCATACAGAGTTAATTTTTCAGAAATGTTGGCTAGAAGGAAATTACATACATCGTCAAGATATGTTGGTGTAACGAAATTAAAAGATGGAAAATGGCAAGTTACATTTTGTGGAAAACATAAAAATATCTATGTAGGAAGATTTTCAACAGAAAAAGAAGCACATGAAGCATATGAAAATTTTAAGAAGAATTACAGAGAAGGAGTAGAATATGGATAAGTACATGAGTGTGATAACCAATTTTGGATGCCACTATTCATGTCCATATTGCATTGTAAAGAATAATAATCTTCAGATTCCAAAGAGTACGATTGATGGATTGAACTCTTTGGAAGAGGAGATTAAGAAAAATCAATGTAATTGGGTATCAATATCTGGTGGTGGAGATCCATTATGGAATTTAGAGAATAACATTGAGTGGTATAAAAAGTTTTTTGATATTACATTAGGAAAAGTTAAGACAGAATTACATACAAGTATGCCAAATGTGAAGTCTGCACCATATCCTTACTTTAACAGAGTTGTATATCATTTACACGATTTTGAACAGTTAAAGTCTATTGAGCGTACTGGTTATGAAATCGTAAGAGTCGTATTCGTAGTCACGAAAAGTTTCACAGAGGATTTAATTAACAGAATAGCAGTGTATTGTCATAACTCAGATATTATTGATGAATTGAGTTTTAGACAGATGGTAGATGAACACTATCAAGAAACAGATTATTGTAGAGAATATCTTAGAGAAGGACATCAGAAGTTATGGTGGTACATTGAACAATGTGATTATAACTTGTACTACTGTGAGAACAAAGTATACACGGAGTATAGAAAGATTGGAGAGAATAATGAAGTGTAAGAATTATATCATTAATACTTTCAGACATTTTAAGAAAGTCTGTACTCATAAACGTTGGGTGTTCTACTATTGCTGTAAAGTGGGAATTCCATTTCAAGGGTTAGTACATGATTTATCTAAATTTTCTCCAACGGAATTTTGGGAGAGTGTTAAATATTATCAAGGTACTTCAAGTCCAATAGATGCTTGTAAGAAAGAGAATGGTTGGTCAGCAGCTTGGATGCACCATAAAGGAAGAAACAAGCACCATTACGAATATTGGCAGGACAATTTTGATAATGGTGGAAATCCTATTGAAATGCCAATGAAGTATAAAAAAGAAATGCTTTGTGATTATCTTGGAGCAGGTAGAGCATATCATGGTAAATCATTTAATTTTGAGAAGGAATTAAAATGGTGGGAATCTAAGAAAAGTAAACCAATTGCAATGCATCCAAATGACATGGCTTTTATTGATAAGTATATTAATCTGTTTTATGAGTACGAAAACAGAGAATATGATATTAGAACAATATTTAATCAAATCAAGAAAGAAGGAAAATAATATGGAACAGATTATTACAAGTTTATTAGAGACAGATGCCTACAAATTGTCAATGGGACAGGCTATTTATCATCAGTTTAGTGATTATAAAACCACTTGGAGTTTTAAGTGTCGTAATAAGGATGTTCATTTTACACCAGAAATGGTAGAAGAGATTCGCAGACAGATTAAATTATATTGTGGTTTGAGATTCACAGAAGATGAACTTACTTATATTGATAATATCAAATGGATGAAAGGTTCGTATGTTGATTTTCTGAGATTGTGGCAGCCAAGATATGAGGATTTTGAGATTACAACAGATTCAGATTGCGGTCTTTCTATCGAAACATTTGGTACATGGCTTAATACATCTATGTATGAGATTCCTACACTTGCGATTGTGAACGAAGTATATTTCAGAATGGCATATAACTATGAGGAATTGCTTGGTAGTTTCAAAAAGAGATTGGATGAAAAGTATGAAAATCTCAGAAGCGGTCATTGGTACGCTGGTACATTTTCTGAATTTGGTCTTAGAAGAAGACTTTCTGCTGAAGCACAGGAGTTAGCTGTTGAGAAGTTTTCACATTTGAATGATACATTGCATAGTCCATCTAAGTTTGTTGGTACATCTAATGTATATCTCGCAAAGAAATATAATCTCACGCCTGTTGGAACTATGGCTCATGAATGGATTATGTGTTCTGGTCAGGGTAATCACAAGCACAATCCAGCATATTCAAACTGGTATGCCCTAGACGCATGGGTTAGAGAGTATGGTGTGTTAAATGGTATTGCGCTCACAGATACAATTACAACTGATTGTTTCTTGAAAGATTTTCAGTTGACATATGCAACATTATTCAGTGGTGTAAGACATGATAGTGGCGATCCGATTGAATGGGGTGAAAAGATGATTAATCATTATGAGTCACTTGGTATCAATCCTAAGACAAAGACACTTCTGTTTAGTGACAGTCTTGATTTTGAAAGAGCTGATAAGTTATTTAGATACTTCCATGATAGAGTAAATGTTGCATTTGGAATTGGTACTTATTTGAGTAATGACACAGATGTTCCTGCTTTAAATATTGTAATGAAAACCACTAAATGTAATGGTATGGATGTTGCAAAAGTGTCTGATGTAGAAGGTAAAGGTATGTGTAAAAACCCTGATTATGTTGATTATTTAAAGAGATGTATTAATTGGAGAATGAATCATGAATAAAATTTTACTTATACCAGGAAGTTTTAATCCAATTACTAACGCCCATGTTGATATGGCATTGACTGCTAAAAAAGCGGTTAATGCCGATGCTATATTGTTTATTCCTGCACATGATACATATGTTGCGAAGAAAAAGACTTTGATACCTGGATATTGTCGAGTATCGCTGATTAATTCAATGCCAAATTGTAATGAAAATAATATGTGGGCATCCGAAGTTGAAACAACCAGCTTCTTTCCACAGAGGACATACAATACTATTACTCAGATAAGAGATATGAATGAAAAAGATTATATCTTCAACGAATACTATATTTGTTTAGGAATGGATAATATTGAAACACTTACAACTTGGTATAATTGGAAACCGTTTGTTGAGGAATATAATTTTGTAGCATGTGTGAGAGAAGGTCAGAATCTTGAGACTGCTTTAAGAGAAGCAAATCTTATGGAATATAAAGATCACTTCACAGAAATTCAGATACCTGAAAATCATACTTCTTCAAGTTTGGTTAGAGATTTATGTGAACAAGGTGAATTTGAAAAGGTAAAAGAATTAGTTCCTAGAAATGTATATGAGTATTTAATTCGGTTCTATGATGTAATGAATCGAATGTAGGAAGGAGAATATATAAATGTTTGATGCTAAGAAAGTAAAAAATGAAATCGTAGAGTGGATCAGAAATTGGTTTGAACAGAATGGTAAAGATTGTATGGCAGTTGTGGGTATCTCAGGTGGAAAGGATTCAAGTGTTGTGGCTGGCTTATGTTGTGAAGCTCTTGGAAAAGATAGAGTTTTTGGTGTAATGATGCCACAGGGAGAACAGCCAGATATTGATTATTCTCGAATGCTTATAGACCATCTTGGAATCGACAGTTGTGTTGTAAATATAGGCAATACAGTTCGCACTTTAAAGCATGAGATTAAACCACAGTTGGGAGATCATTGGTCAAAGCAGACTTCTACAAATCTCCCTGCTCGTATTCGTATGACTACGCTTTATGCAGTATCGCAGACAGTAAATGGTCGTGTCGCTAATACGTGTAATCTTTCAGAAACATTACTATCTTGGGAAACCAGATGGGGTGATGCAGTTGGAGATTTTGCACCAATTAGCGACTTAACAGTAAAAGAAGTGAAAGCTATTGGATATGAACTTGGATTGCCAAATGAATTAATCGAAAAAATTCCGTCTGATGGACTGTGTGGAAGTACAGATGAAGATGCATTGGGATTTAAATACTCTGTTATGGATAGATATATTAGAACAGGCGAGATTGACGACAAAGATATTAAAAAGAAAATTGATAATCGAGTAGAAAAATATCGGTTTAAGAGAATGCCTATTCCTTATTATAAAACAGGTATGGAAAGATATGTAGACTAAAATGGCAGAAGACTTAACTAATTTACAATTTGGAAAATTAACAGTCATCAAACGTGGAGACAACGATAAAAGCGGACATGTGAGATGGTGGTGTAAATGTGACTGTGGCAACCCTAAATTGATTTTAGTTGCCGCAGGACATTTAAAATCAGGACATACTCAATCATGTGGATGTATAAGAAGAGATAATATTAAACCACAAAAGAATTTAGAAGGAAAAAGATTTGGGAAATTAATTGTAAAAGAATTTCTTGGTATAAAAAATCATAGATCATTATGGAGTTGTGATTGTGATTGTGGTAAGAAAATTAACGCTTTATCATCGTCTTTAACTTCTGGAAAACTTAAGTCATGTGGATGTTTATCTTCTGTAGCTGAGTTCGAATTAAGCCAGTTCTTGACAGATGAACAAATTATATTTGATACGCAATATAAGTTTGATGATTGTAAATATAAAAGAAGATTGCCATTCGATTTTGCAATTTTTCATCCACAAAATAAGAAACTCTTATTTTTAATTGAACTACATGGAGAACAGCATTATTTTCCGTTTACATTTAATAGTGAGTCTGATATGCAAAAGAAGGAAAATTTTTTGCATAGAAAACATTTGGATAAATTAAAAGAAGATTATTGTAGTGAAAATAATATTCCATTGTTAATTATTAGATATACAAATTTTCAAACAAAAGAAAAAATTGTAAAAGGGTTTTATGAAAAGCTCTTGCAAAAGAATATTACATTTGATGATTATATATTTTCATCAAAACAAATAAAGGATGATTTACAAGTAAAGCATAAACGTGTCTATAAAAGAAAAGTAGTCCAAATAGATATACCCAACAAGAATATTATAAGAGAATATAATAGTATGGAAGAGGCATATAAGATAACTGGAATATCATCTGGACAGATTTCGGATTGTTGTAAGGGTAATTGTAAAACAGCAGGTGGATATGCTTGGGCATATAATAACGGAAACGTTAATATTGAAGAAGTAATTAAACGTGCAACAATTCCAAATAGAACAAATGCAGTTGTGATTTTCCAAAAAGATAAAAATGGAAATATTATAAAAGAGTGGCAAAGTATAACAGAAGCAGCACATTCTTTGGGAGTAAGTCATCAAGGTATTCAAGCGTGTTGTTCAGGAAAGCAGAAAACTTGTAAAGGATTTGTTTGGAATTATAAGAAAGATTGATTCAATGCATGAGAAAAATCTGTTTAAATTACAGCCGATGCCAAGTTTTGTGTATCAGGCGTAAATGAGATACTATATATAGTGCTTATAGAAAATATGGACACTATATATAGTAATATTTTTACCAAGAAACATAGATTTCATTTGAGACGAAAAGAGGTGAAGTTTTTGAAAATCGTACAGAATAAATCGCATTGCGATTTTAGAATAAAAATCGGAAATAACTATGTAACTGTTGCAACGCTTCATCCGTGGTTATTTAGTAAACATAATCATAAATACAATCTGTATTTTTATTACTATGGAGCTGAATATGAGGAAGGAACGTATGCTTGCTGTCATAGAAATGGAAATGAAAAGATGGTGGTGTATGAGCAGGAAGATGAACTTCATAAAGAATTCCTTGAAAGAGTAAGAAGAATAATTTCAAAGAAGTTGTATGTAATAGGAAGTTCGATCCTGGAAGAAATAAAATACATTGAAGATGAAGATTAGGAGGCAATAATGGCAGGATTCGTATCAAAACAGCCAAACGGATTATATTGTAGATTTTCAACCGTCACAGATTGCCCTACGGCATGGAACATGACCAGAGAAGATTATATCAATATGAAAATGCAGGAAGCAAAAGAAGATGCTGAAGATGTGTTGGATAATTATTTGAAGCCATTTGATATGGTGGTGGATATGTATTATCCAAACAATATGACAAAAGAGGAATTTGATAAATTTCTTGAAGAGACTGGATATAGAAAAGGAGAATAAACAACATGAAGAAGAAAATTTTAGCAGTTGTATTAGGATTAACATTATGTTTTGGAATGACTGGATGCCAGTCTGTTACAAAAGATTTTGGTGGATCAACAACAATTGAGCTTGAACCAAACCAGAAACTTGAAGAGATTACATGGAAAGATGATTCATTATGGTATCTTACAAGACCTATGACAGATGACGACATTGCGGAGACACATACATTTCAACAGTCATCAAATTTTGGAGTGTTTGAGGGTACTGTAACTATTATTGAGAAGAAGGAATAATATGATAGACAACGAATTACGTCAGCAATATAGACAAGCTGTTGATGATTTGAAAATAGCATTTAAGAAGACTTGTTTGTATATATTTTGCGAAGAAGTTGTGAAGAGATTAAGTAAGATTTTGAGATAGTAAGGAGTAAATTATATGAAAAAGAAAATTTTAGTAGTAATGTTAGCCGTTGGAATGGTAGCAACATCATTAACTGGGTGTGCTTTTGAAACTGAATCAAAAAAGGTTACATACAATATGAAACAGGAAGCTGAGAACTTTAATGTTCTTAGAAGATTTGCAGTAATTAACACTCGTACTGATAAGGTTGAGTTTGAAATGATTGGTGCATTTAGTAGAGAGGATGCGACAAATGATCAGGTGACGCTTGTTGTAGAGATGGAAGATGGTACATATAAGAGACATATTATTGGGCTGAATGAAGATACAATGTATGTCATTGAGGATTTGGGTGGTGCTGAAGTGAATAAGTACAAGTATGAGGTTAATTATATTCCAGAGTCAATTGTACCATTTGAGATTACAGATAAAAAGTAAGCGCAAGAATCCGAAATTTTTTGTGGTCGTAGGGAGGTAAAGCAGTGAAAATTAAAGATAAGATACGAGACAAGTTAAGACAGTGGTTATTGGCAGATGAGTTATTAAAATTTGATTTAGCCGAAGATAAATATAAAGAAGCCAGAAAATTACTTACATATTCTAATGCCGAATTATCAAGAGCAATAGACCAGCATAGTGCTTCATTTAAATTAGTCGATGATTGTCATCAGCTTATGAATTCTATGATGGACGTTGGGACAGATGTAGGATTTCATTCTGATGACCATTCGTGGGCAGTTATATGTATTAAAGGTCATCCAGAATATTTGAAATTTATTCCATTGTCGCATAAAGACGCACGAGATGTATTAGATTTTCTGAAACGATTTAGATATTCAGACAGAGTTGTAGATTCTCCATTTGCGTTTAGAGATATGATTGATCATTGTATTATGGAAAATTCATTTTTTGAAAAATAAAGTTATAATGAAATTTTGGTTTCTTGGCTTGTCACGAAACTAAGTAACAATGTAGATATAATTTTATAAGAAAGGAAAATATAGTCTCATGAGTTAAAGGTGCGCACCACTATCGGTAAGAGACTATTAAAGTATTAGAGTTATTTGCTGGCACACGTTCAATTGGCAAAGCTTTTGAAGCAAGAGGTCATGAAGTGTACAGCGTAGAATGGAATAAAGATTTTGAAAACATTGATTTATATGCAGATATTAGTCAAGTAACTGCACAAGATATCTTAGAAAAGTTTGGTCATCCCGATGTTATCTGGGCATCGCCTGACTGTACAACGTTCAGTATTGCTGCAATAAGTCATCATAGAAGAAAGAATCCTGAGACTGGTAATCTTGATCCAATCAGTGATTATGCAAAATTCTGTGATGCAACTGATCAGCATGTCGTTTCTTTAATCAAAGAATTAAACCCAACTTATTATTTTATTGAAAATCCTCGTGGTGGTATGAGAAAGATGACTTGGATGCAAGACCTTCCACGATATACGGTTACATATTGTAAATACGGTGATACTCGGATGAAGCCTACAGATATTTGGACTAACCATCCGAAACCAAAATTTCTGCCTATGTGTAAGAATGGAGATCCATGTCATGTATCAGCTCCAAGAGGAAGTAGAACAGGCACACAAGGATTAAAAGGAGCAAAAGAAAGAAGTGTAATACCACAGAAATTGTGTGAACACATTGTAGATATTTGCGAAGAAGGACTTGCTGAAAATAATTTACATGACAAGTGTAAGTCGTGTGATAACAAGTGGTCTTCATTTGAATGTGATATGTGTGAAAATTTCGACATGTATGAGAACAAAAAAGAGAATAATGAGGTGTAACTGATAATTTGTAAAACTCCAACCTCTGAAATGCCCTAAAATCAAGGCTTTCAGAGGTTGAAAAATCCAAGGAAAACCACGTTTCTTTTGAGGAGGTGATTGATTGGATACATCGTGTGAAACTTGTAAATGTAATACATGTAAGATGAATGAAAATGGTGGTATTTATGGTGGATGTCTTGACTGTGAAAATTGCAAAGAACAAGATTTACACTGTGAAGGTTGTTCAATGTATGAATATGACAAAGATAGAATGAGCAATTAGGAGAATAACAGTATGAATAAGAGACAGAAAAAGAAATTATTTAAGCAGACACTTATTAAGGTTAGAAAACTACATCCACATAAGGATGATGTGATTTGTTTTCAACCAGATTTAGATTGGATTGATGTCGAGACTATGTGCCAGTTTATGAACTTATACGCTGACAATAAAGTTTTTGGTGAAGCAATATTGGCTTTTGTACCTGCTGATATTAAGCAGCTTAAACATAAAAAGGACGCTCAGATATTTATTGACAAGTTACAGAGTATTGTAAATCAGATGGGAGAATAAGAGCATGAGTAAATATAAGGTAAGTAATTATATTGCGAAAAAATGGGAAGATATTTCAAAAGAGACACCAATGCATAAAGCTTATGAATTAGGTATAGCACAGGGAATGGCTTGGAGTTATGAAAATTTAAAAACTGCGACAGATAAAGAGACAGCAGATAAAGTATGGTGTAATTACTTAGATGGAACAGATGAATTATGTACCATTTTTAGAACAATTGTTAATTTATCAAATGATGATACTAATTCCAAAATTGAAAGATTAATGGAGAGACTATCTGAAACTAAGAAACCAGAAAAGGTTATGTCTGATGATGATAGAGATATGATTGAGGAGTTCCTTGAATATCTACAACATAAAAATGAAAATAAAGAGTCTGAGTAAAGAAGCATTTCCTTCGGATTTTTTGAATGACAAAGAGAGAATATATACATAGAAAATAGAAAGAGAGGTACTGAAAATGGCAGAAAGAGCATTAGCGCATGTAGAAAAGATTGAATGGATCAGACCGATTGAAGGAGCTGATAATATTGAACTCATTGGAGTTTTAGGATGGGTTTGTATCGCCAAGAATGGTGAGTTTAATGTAGGAGATATGGCTGTTTATATTGAAATTGACAGCAAGTGTCCTGAAACAGATGAAAGATTTGCATTTTTAGCAAATAAGAAATTCAAAGTTAAGACTATGAAACTTGGCAAGTTCAAGGTAATTAGCCAGGGATTAGCCTTACCATTATCACTTTTCCCAGAATTACAGGATAGAAATATTGGTGATGATGTTACAGAAGCTTTGAAAATTACATATGCTTCAGAAGAGGATGCAGCAAGAAAGACTAATAAGGTTGATCCAAATGCTAAATATAAGTCAATGGCAAAGCGTAAACCAAAGTTATTCGCTAACCCAATTATAAGAAGGATTATGAGATACAGTATTGGGCGTAAGATTATGTTTTTATTGTTTGGTCGCAAGAAAGATAATCCAAAGAAGTTCCCAGATTGGATTGTCAAAACAGATGAGACGAGAATTGAGAATGCACCATTTTATCTTCAGAGTACGGAAAAGTGGATTAAGACTGAAAAATGCGATGGCACAAGCTGCACATTTGCAGTTGATAGATTGAAGAAGGGCAAAAACAAATTTGATTTTATTGTATGCAGTAGAAATGTAAGACGGGCTGATAGAGAACAGGCTTGTTATCACGAGTCAAATATTTATTGGGAATTAGCTGATAAATATGACATTGAAAAGATTCTTACACAGTTTGCAACAGAGAATGACTATAACAGAGTTGTGTTGCAAGGTGAAGGAGTTGGCTCAGTTCAGGGCAATCCATATAAATTTACGGAGAATCAGTTATTTGTATTCAATCTGATTATTGATGGTACAAGACTTGGAACTGTAGAAATGGCTGATTTCTGTAAGAGTCATGGATTAACAAGTGTGCCAATTATTGATACGGCTTATGAGTTACCTAAGACTATGGAAGAGATGAAACTTGAAGCTGATGGATATAGTGAATTAAATCCAAAGGTTAAGAGAGAGGGTTTTGTATATCGCAGTATTGATGGTCAACAGAGTTTCAAAAATGTGAGTCGAGAGTATTTATTAAAGCATAATGGATAGGAGTTATTTATGAATAAACCTACACTATGGATTACATGCGGTTTGAGTGGTAGTGGCAAGTCAACCATTGCTACTCAGATTGCCAATGAGAATCCAAATACAGTAATCGTATCATCAGACGCAATTCGTGAAGAATTGACTGGTAATTACGAAGACCAAGAACATAATGAAGAAGTGTTTAAAATTTTTCACAATAGAATCCGCAAGAATTTGGAGAATAAAATGAATGTAATTGCTGATGCGACTAATCTGACTATAAAATCTCGCAGAGCAATTATGATGAAAGTGAATGGTCTTGAAGTACATAAGGTTTGTGTGGTTATTCCAAAGCCATTTGAACAGTGTAAGATTGATAATAAAAATCGTGAGCATCCTGTCCCTAATGAAGTATTGGATAAACAGATTAGAAGATTTCAGATCCCATTTTACGAAGAAAAATTTAATGAGATTCAGATAAATGTATTTTATAAAGAGAATCGTTTAACTCTTGGAGAAATGTTTTCTATGATGGAAGGGTTTGATCAGAAAAACCCTCATCATACTATGGATTTATATAATCACTCATTTCATACATATGAGTTATTTAGTAGTAAATGCTATCCAGCAAAATATAATATAGCTGCATTATTACACGATTTTGGAAAAATGTATTGTCAAACATTTGATGAGAATGGCATAGCTCATTACTATGAACATCATGCAATCGGTTCTTATTTAATTTTAGAGAACCTATCAGGTATATTTTACGAAAATATTGGTGACATATGTTTTCTTATCAACTATCATATGATGCCTTTTGGTTGGGATACTGATAAAGCAAGGCAACGTTGGAAAGAAAGATTTGGGGAATATAAGTATAAGATGCTTTTAGATTTCAATGAATGTGATAAAGCGAGGTAACTGTATGAGCAGTATTTCAGTTGGAGAATTAAAAGTGATTCTCAATACATATCCAGACGATTATGAAGTTGTTATGAATATCAAGCATAAATATCCAATCTCTAAGGAAGAAGGTCTTATAGGTTGGTATGTTTATATCAATGGCGTAAAAGCTGACGATGATTTTAGAGAGATTAGGTTGGTGAATTAAGTTAGGAGAATAAATATGTATAAACAGATTATTATTGCAAGAAAAGACCTCGCAATGTCGTCAGGAAAGCTTGCGGCTCAAGTCAGTCACGGCTCTATGGCATTTCTCAGTTGGTTTATTAGAAATAATGCCGATTTAGATGGTCATGTCGATGGTTATATTGACGAAGATATTCTTCATAATTGGGTTGAAGGCGAATTTACAAAATGTGTTCTTCAAGCCAAGAATAAGAATCAGTTGCTAAAAGCTAAGACTATGGCAGAAGAATTAGGAATGATTGAAGGTAAAGATTTCTGGCTTATAAGTGATAACTGTCACACTGAATTAGAACCCGAAGAAGATGGTAGAACACTTACTGTAATTGGTTTTAGACCAATGGACAGTGAGATTATTGATCAGATTGGAAGAAAATATCATTTATATATGTAGAAATGGAGAATATTAAAATGGAGAACAGATTATTACTTGAGAGTGAAGTGATTAAAACAGTAGATAAACATACAAACGATGAGAATCAGTTAGATAACGACATTAGCTGTATTCTTGAAGAAGTAAATCCTGTCGTATTGGTTGGTTCAAAAGAAGCAATAGACAGCTTAAAAGTAGATAGTAAACCAGTACAGAAGCAGAAACGAGTTGAACTATTCGAGAATGAAGATGTTATTTTAGAGCAACGTGGTAACAGATATTATCTATCTCTGTATGATAAGGAAGGAAAATTTCAGAGAGAAGTCACTATTGATGTCAAGGACGATTACAAGGTTGGACTTGGGAATGGTAAGTAAAGGAGATTTATGAGATCAGAGATTAAAAGACGACAATTTTCTGAAAATCATCAATCTTGGTTCTCTCATGATTATGCTTGTTGGGCAAATAATCACAATGGTTGGAGAAAGATGAAAAAGAAGAATCGTAGATTATTTAAAAAGAAGTATAGAAGAGAAGTTGAGAAAGATATTAATAAAGAATTAAATGATATGCAATAACAGTGAATTCAGGTTTCTTTTGGTTACAAAGAGAGGATATTAAAGCAAGGAGGTAAGAAAAATTGAAGAGACAGATTCGTAGAGGTGTTTTCGAGACAAATTCAAGTAGTCAACATTCGCTTTGTATTATGAAAAATAATGAGCGTTATACACCAGATGAGATTGCAAGGGACTTTTATTTGTGGGATGACAAAGAAACTGGCGAGAAAGATTGCGAATGGCATATTTGGGATCATGATATGGAGTTTGGCAGAAGTCCATTTAGAGCATTAGGTAATTTTCATGACAAGTGGTTGTATGCTTGTGCTTCATTGGTGCATGAGTATAATGATGAGAATTATAAGAAACTTGAAGCACTTGCATTAAAATATGTTCCTGGTCTTAAAAAGATTATTATTCCGATGATTTCAGATTCAGTCGCTGATAAAAATCATCCAGAAAATAAAGATAGTGATTATGCACAGGAATATGGTAAGACAGAGGATGAGCTTAACGAATGGCTTGAACAGAAAGAAAAGGATTGGGGAATTGACACAATCGAATATTGGGAAACCGACAATGGATATTTTCATTTTGAGAAACCATGTACAGGATATGTTGATGTAGATATACTTAGTGGTTTCCTTAAAAAAGAGAATATATCATTAGAGGAATATCTAACAAATAAGAAATATGTTGTTATTCAAGATGGTGACGAATATGGATATTTTGGAGATATGAAACGTAGTGGTTTGATTAATTTGGATGCTATTGATCATGAGTATCCAAGAGCATATGGAACGGAGGATTAATTTATGAAGAGACAGATTAGACGTGGAGTTTATGAAACTAATTCATCAAGCACACATTCACTTACAATGTGTAGTGAGGAAGAATTTGAACAGTGGAAGAATGGTGAACTTCTTTTTGATGAATGGGGTTATGAGTCATTTGTAAAAGCAAATAGTTTATCAGATGATGATAAGAAATATGCAGCACAAGACTATGAAAATCACAAAGATGATTTTTCTAAAGATTGGTCAGACTTGTCAGAATCTGCGAAAGAAAAGTATTATAGCAAATACGCAAAAGAGAACAATATTGTAGACGAGGATGCTAAAACCTATGAGGAGTGGCAGCACGATGATCTTGAAACATTTGTAAATAGATATACAAGTAAAAGTGGAGATAAAATTGTTGCGTTTGGTAAGTATGGATACGATGGTTGATTTAATTTAGGAGGATTTTAAGAATGGAATTATTAGGAAGATACATAAATGGTAACTTTAAAACCACAATTTTGAGCGATGGAACAAAGATCAGAGAAACAGAAGATGATGAGTTTTTGCCAACTTTTGCAGAGAATATGGATATAAAAATTTGTAATTTTTGCGATATGGGATGTCCATTCTGCCATGAAGGTAGCACAACAGATGGAAAATTTGGAGATATTTTGAATGAGAAATTCATTAACACACTTCATCCGTATCAGGAAGTTGCTCTTGGTGGCGGAGATGCTACAAGTCATCCTGACTTAATTCCATTTTTACAGAAACTCAAAGATAGAAAAGTTATTGTAAACATGACGGTAAATCAGATTCATTTTGAGAAAAAACAAGAACTTATTAAAAAGCTTGTTGATGAAAAACTTATCTATGGTCTTGGTGTATCACTTGTAAATCCCACAGAAAAATTTATCGAACTTATTAAGAAATATCCAAATGCGGTTATTCATGTAATCAACGGGGTATTAAAGCCATCAGACGTAGAAGCTTTGGAGAATAATAATCTGAAGATGCTGATTCTTGGTTATAAACATTTAAGACGTGGTGATGATTTTTATTCAGAAGATCATGAAAACATTATTGTAAAGCAGAATTGGCTATATGAAAATCTTGCAGATATTATTGAGAAATTTAAGGTAGTTAGCTTTGATAATCTTGCCATCGACCAATTGAATGTTAGAAGATTGATGTCTGATGATGAATGGAATGAGTTCTATATGGGCGATGATGGAACAATGACTTACTACATCGACATGGTTGAGCGTAAATTTGCAAAAAGCTCAACGGCGGCATTTGATAAGAGATATGACTTATTGGATTCAGTAGATGATATGTTCCAGAAGATTTTATCTGAGTAACTTCACAGGAAAGCAACATATCCTTGGATTTTAAGAGAATAATACATTGGAGGTGAAAATATGTATCAGAATTGTTGTAAGAAATGTGGAAGCATTTCACTACATACAGAAGTAAAAGGCAATAACACAGGACTTTATTGTGATGATTGCGGCGCATGGATCAAATGGCTTGGTAAAGATGAATTGAGAGCTTTTGAACATTCTATGAGAGAAGCAACAAAAGAAGAAAACGAAGCTGTTGATAAGTATTTAGAAAGCATATCAGAACCAACAGGTTACAATATATATGAAGATTCAACAATTATTGAAAGACTTAACAGGTTTATAGATGGTATTGATGAAGCTATTGATAGCGTATACGACAATCCAACGGCAGAACACGACAAACTTATCTATAATAACGCATATGCTTTTGCTTTAGAAAAATGTAAAACAGGTATTCAGAATATCATTGAAGGTAGAGAATTTAATGATTCAGAAGAGTCGCAGTAAACCAATCTTTCATTCGGAAATTTTTAATCATGTCTAAGCCATTCGGCTATGGGAATCCCAACAAATAAGAGAATAAAATATCAGAAAGGTGGTGAAAAGTAGTGCATCCAAGTGATTTTTTTGAAAATTGCTCATTGAGGACTGGAATTGATACATTTGAAATTTTTGATGAAGATTTGAAACAAAAATTAAAAAATATTCATCCTAAAAATTTCTTAAAAACAAAAATCACCTTACCTGTTTATAAGATAAATCTATCTTATGTGACAGAAAAAGGAAATTACAAGACAGTTGATAGATATACTGTAATGGATTCGGAGTCAGATGATGAGTATGTAGATTTTTGGATAGATATGTTTATTCAGGATTATAACAAAGATAATCCAAATCATAAAATGACAAAATGTGAAGTCAACAGTATTGAACGAATCTGCGAGGCTGTGCTACCACTTGGTTAGTTTTTCACCATATGTATTTAATACCTTTGATTAGCAAAGGTTGTCACAATGATTCATAAAACGGATCATTGGTTTATATGAATCGAAAAAGTAATGTGATAGTGACGTAAAAAGACACTCACTAAGTATGGCTTTACCTCATTGAAATGAAATAAATTTCAGTGAGGAAAGTACATATTGGTACAGAAAGCTAATACAATTGAAGAATTATTGCAGGATTGTCCTGTAAACTCAATAATAGGAGACAATTTAATAAGAGCGTGGTCAAAAATTAACAGCCACAAATATAAAAAGATAGTTTGCTCGATTTCAGGTGGATCAGATAGTGACGTGATGCTTGATATTGTATGGCGATGCGATAAAGACAATAAAGTTGATTATGTTTGGTTTGATACTGGTCTTGAATATCAAGCGACCAAAGAGCATCTAAAATATTTGGAAAATAAATATAATATAAAGATAAAACCATATAAGGCAATTAAGCCCATTCCGTTATCATGTAAACAATACGGTCAGCCGTTTATAAATAAACAGGCGGCTGAATACATAGATAGACTTCAAAGACATGGTTTTAAATGGGAAGATAAATCGTTTGATGAATTATATAAGGAATATCCTAAGTGTAAAGCTGCTTTGCTGTGGTGGTGTAATTTAAAGAAATCGAATGCTTTTAATATTGCAAATAATAAATGGCTTAAAGAATTTATTATTGAAAATCCACCAACATTTAAAATTTCATCAAAATGTTGTCAGTATGCAAAAAAGGACGTTTCTCATAAATTGATAAAAGAAAATACATATGAATTAAATATAGTTGGTGTGCGAAGAGCAGAAGGTGGTGTCAGAGCCACATCATATAAATCTTGTTTTAGCGAAGGCGATGATGGATGTGATAATTATAGACCTTTATTTTGGTATAAAGATTCTGACAAAATTGATTATGAAAACGCTTATAATGTTGAACATTCAGATTGCTATGTTGTTTATGCTTTACCAAGAACAGGCTGTGCCGGCTGTCCATTTGGAAGAGATTTTGAGAATGAGCTTGAAATTATTCAAAAATATGAACCAAAACTTTATAAAGCTGTTAATAATATTTTTGGAGATTCTTACGAATATACAAGGAAGTATCGTGAATTTGTAAAGAAAATGAATAAAAAGTAGAGAATAACTAAGCGAGAGGTCACGAAAGTCTTGAAAAATAAGGCTTTTAGAACCTCAAAAGTCGAAGGAAATTTTTCTTTCTTTTGGACAGATTGGAGGTGATTAATATTTCAGAGTTACATGATAAATTAGAAAAAATAAGTGGTGCTACAAAAGTCTTAATAATTGGTAAACAGATAGATACCATAGGAAAAATGATAAGTGCAATGGCAGAAACTCGAATACAAAATGAACTTGAACAAAAATATAAAGATTTAGGCATACAGGTACAAGAAGATCCGATTGCAAAGCTTCTTGAAACAATTAATGAAATGTATTTTGGCGATAATTTTCCTATTGAATGCCTTGAACCTCCAAAACAAGATATATCTACTCTTAAGAAGAGAATAAAGTATTGTAAGAATCCTATGGAGAAAAAGAAATTAGAGCAGGAACTAAATGCTTTATATAAGGAACATAAAAGAAATAGGAGAACTGTATCATGAAGCTGATTAACAAATATGCAAATTCAAAATATTCAAAAATGAATGAATATTATTGTGGAATCACAACAGAATTGGATAAACTTGCTGGACTTGATCCTAATGGACACTGGAAACATTATGTGCTTTGTGATCATGAGGATGGTTGTTTGCCTATCAGAATTCCAGGTGGAACACTTGGAAGTATTGAATATGATGAGAATAAAGTGATTACAAAAATTCATGTTTGCACTGATTATGTCGTGAAAACTTATCCTGATAATGTAAATGAACAGCTTCAGAAGTTTATTGGTCAGAAGATAGAAATGGAAGAATAACATTATGGGACAGTTAATTGATAAAACAGTATTACGAAAAGAATTATCTAAGCTGCCATCTGAAATGGGATTTGTAAGAAAGTCTGATGTAATGCAAACTCTTGGCAGTCAGAAATGTGCTTACAATATAAAAGAAGAGAAGAATAAAACACTTGATGAAGTTCTAAAGGCTTGTGACATAGAATGTGGATTTTACAGTGGCGATGTTAAGAATCTTACAAGACACGTTTTGATGAGAGTGTTGGATGGATTGAGAGAATAATAGATAGGAGATGAAAAATATGGATAATTTAACACGCAGAGAAGAAGTAAATCTTCATAAAGCAATTCAAAAATCATTTCCTAAAATTCTTATTAAGGATCTCACAGAACATGAAAGAATTTGTCCTGTCTGCAATGGTTTTGGAATGAGAATTGCAGACAATGTTTATGGGATCGAAGGTGATAACTCTGAAGCTGGCAGACGAGAACTCTTCCCCTATAAGCATCAAGCACTTTCGTTTTGCCAGAGTTGTTTTAATGGAGTACAGAGGTTATGTCCTTATTGTGGACAGCCTTATAAAAATCAGGCTTATTTATATTGCGACTGTGAAGGACAAAAGAAAGCTGACGAAGAAGAGAGAATAAAGAAGTGGAATGAGAAAGTAGCAAATGCAGTAGCTGTTGATGAAAAAGATGTAGATACAATGCTGTACTGTGAAGAGTTTGATGAGTATTATGCTACTGTTGATGATTTCTTTGACGATTATGCAGCAAATTACATGGATGAAGAATTATACATAAGACCTGAGAGATTATGGGTATGTAGTGTAGAAAAGATTCATATTGATGCTGACAGTGTAGTTGATAATGCTTGTGAAGATCTGCATGAAGATGCTTATGAACAGTGTGATATTTGTAGTTTGCAAGATATATTGGATGATTGGTGTAAGGATCAGGTAGGAACTACTACATATTATCCTTGTTTTAAGCAGTATGTAAAGATTGATTGGGGTAAATATGAAGATTATAGCAGGTAATTATTTCGGTAAAAATATTCAGTTTGTGTGTAGATGCTGCAACTGTGTATATGAAGTTGAATCAAAGGACGATTGGAATGTTCAAATGGTATTTCCTAACTATTGTAGTTTTAAATATAAAGTTCCTGAATATGAAGTAGTTTGCCCTAACTGTGGTTATAGAGAGTATCTTGGTTGTGACCAAGATGACTTAATAGGAACTGAATCTGAAAACTTACACTGCCCTTGGATTCCATTGTTAAAGAAGAGAGAAGATTGGAATAAACGATATAGAGTTGAGCCAATAAGAGAACAAGTAATTGTGAGGTGAGTAGATGAGAGCATATAAATGTGATGTTTGTGGTAAGTATTGTGAAGACTGTTATGAAATTAAAGACGATACGTTTGATATCTTTCTATCAGACTTCGTTGATAGAGGATATCATGATAAGAAAAAGGTGGAAGTACGAGATTTGTGTTCTGAATGTTATGTAGATATTAAAAATTATATTCATAACAAAGTATTCAATAGATTTAAGGAAGAGGAAGAATCGAAGTAAAGATTCGTTTTTTTAGAAAATGTGGAGGTAAAACAATGGAGAAATTTTATATTGTAACAAATGAGAAATTCCTAAAAGAGATTAATGATTATAGAAAACATGGAGAAGAAAGAAGAATAGTAGCAAATAATTTTTTTAAGGAAAAAGGTATTACTGGGAAGGAATATTATATCTGTGGAGATGGATTTGTAAATCGTCCATTTAAAGAATATGAGAAGCATGATATCAGATTATGTATTACCGATTGTGATGAAAATAATCAGAAATTTGGTAAAGAGTTACTGAAACCAACGAAGTTATTCTGTGATTCTGATACGTTAATGAGGAAATTTAGAGCTAACAGTAAGACTTTAAAAGAGTTTCAAGACTTATGTATTGAAAAGAATATTGTTATTAACAATCATCCCATTCGAGTAGGGGACTATTTCAAAGAATTACATTTAGGTGGGTATTCAGTTTCAATGTTTGAGTATGAGAATAAGTTATATTTAAATATTTCTACAACAAAATATGAAACTATTACACCAGATGATGATATAGGTTTTACAGAAATTAAAGGCAGCGAATTTTATAAAGCACTTGAAGAATTTGAATCAAAAAATAAGTAAATATCGGTTTCCTTGGGAGGTGAAATAATGGAGATTTTAGGAAATAAATTAAAAAGATTTTTTGACATTGTAGATAATCCACCAAATGATGCTGAAATTACATATGCTGGGAATAGATATGAGGTATGGGAAATATCTGAAGATCTATTTAATAAGATGTGTGATATGTCAGAAGATGAATTTGTTAAATTAGCAGGTGAAGAAGCATGGTGGAGACAAAGCGATGGTAGTGTACTTGGCGTTCCTGATACAAAATTCATTATTAGTGGTGAAGAAATGGTAGGTTGGAATACAAGAGGGGAATATGAAAATTTTCAGTATGCTAAATTGACTGATTATCTATGCTATGGAATTGGAGCATCGCAACCTAAAAATGTATGTGCTTGTTGTGTGGATCTTGCAAAATACAATGATATGACAATGGCAGAATTATTTGAAAAATATGGAGAATAATCTATCAGGAGGTGTATATGTTAAAAACTTTTGATGAATTATCTGAAGAAGAAAGTTTGTGTAAATATTGTTCAGCAACCGATTATGGAGAGCATAAATCGTGCATTACACCAAATGGATATTATTGGTGCGAAGGTGCGCATTGTGAAGATGCTTACAGAGAATATTTAGATGATAACGAAACAAGTGAAAATGTTGTGAAGTATGCGAGTAAAGTAATACTTACGAATAAGGAGGATATTGATGAGTACACCACTAAAATTTGAATTCGATTTTGATGAAGTGTTTGAAGGAATTAAACAAGGCGTTATTAGAGAATTGGAAGAAATGAATTTCGATGCTGCAAAAGATAATGCTATCAATCAGATAAAGAGTGAAATTAAATCAAAGATAGAACTTACATACAGTGACGAAAGAGAATTAAAAGACGAGATAAAAAATGAAATCAAAGAAAGAGTTTATGATTCGATTATCAAAGAAGTCGGTGATAAATACGTTGATAAATTTAATGATTATGTAGAAAATCAGTTATCTAAAAATCCAGAACGTCTTAGCTCATTACAGAATATTATTAAAAGCGAAGTGAGTGAGAATCTATATGAAGATTTGTATAGTTCTATAAGAAATGAAGTAATTGGACAGGTTAAGGATGCAACAACACAGTTATGTAATTTAATTGGTAACAATTCTGTCAAGGTTAAAGACTCTAATAAGACTATTAGCAAAGAAGAGTACGAGGATTTACTTGATAGAGATAGAAAATTAAGTGCATTAGAAGCAGGTGGAGTTGATAACTGGGAATGGTATGGCGAATCACTAGCTCAGTATTATAACGAAGAATAGTACAAGAATTTTCGATTTCTTTGGAGTGAAAGGAGAGAATATATAATGATATATAATTGTAAGAAGAGAATTATATATCCGCCTAAAAATTTTATTACGTATAATTGCGACAGAAAAAAATACAAAACTAATATTTTGGTTGATGAGTGTTTAGCAGATGAAATAGAAAGCTTATGGAATAAAGGGATTAGAACAGCCGGATGTTGCTGTGGTCATGGAAAATATCTTGGATTTATAAATGTTTGTCAAGATGACATAGAAAAAATGGAACATTTGGGATATCAACATTATATATTTGAAGATGATTGTGGTGGAGAAAAAAGAAAAGATACATTTATTCCAAAAAGTTATGGGCATATATATGACGGATATATTGATAGTTTCCAAGGATAATGAATGAAAAATTATATTTGGAGGTGAGACTGTTTGGCAAAACGTCAAGAGACATTAGATATTGAAGCCGCATTACAAAAAGATACACGAATTAAGAGAATATATGGTTGTGAGGAAATAACAATTGGTTTTTACAACAATGGTCATGGAAATGAAATAGTTGACTTTATGACAATGGATTCAAAAGGAATTATTAAATGTTATGAGATAAAAGTTACTATTCATGATTTTAAATCTGATGCAAAGAAATCATGGTATGGGCACTACAATTATTTGGTAGTTGGTAAAGAATTATGGAATGAGCATAAAGATTACATACTTGAAAATACACCAAAACATATTGGGATTTTAGGATCATCTCTTGGAAATTATCGAAAATGTAAAAAACAGGATATATCGCAAGAACAATCAGAAATGTTGAAAGAGAGTATGATTCGTTCTATATATTATAAAATGCTCAAATATTATAATGCTTCTGATTTAGATGAAATCAAAAGACTCAATAGTGGTATTCGTAAGTTAAAAAAAGATGTTGAGAATTACAAAGATAGAGCAGTAAAGGCGGAAAATCTGATTTACAGTTACGAAAATTATAAAGCATATAATGACGGAATTGACAATTTTGATTTCAAAAAGGCTGTTGAAGCAGAAAAGAAAAAGTATTTGGAAAACGTAAATATATAAATAAAGGAGAAATGAATTATTTTAAAAGAAAAATGTATATATTATAATCCTGCAAAAGATGCATTTTATTTAGTTTTATCTGTGTCTGATATGGTTTACGGAAGATATGGAGACATAGAAAAACCAAGTTATTTAGATGCTTATATAGATCAAGGTCATACGGATTTAAGATTCAAAATTGATAATATAATAATAAACAGGAATTCTTACAGAAATTATAGTCTTGATGATTCTCAAATTAACGACTTTAAACTTGTAAAAGAGCTTACAGATGAAGAATTTTATCCTATGCAGCTTCTTATTTATTCAAATTATAAATTTCCTCATTGCATCCTTGATATTGGAAAAGTTAAAAACAATGTTACTGAGCTAGTAAATTTATTAAGGGATAAAAAAGAAGAACTAAGAAACTTAAAGAAAGAAATTGGAACTTTAGAAAAAAGTTTATATAAAGCAATGAAACAGAAGTAGTAATTAATTAAGAGAATATTAAAGTGGAGGTAATTATAATGACATTAAAAGATACAGTGGAAATGATGAATAGCAACGACTATAAGGAAAGGTTTAAAGCTGAGTATTATCAGTTGGTTACAAGATATAGAGGTCTTAAATCAATGCTTACAAAATGGGATGAGGGGACATTAAATTTTGAGCCAACTTGTCCAAGAAGCACATATAATATGCAAATTAAGGCTATGGTTGATTATATTGCGGTTCTGGAAGCAAGAGCAGTAATGGAAGGTGTTGATTTATAATCGAAGGAAACTGACATTTCTTGGTGCAGATTGGAGAATATTATTATGGAATATAAAAGAGATCGTAGGGCGTGTCTTAATTTGATACGAGATCCAGTAGATAATTACATAGAACATAAAGATGAAATCGAAGAAATTCTTAAACCATTCACAGTAGTTCCACGAAATAAAATATCTAAAGTAGATACAGACCAATGGTTATATATTAGTTCGGCTTGGCGAGATAAAAATTATGTAAGAGCTGTCGAGATTTGTAAAGGTAGTAAGATTTACAGTACAGATGAAAATGATCTATACGAATTAGACAAAGAGTTGAATAAACTTGGATTTAAGACAAGAATGGGTAGAAATTGTGATACAGGAACTTTAAGTATCGCAGTCTTGAAAGAACCTGAAACAGAGAATATATAGTTGGAGGTGAGAAATGTGATTCAAGTAATTGAGACAAATTTGAGTATTGATAAAGATAATATCATAAGAGATCATCAGTCACGAATTGTTGAAGTTGAAGATTGGGATACATATTGCAAAGCATTTGAAGAATATAATGGTGAAGCTGTTTATTTCAAATCAAAAGCTATGCGTGGTTACAGTATCTTATCGAATTGTACAATGACAGATTTGATATATGATGACATTCATCTATCTTGTATAGTCTTACATCCATCAGGTTTTATTACAAAGAAACTTGCATATAGAATTGTTTTATAATCTATGATTCATTCGAATCACAATTTCCAATAAAAATGAAAATCGAACAGAGAATAAGTAAGAGGTGGATATGGATAATCGAATATATAACGCTTGCCGTTGTTTTATTAGTAGTATTGATTCAATAAGCAGTAATGCAAAAATTGTTATTGATAACATTAAATCTTACAACAATGATACTGATTCATCGGCAAAATTATTTATTCATTCAAAATGCTCAAATACGGAGAATATATTATCAGAAGATGAGGTTAATCTAGTGATTTCGTTGATATTAAAAAAATATAAGAAAAGTATTGAGCGATATCAAAAGGAATTGAATGAATGTATTAACGAAGAAGTTTTAAAAATAACGGAAACATTAAAAGAGTTGGATAATAAGAGTAAAACAGAGAATAAGTAAGTGAAGCAGTCACAGTAATTCACTGTTTCATGCGAGATTCGAGGAGGTGAGAAATGGATACGCAGCTATGTAAAGCAAAGAGCATTAGTAGTGGTCAATGGGTTTGTGGATATTATGTAAAAGGTTTAGATATGTATGACAAAGAAGTTCATCTAATATTTGAACCTGCCACGATATTTTATTCTAGTGGCGAAACAGATGGTTTTGAAGAAGTAGATCCAAAGACATTGTGTAGATGTATAGGCAGCCATGATAAGAATGGTAAGTTAATCTTTGAAAACGACATTCTAAACGGAAAATTATATAATGTAGTATCTTATGGAAATGGTGAGAATGAATTTCTCGGAATGAATGTTGGTTGGTATGTTCAGAGAGATAACTTTGAATCATGGTGTGAATTAAATGATTTAGAAATGTATGAAGTAACAGGAAATATCTTAGATAATATCTAATCAGTCTTGAACGATTCAGTTCAAAAATTCCAAAAACAAAATGTCACGAATAATATATAAAATCCGTGACAAAAAGAGAATAAATGCAGAAAGCATTCATGTTTGGGTGGAAGAACAGCATACCCTTGAGTTTTTATACTCAAAAATCACTGTTGAAGATAGATTTTTACATAAATTTATTTTCTGTGTTCCGCCCATTTGGGCGTTTAGATAGATTGTTTTATTAACAATATTTACATAAATTTTTAATTTTAAGGAGGACAAGTAATTTGGCAAAGACAAAGGAAAGAAAAGCATTAAAAAAAGGTAAGGCAACATTCAATCTTATTGGTCGTGTAAAAGTAACAGACAAGACATTCAATCTTGGCAATATCTATGATTCTGGGTGGACAGATAACAGTATGTATGTAGGTGTTGATTGTGGTAATGGCAATGTCGTATATGCAGAAATGAGAAGTGGATTTTTCCCTGATGGAGACAATGTGATTCGTGCTTATAGTAAAGATGAAAGAGATGATGATGGTAAAAGTAAGTCTGTTGAAATTGCCTGGGAAGACCGTTTAGACGAATCTTTGTATGATAGTATTGCAGATTCTTCTTTTGTAACTGTAGGTGTAGAAAAAGATGTAAAAGATAAGACGGTATATAAGAAGTTCCTTACTGCTTATGATGCAGTTGATTATCTGAACGATCATCTTGAAGATGGAATGGTAGTAAATGTAAAGGGTAACATTGGATACAGTGAGTATGACGGAAATGTTTCCACCAAGAAAGAAATTACATCTATTGTTCTTTCCAAAATGGAAGAAGCTGACTTTAGAGCAATATTTTCTCAGACGATTCTTGTAGATTCTAAGAGTATCGGAAAGAAAAATGAAGATAAGGGAACTATGGAGCTTGCATGTTATGTAGTTGATTATGTAGGTAAGCCTAAGATTGATGGAAAGAAAGTTGAAGTAAAAAAGAATGTATCATACCCTAAGACATTTGAAGTCGCTATCAATGAGAATCCAGAGATTACAGCTAAGATGCTTCAGAGATTTTTCAAGCCTAAGAAGGGTAAAATTACTGAGATTACAGTTACAGGTAATTTAGTAGAGGGTGGATCTACTGTGAATATTACAGAAGATGATATTCCTGATGATATTAAAGAACTTATTGAAATGGGGCTGTATTCAGAAGAGGAGGCAGAGAAGAAGATTGCAGTAGGTAATGGTAATCGTGAGAGAAGAATGATTATTGTAAAGCCTGACATTATATATGTGGGAACTGGTGACGATAGAAAGCCTACTGTAGCATTTGAAGATGGTAAATATGATGAGGACGACCTTTATTTCTACGAGCAGGCATTACTTGATGCTGGTGCAGAACCAAGTTCAGATAATGATACAGATTCAGAGAGTGAGGAAACTTCATCAGAAGATGATGACCTTCTTGCAATGCTTGAAGGTATGAACTAAAAAATACGCTTGCCCTGTTTAATACAGGGTGAGCAGTTTATCAAAAGAATATATATATTTTAGGAGGACAAAAAATTGGCATTTAGAAAAGCAAGAGAAGCAAAGATTGGTGGAAAGTTTTTAGCATATGGTTATGAGTGTTCTGGTAAGTCATGGTTTGCTCTTACATTCCCAAAGGTTGCATGTATCGACTCAGAGACAGGTATTGCTCACTATGAGGGCAAGGATATTACATTAGCAAATGGTAAGACTTACAACAATCTTATTTTAGTAGACGATACATCAGATCTTGATGATTTAGAGGATGATATTGACGAGGCAGTAGATTCAGATGAGATTCAGACACTTGACATCGACTCAGAGACTAAGTTTTATGCAACAATGCAGGTTGGAGCTACAGAAGTTGAAGAGAAGAAAGCTCGTAGAAAAGGTGGAGATGTTGACGATACAGTAGTTTCTCAGAGACAGTGGGGACGTATCAAAATTATTAACATGAAACTTCAGCAGGCTAAGATTGATCTCTCTGCAAAGGGTAAGCATGTTGTGTCAGTTGCACAGGCAACAGAAGTGTATGAAGGAACAGGCGATAACCGTAAGTTAGTTGGCATTAAGCCTGATATGCATAAGTCAGTTAAATTTGATTATGATACAATCCTTGAGTTCTATAAGGAAGAGAACGGTGAGGATGTTCGTTACTTTGCAAAGGTTAAGAAGGATAGAACGAATGTAACTAAGGTTGGACAGATTATTGAGAACCCATCTTATGATATTTGGAAGGATTATTTTGAGTCAATGCACGATCTTGAGACAAATGAGACATCATACAAGAATGACTTAAAGACTTCTACAGATTCTATGGTTGACAAAGCTGAGAAAGCAGAAGAGCTGGCTGCTGAATTTAAAGATGTATTAAAGTCACTCAAGGATAATAAAGATGCTTTGCTCAAAGTAAACAAGCAGATGAAGGATAAGGATGTTTCATTAAAGAATCTTGAAATGCAGTCACCAGATACTCTTACAGAGTTAATTGATTTTGCCAAGTTACAGTTAGCCTAATTAAAATTATGCTCCGACAGGTTAATTGCCTGTTGGAGTTTTTAAGAAAGGATGATTTGGTAAATGAGAAATGTAAAAAAGAAAGATAACGAGCAGTGGATTGAACTATGTGAGTATGTAAAAAAAGAGATTCTTGAATACGATGATAATATGAAATTTCCACAGTATCTCGCATTAAAGCTACAAGGTATTAAACGTGGCGAACATATAGCGAATAATAATCATGAAGCAAAAGCTAATTATGATGATTACACAATTTTATGTACTTTTAAGTTATGTAAGAGAAAAATTGTTACATATTTACATGAAAATGAAAAGAAAATCAAAGATGAAAAACATAAAATCAATCTTATTATGAAAATGATTGAACCTGAAATCAACGATGTGTATTTGAGATTACAGAGAGCAGAAAAAGCAAAAACAAAAGCTGAAAATGTAGAATATGAAAATCAGAACCATGATAGTGCAAGCTATGTAAAAAAGACGAAAGAAACAAGCGATAGAATGAAAAAACTTTTCTGAGGAGGTATTAATTGGCTACTATAAAAAAAGAGAATAAAAAATTAACGCCTTATCAAGAAGAAGTATTAAAAGCAGCAAAGCAAATCAAAGAATATAAAGTAATAGCAGAGGCTAATATAGTAGCGATTCTATATAAACAGCCCGAATTATTTTTTGATTATACATTGGAATTAGAAGATTTTAGTGAAAATACGTGGCGTGTTTATTGGCAGATTGCTAGTGATTTATTAATTGTTGAGAAAAAATCTGTTTTAGATGATATGACAGTTGGACTATATCTTGAAAAACATCCAAAGTTAAAAAAGGAATATGATGACTACGGTGGTTATGAGACAATTGACAAGGCAAAAGAATACGTAAATATTAGTAACATAGATGGGTATGTAAAAGAACTTTACAAATGGAAAACTGTCCTGGTTATGTTAAAAAATAACTTTCCAGTATGTAATCGTATTAATGAATTTTGTGATATGTCATTGGATGAAATTTATGAAGAATATGAAGCAATGATAAATCACATTTTTGTAAATGCTGCAAGAGACGTTGAATCCTACAATGCTTGTGAAGGAATTAATCAATTTATTGATGATTTGAATTCTGGCAAAAGCGTTGGATTGCCATTACATAATTGTGACATTCTTAATAAGGAAATAGGTGGATTCAATTGTGATGGGAATATTTATGGTCTTGGTGCTAATTCAGGTGTTGGTAAATCTACAACTGCCATGAATTATATTATTCCATCAATTCTTCATTATGATGAAAAGGTCGTATTTTTTATCAATGAGGAAGATCAGACAAAAGTTCAAAGAGAATTAGTCATATGGGTTGCTAACAACATCTTTAAATTTGATTTACCAAAGTACAAATTGCGTGATGGTAAATTTGATGAAGAGACAATGGGACAGCTCAGAAAAGTTGCTGAATGGATTGAAGATAAAAAAGAGAAACAAAATATTACAATAGTTCCTCTTGAGAGATATTCAGTGAATATTGTAATTAAGTTGATAAAAAAATATGCAAGTCTAGGTGTTAGATATTTTGTTCTTGATACTTTAAAGGAAAGTTTTGATGCAAAGACTGATGAAATATATAAGTCAATGACACGAGATATGGTTAAACTATATGATGTTGTAAAACCAACAGCAAAAAATGTTGGATTATTTGTAACTTATCAGCTTGGTAAGGCTAGTATCAAAATGAGATATTTAACAAATAATGAAATTGGTCTTGGTAAAAGTATTGTAGATGTTATGAGTGTAAATTTGATGATTCGTAGACCTTTTGAAGATGAATTCGAGGGTGGCAAACATGAGATTGTGGGTTATAGATTTGATGGAGTTAATGGTAAAAGTAAAATTCCATTTAAGTTAAAACCAGACAAACATTATATGATTACTTTTATTCCTAAAAATAGGTTTGGTCAAACCGATGCTTTCCAAATTATAAGTGAATTTGATTTTAGTACAAATACAAATAAAGATCTTGGTATTTGCAATATTGTACAGGATTGGTGATTGATATGGCATGGAGCGTTTATATACATATTACACCAAGCAACAAATATTATGTTGGAATTACAAGTAAAGAACCTTATGAAAGATGGAGAAATGGATTTGGATATTATTCTCAGAAATATTTCTATAATGCAATTCAGAAATATGGATGGGATAACATCTATCATGAGATTGTTGCAAGTAATTTAACAAAAGAAGAAGCTAATAATTTTGAAAAATTATTGATACAAAAATTGAAATCTAACAATAGAGAATTTGGATACAATATTACAATTGGTGGCGATGGTGTTGCAGGTGTAAAGCATACAAAAGAATGGTGTGAACAACATTCGAAAGACATTCAAGGAGAGAATAACCCTATGTATGGTAAAAAACATACAGAAGAAACATTACAGAAAATTAGTGCTTCAAGGACAGGAAAATGTGTAGGAAAAGATAATCCTTTTTATGGGAAACATCATACACAAGAAAGTATTAAAAAACTTCTTGATAGTAGAAGTTGGTATAAACCATCAATGGATTCAATAATGAAAACAGCGGAAAAGAATAAGAAACCTATTGTTCAAATCAATAAAGATACAAATGAAATTATAAAAATATTCCCATCAACAAAAGATGCAGCAATAGAACTTGGCTTGGATCGTGGAAGTATTACTAAGTGTTGTCAACATAAAAGAAAGACTGTATGTGGTTATATATGGGAATATAAGAAGAATGTTTCATAAATTTGTGATGGAGGCGGTGAGCGTGTATTAATGCAGATGAACTAAAGGAATACATTATAGAGAATAATTGTATAGAACAGATTTTATTATCGTTGGAGTGTCATGGACTACACGAATATCCTACTGAATGGAGAGCCGCCTTACCACAAGGCAATAATAAGACTGCTATATGTGTAAAGAAAGATACATTATCAGTAGCAATTAGGAGTTCGGAAGAAAATAAGCGTGGAGATATTTTTACATTGGTTATGACAATAAAGGGTATATCTTTTGGAAAAGCTAATAAATATCTCCACAATATTTTAGGTTTGAAATATTCATATAGCAAGGGCGACAACAAAGATAATAAGAAAGATCCATTAGCAATCTTCAAAAAGGTGAAACGTCAAAGATACACAATTGATAAAGACGTTCCAGTATATGATGATTCGTGTATGAAAGAATATACTGATTTGCCTTATATTGGGTGGATTCGAGAAGGTGTACTTCCGTTCGCTTGTAAAAGATTTAATATTGGATATTCATATGATAGAAAAAGAATTGTTATTCCTGAACGTAAGTGGGATGGAGATGACAATGAATATATAGGCATCAGTGGGAGAACTACTGTACCGAATTATGAGATGTTTGATATTCCGAAATTTTTTAAATTATCCAAAACATATCCAAAAGGAATAAATGTATATGGATTAAATGAGAATTATCAAACAATTCAAGAAGCTGGTTTGTGCGTTGCATTAGAAGCACAGAAATCAGTGCTTAAAAGGTATTCACGAAAAGATGGTACGGCTGTTGCAATAGGAAATTGTGAATTTACAGAAGAACAGGTTAGGATACTGATTAGCTTGAATGTAGAAATTGTCGTGGCATTAGACGAAGGAATTGATATAAACCGTATTAGACAGGAATGTGATAAATTTTATCCTATTAGAAAAGTAAGTTACATATATGATCGTTGGGATTTGATTAAGAAAGGTAGTAAAGACAGTCCTGCTGATATGCCGAATAAAGTATACAATTTCCTTCTTAAGCATCGTGTTTTATATGATGAGTCAGAAAGGAGAAAGTTAAGAGATTGGCAAGAAAGACAAACAAGGAATTAACAGAAATTTGTAACAAATTTGGTGTTGATACATTATGGTCATGGTCAAGATACCATTGTTACAAACAAGATAGATGGGAATATTTTTTGAAATATATCCTACACAAGAAAGAAGACAGAACAAATAGTATTTATTGTGTATCCGGTGGTAATGTACATGATATTATTGAGCAGCTATATACTGACAAAATTAAATATGAGGATATGCCAGATTTATATGAAGATAGCTTATTTACAATGAATTGTGCAGAACTCAAATACAATCGCAGTGATTCTGATAAAAATGATGCAATAGCAAATAAATATGAAAATTGCATTAGACATTTCTTTAAAAATCATAATCTGATTACTTTCCCACATAAAGTTGAACATTTTATTACAATTAAAATTTCTGATGATATTTATATGCAAGGATATATTGACATGCTTTATATCGAGTCATACAAAGATGAAAATGGCAATGAGAAAAAACGTGTACATATTGTAGATTGGAAGACATCTACACGTTATCAAGGCGCAAAAATTGACGCTGAATGTGGTCAGTTGGTTATTTATGCTGAAGGTATTAGACAAGCATTAAATATTCCATTGGAAGATATTGTATGTGAATGGAATTTCTTAAAATATGTCACAGTTACCATTGAACAGAAAAATGGTAAGAAAAAAGATAGATATATAGAAAGAAATTCTATAGGCGAAAGTCTTATCAATACGGCAAAAATGTGGCTGAAAAATTTCGGATATGAAGATGATATTGATAAATATGTTGATGAAATGGTGTTAAACAACAATATTGATTGCTTACCAGATGAGGTTAGAGAAAAATTCGAAATTCATGATTGTTATGTACAAGTACCTCTAACAGAAGAAAAGATTAACGATTTAAAAGAAGACATTATCAATACAGTCGAAGAAATTAACTCTAAAGAGAGAGAATATAAGAATAGTGAAGATGAAAATATCTTTTGGCAAGAAGTGACAGATGCCGATGAATTTAGATTGGCAACCCTCTCAGGATATTCTAGGTCGTTGCATAAACCATATGACCAGTATCTGAAAGAGAAGGAATTGTTCAAAGAAGAAACTGAATCTGATTCTGATGCAGACGAAGATGATTTATTGGCATTTGTGAATAGTTTATAGATATAGGTAGGTGAGAAGTTGAGCAATTTAACAGTATTACATTTACATAGTATGGATTCTAACCCATATAGCGGTCTTGAAGTTGACTCAATCACCCCTTTTCAAGCTTATATTGACAAAGCAAAATCAGAAGGAATGAAAGCCATTGCTTTTACAGAGCATGGCGCAGTCCTTCATAATGTTGCAAAAAGACAGGCATGTGAAAAGGCTGGGTTGAAATATATTAATGCAGAAGAATTCTATGTAACAGAAAAAATTGATATGGATAATCTGCAAAGAGACAATTATCATTGTTGCTTATACGCAAAGAATTATGATGGGGTATTAGAACTTAACAAACTTTCTTCTGATTCATTTAATCGTAATGATGGTCATTTTTATTATAATCCACGAATTACCTTAGAGGAACTTGAGAATACATCAGATAATATTTTAGTATTAACAGCTTGTGTTGCAGGCATGTTATGTAAAGGAACGAAAGAAGTACAAGAAAGATTTCTGAAATTCCTTATTAAAAATAAGCATAGATGTTGGTTGGAAATACAACCACATAATTTTGACGTTCAGATTTATTACAATCAGTATTTGTATAGAATTGCTCAGAAATATGGAATGAAGCTTATTGCTACAAGCGATGTACATGCTATTGATAAGGATCATATGATGGGTAGAGCAGTAATGCAGAAATCAAAAAATGTTAATTTCCATGACGAAGATGCGTGTGATTTATCATGGAAATCTTATGATGATATGGTTACTGCCTTTGAATTACAGAATGCATTACCAAAATCAATTTATCTTGATGCAATCGAAGAAACAAATAGATTCGCAGATAATATTGAATCATATGAATTAGATTATAGTAATAAATATCCAAGATTATATCCTGATGCTGAGAAAGAATTTAAGGCACGAATAGTTCAAGGTGTAAAAGAACGTGGAATAAGCAAACTCCCAAATTATAAAACAGAGTATATTCCAAGGATACAGGAAGAGTTAGAAACATATAAACATAATGACGCTATTGATTTTATGTTACTCGATTCAGATTACAAGAATTGGCTGCTGAAAAATAATATGCACTATGGATGTTCAAGAGGTTCTGTATCTGGTAGTGAGATTGCATATTTGATTAAATGTACTGATGTTGATTCAGTTAAATATAAGCTTAACTTCTCACGATTTATGAATCCTGAAAGAATGTCATTGGCTGATGTAGATACTGATATTTACGCAGAAGATAGATATAAAGTGCGTGAGTATCTATTTAATAAGGAAGGTTTGTATTGTTGCAACATTATTACTTTTAATACAATTCAGTTAAAAGCAGCGATAAAAGATGTTGGTAGAGCATATGGGATGACTCCTGATCAAACCCAAGAATTATCAAATATGGTAGAAACTGATGATAAAGGCAAGGATTATATGCCAAAAGAAATCAGAGAACAATATCCAGAAATGTTTAAATTTATTGATATGGTAATTGGAACAATTACATCACTTGGCAGACATGCAGCAGGAATTGTTTGTAGTCCTACAGATATAAGATATGATTTTGGAACATTATCTATTACATCAGATCCTCGTCCTGTAAGTCAAATAGATATGCACGAAATTGATTCTTTAAACTATGTAAAGCTAGATTTGCTAGGGTTAAATGCTGTTGGACTAATTGATGGTGCTTGTAAACTTGCAGGTATAGATTATTTAACACCTGATAAGGTTAATTTCTCAGATGAAAATGTTATTAACTCAATAGCAAAAGATACTACATTGATATTCCAGTTTGAAAGTGGTTTTGCAAGTGATTCATTAAAAAGAACACTTAGTAAGGAAACTTTGGAGAATATTAAAGCACAGAATGATAATATCTCATATCTTGATGTAATGGCTATGGTCAGTGGTGCTATCAGACCAGCAGGTGAATCTTATAGAGAACAGTTATTCAATGGTATTTACAAAGATAATGGCAACGAAGCACTTAATAATTTCTTGAAACCTACGCTTGGTTATTTAGTATATCAGGAACAGATTATTGATTTCTTACATGATTTCTGTGGCTTTACTATGGGGCAGGCAGATATTGTCCGTAGACATTTTGCTAAAAAAACAGGTACTGAAGCAGATATACCTATCATTGAAAATGGTGGATATATGGTAGATATTCACGGTAATAAAGATGATAGATATATTCCAGGATTTATTGCAATTGCACAAGAGAAGTATGGAATGACCGAAGCTGAAGCAAGAGAGGCTATAAAGTCATTCTTGGTAGTAATCGAAGATGCATCTAATTATTTATTTTCACGAAATCATTCCGTTCCATATAGTATGATAGGTCTATTTATTGGATGGTTAAGATATTATCATAAGATTGAGCTATTAACATCAGCGTTGAATGTTTATGTAGACAATAATGAAAAAATGTCAAACATCAAAGAATATATCAAATCGCAGGGAATAGGAATCAAAGGAATAAAATTTGGCAAATCTAAAGCACAGTATTTCATGGATAAAGACGAAAATGCCATTTATCAAGGAATCTCTTCTATAAAATATTGTAATGATCAGATTGCAGATGAATTATATGAATTATCTAAAAATCATTATGATAATTTTGTCGATTTACTTTCTGATATTATTTCAAAAACATCTGTGGATGATAGACAATTACATATTCTTACGACACTAAATTTCTTTTCTGAGTTTGGCAAGAATAAATATTTGTTGTCAATTATTGATATGTATAATTTGTTAGGAAAATGTAAGACATTGAAAAAAGATAAAATTGCATCACTGAACATTAGAGAAGAAGATGTAAGAAAATGTGCAGAGAAAGAGACACCTAAACAGTATAGCAATGTTGATAAAGACAAACTTATTAAACTTATGATAAGCGGTTTAGAGAATAAGCCATTATCAATAAAAGAACAGATTGTATATGAGCAAGAATATCTTGGAAATATAATGTACAAAAATCCAAAAGCACCAAAAGACATGTATTATGTTCTTGAGTGTAAGTTCTATAAGGATAAAACAAAACCGTATCTTATGCTTTATAACATGAGAGATGGTGAATATCTTAAAACAAAAATCACTTCTGGAAAGTCATTCATTGAATCCCCATTTATAGCAGGAAATGTCATCAATGTAAAAGAATTTGGTGAGAGAAATAAAATGAAAAAGGTTGGTGGCGATTGGATTAAAACAGATGAAAAAGAGAGAATAGTAAAGAAGTGGGACGTATATTAGAAGGAGATGTAAAGTTGGATAAAATAATTGAGTTTAAATGTGTACCTGAAAGACTTGTATATAATTCTACTGACTTCAAAATATATGGCGTTTCTGTTAATTCATTTGAATATCCTGATGTATTGATTGGCAAATATGGCACAGCAACTATTAAAGGTAATATTTCAGAACTCAATCTTGGAGTTGATTACATTGTAAAAGCAAAGGAGGTATCCGATTCTCATGGAGTCGGATACGATGTAATCAATATTAAAAGAGAGAAACCTACTACATTAGCTGCGACACGAAATTTCTTATATGAAATTCTTACACCAAATCAGACAGATGTGTTATTAGAAGCATATCCAGACATTGTAGATAGAATAATGAATAACAGATTAGATGGCATTGATTTATCAAGAACAAAAGGTATTAAAGATTATACATTCAATGTTATTAAGAATAAAGTCATAGAGAATTTCAAATTAGCTGAGATTGTAGAAGAATTCAGAGGATTATTTAATCTTTCAACAGTAAAAAAACTGTATGACAAATATACTTCTGTTGACAAAATCAAGGAAGTTATTAGAGAAGAACCATATCAGTGTCTTTGTAGGTTAGGAGGGATTGGTTTTAAAACTGCTGATTCCCTATTGTTGACATTAGATAAGGATGGCAAAGAATGTCAGAAGAAAGGGAAAAAGCCAGTTTTGTTCTTTGGATTTGATCTTATAACATCATATCAGAGAGCGAAAGCTTGTGTAGATTATCTACTTGATGAGAATGAAAATAATGGTAATACATATATACATGTTGGTGATTTGAAGAAACAGTTTGATGTATTAGTGCCAGAAGCAAAAAGCAACTTACCTCTTATTCTCAAAGGTGATAATGATGTGGTATTTAACAGAGAGCTATTAAGCGTATGTAAGAAAGAAACATACGAAACAGAGAAATATATAGCAGAGAGAATAAAAGAAGGATTGCAGATACATACAAAATGGGAGTGTGATTGTTCAAAGTTCCAGGAACTTGATGGTTTTAAACTAACTGAGAATCAGTGTAAAACACCACAATATATGTGTGAAAATAACATTGTTCTTCTTGTTGGATATGGTGGTAGTGGCAAATCTTCAAGTACACAGGCATTTGTAAATATGTTAAATGCTTATAACAAAAGACATTTACTTTTAGCACCAACAGGCAGAGCTGCAAAGGTACTGTCAGGTTTTACAAATGAAAATGCTATGACAATTCACAGAGGTCTTATGTATATGCCACCTGCTGATTGGGGGTTTAATGAAGAGAATAAATTACCATATGATGTAGTAATTGTGGATGAGTTTTCAATGGTAGATATTTTTCTTTTCAGAAAATTGCTTGAAGCAATAGATTTTGAAAAAACAAAATTACTCCTTATTGGTGATGACGCACAGATTCCTTCTGTTGGTGCTGGCAATGTACTTTATGATTTATTAAAATGCGAGAACATTCCAACTATCACACTTGATAAGGTATTCCGTTATGGCAAAGGTGGTTTATCTACGGTTGCCACAGATACACGAACTGGTACTGAATATTTAGATAAGACCAAAACAGGTATGCAAGTATTTGGTGAGGATCAGTCATATATATTTATGCCGATTCTTCAAGATAAACTTGTTGGATATACTGTAAAACTTTATCAGACATTATTATCCAAAGGATATTCTGTTGATGATATTGCAGTGTTGTCTTGCTATAACGTAGGTGATTATGGAACAGTAGCATTAAATAAGAAGATACAAAACGCAGTTAATTCTAATCCAAAGGCGAAAATTACATTTGGAGATACAGAATTCAGATTGAATGACATTGTGATGAACTATGCTAATGATTACAAAGCAATTATCTATAATGAGGAGTATATTGATGATAAAAATACAACATTTATTGCTAATGGTGAATCTGGTAGAGTTGTGAAAATTCTAAAAGATGCAATGGTTGTTGATTATGATGGAACACTTATCTATATCCCAAAAAGTTCTATGAAAAATATTCGATTGGCTTATGCCATCAGTACACACAAATCTCAGGGTGGTCAGTTCAAGGTGGTTGTTTTAATTACGCCTAAAGCGCATACCTTCATGTTGAATTCCAATTTGTTATATGTAGGAGAAAGTAGAGCAAAAGAAAAATGTTATCACCTCGGAGAAATTCGTACAGTAAATAATGCACTTAAAAAGAAGGAAAATTTCGATAGAAAAACAATGCTTCAGATATTTATGAAAGCAGAATAGGAGAATATATGAATAGTAAGTCAAGCATTTTTGATTCGATTTTAAACACAATTGAATCAGAAGATATTAGAAAATTTGCAGAAAGATGTATTGAAACAATCCCAGATTATTTTTGGAATGTGGGTGCGTCAAGTACGGGAAAATACCATCCTCAATATGCTCTTGGTGATTTAGGATTGGCAAGACATACATGTGCTTTGGTAAGATTCTTAAACCATATTTTTGCGGTTGATTGCTTTGGTAAGAATTTTACTCAAAGAGAGAAAGATTTAATGAGAGTTGCAGGAATGATGCATGATTCACGAAAAAGCGGAAATGATGATGACTTCACAAAAAATAAATATACAAAGTTTGACCATCCTCTTTTAGCAGCTAATGTTATTCGTGAGTTAAAAGGCAATGAACTTCCTGACGAAGAAATCGAAATGATTGCAACTACAATTGAGAGCCATATGGGTGCATGGAATACTGATAAAAGAAGTTCAACGGTATTGCCATTGCCTAAAAACAAATATCAGACGATTTTACACTTAGCAGACTACCTTGCAAGTCGTAAAGATATTGAAGTTCTGTTTGACGGATTTGAAGCACCAAAGAAAGAAACCGTTAAGTTAGAGGATTATGTTCTGAACTTTGGAAAGCACAGTGGCGAGAAGCTTGTTGATGTTGCTCAGTCAGATCCAAGTTACATATCATGGGCTAAAGAAAATATGAATAGAGAGCCAATTAAGAGTTTACTAGCCAAGCTGTAGAGAATAATACAATAGAGAATTTCTGGAATGCCCATAAATAGGGCGTTTCAGAGGCTTAAAAAGGCAATGAAAGACGGATTTCATGCCGTTCTTAACACAATATATAGTGGTTGGATAAACACGCAACCGCTATATATAGTACATAATAAAGGAGATGATACTACATATATGAAATTTTATGAACGATTAGAACACTGGTCATATTTATTAAAATCAAAAGCATTATATCATGAGCTGAAATATTATGTAAAGAAACGACAAACACACATTAAACGATTATATGGTTTTAATAGTAGAGGGATCGGTAAAACATATAATCTGATGAAGATTAGTGGTAAATATAAAATTCCTGTTATTGAACCGATGGGAAGCATGGCAGATTATGCATATAAAATGCACTTAAAATTCAATCCAATTGTACTTACACCAAGTCAGTTAAGAGAGAAAGTGCAGCCAGGAACAATTATATTGGTTGATGAAAAACAATTATTGAATGAAAATGCTAAATCTGAATTAGATAGATATATACAAGTTGGATTTGAAACAGAGAATTAAATATAAGGAGAATACTTTATGAGTTCAAAAGACAATTCATATGCAAATACAGACAAAAAGACATTATTTTTATCTGATGATGTAGACAACGAATCTATTGGTAAATTAACATGGAGTATTTTACAACAGATTCGAGAAGATGATGAGAAAGATGAGAAGGAAAAAGATTATAAACGTGAGCCAATTAAACTATACATCAACTCGTATGGTGGATCTGTTTATGATATGTGGGGATTAATTGATATTATTCTCAATAGCAAAACTCCAATCTATACATATTGTACAGGATATGCAATGAGTGCAGCTTTTAAGATTTTCTTAGCAGGTCATAAGAGATATTGCTACAAACATTCAACATTTATGTATCATCAGATGAGTTGTTGGAGAAGTGGTAAATATCAGGATTTGGTAGAAGACAGAGAAGAAATGGACTGGCTGAATAAAAAGATTGAAGAATATGTAATCGACAGAACCAATCTCACAAAAGATGATATTAAGGAAATTCGTGAAAAGAAGAAAGATTTTTATATTCATTCTGATAAAGCAGTCAAGTATGGAATTGTTGATGAAGTTTTGTAAAAGTTGAATTGACGGATTTCGAAAAGGAGATGAATTATATGACATATTGTCAGAGATGTGGTGAATATTGCCAAGACCATTATACATATTGTAAGAAATGTTATTTTGAACTTGGACAACCATTTGGGAAAGCAATAGAAAGAGCTCACAAATGTAGAAAATGTGGGTGCACTATATATGGAAGATATAACTATTGTTTATCATGTGCTCAGAAAAAAGGTTTTATTAATAAATCAAATTATTAAAATGATAAAACAAGAATCGACAGTTTCTTTGGAAGATTCGGAGGTAGAAATGAAAGTAGCATTAACAGGTCATAGACCTCAGAGATTAGGATTATCAGAAGATGAGACGGATGAAAAGTGGAGCAAAATTACTAATTGGTTAACTGAACAAATTACAAAAATGACAGAAGTTGCAATATTGAGTAATACATATGTTGACGCATATTGTGGAATGGCTTCTGGTTGTGATATTAGCTTTGGCTTTGTTGTGTCTGTTATTAAAAATGGGACAAAGAATTTAAAGCTACATTGTATATTACCTTGTAAAGACTATAACTCTTCAAATAAGTATTATCGTTTTATTAAGGATGAAGCTGATGAATGGGTTGAATTATCAGATGAATTCTATAAAGGGTGTGACAATGCGAGGGATCAATATATGATAGATCATTGTGATGTACTTCTTGCAATTTGGGATGGTAATAAATCTGGCGGTGTTTGGTCAACAATTCGCAAAGCACAGAAAGCAGATAAGAAGATTATTTACTGTCCAAAAGAGATTTTAGAAAGAGAATAATATAGTAACAGGAATCCATTATTTCATGTGGAGAATCGAGGTGAAAAATATCATGAAAAAGGTTTTATATAGTATTGCAATGATGATTATATTTGTGTTTTCTTTAACTGGCTGTGCGAAATGCATTAGTGTTGAAACATCTACAGTTCAAGTAAAAATAATAGATGAATATCATAGGGCTGCTTATACAACAATGTATTATAGTCCTGCGACTAAAACGATGATGCCACAATCGCATCCAGCAGTTTATAACATTACTGTTAAATATAACGGTGTAGAATATGATATTTCTGGTAGTGATACATATAACAAATATTCAGACAAAATTGGAGAATATATTGATGGAATATTAGAAACCAAGAAATATGACGATGGTACTGTGAGATACAATATTGTTGACTTAGAATAAATCAACAGGAAACTAAACTTTCTTGCGATTTAAAGAAGGAGAATAAAATGAGCGCAGATAACGGAATTTATATTTTAAAGACAAAAGATCAGTACAGAGTGGCACATCTTTGTGCTATTGATAATGTAACATGGTCAGTAATTAACGGTGACTGGAATACTGATATAAATAAGAGAGGAAAACTTGTTCCTACTAGAGTTGTTGAAATGTGGGGGAATTGTAAATATACAAGAAATGAAAACAAAGCATTTAAAATTGCACACAAATGGGCTAGTAGCCTTCCTATATGTGAATATGGAGTAAATGTTATTACATACAACAAGACATGGAAACACATTGTAGAAGATGCAAAAAAGTATGCAGAAGAAGAAATTGATTTTATTAACAAACAAGGAACAGACGGAAAAAATGAGTGGTATAAGTGCCAGTTAGAACGCTTGCAAAAAATCATTAATGGAGAATATTTATAAATATAACTAAACAATTTAACTATGATATAATATGCTTCGCATATCTTAGAGCAATTCGCTCATTATTTCACGAGAAAAAAGAGAATAAATAATCAGGAGGTGATTGGTATCGAATGGTACGTTTATTATCATGACTCAAATGCACAGAAAATTATTAAATGGAATGTATTTAATCATGGTACTTTTACAGAAAAAGTTAATAAGTTATTACAAGAAAATTTGTCAAAAGATGAATTTGCAGACAGTTTAAAAAATATCTTATGTATTATATGTGGTCTAAATGTGAATATGAAATAATTTTATCACCTTGGACTGGACGAGCAGATGATATTAAGATTGATATTTACGACCAAATAATGATGAACTGGAACAGTTTTGTTGATTATGTTTGGTCGTTAAAAGAAATAAAAAAGGAGCAGAACAAAATGAGTAAATCTATTAGTAAAGAAATGTTGTACGAAGAGTTTTTTGATGGGGTTTATGAATCAACAAAATACTCAGGTGACAGTGAAAGCTTCAAATATTCTAGTTTTATTGATGGATTATGTAGTATGACACACAGACTACTTGATAAATTAGGCGAAAATGAAGATGAAAATTCAAAGTAAATTGGACTTTCATTGAAATTAAAAAATAGGAGGATTAAAATTTGAAATTTGAGAATACAGAAGTATGGGGATTTGAACATGCACTCAGAGGAATGAGAAACGCAATGGAGTCATGGAATAAATCAGATAGTCAGTTTAATAATTATTACGATTTGTCAAAAGGTGATGTTTCGGAACCTTATTTGAGAAAATTCAACAAAGATTTACATATTCACCACAAAACGCCAGATGGATATTTTGTCGATATTATTGGTGAAAACGATTTAAAACTTGCTCAAACGCTTATCAAAGCTGGTAGTGCAGATTCAAAATACCTTAGAATGATTCATGTTGCTGTTGATGTAGACATGCCTAGATATTGGTGGAGTGAAGCTGACACGTATCATTTTAATACGAAAAATAGCTGTTCGACTATGCATAAATTATTAAACAACACTAATCCAATTACATTAGATATGTTTATGATTTGCGAAGAAGATATTGATTGGTGGACAACTACTGTAAATAATTTGGAAGATTTGCGTAAACAGTATAAAGAAATCCAGGTTACAACAAGGGATTCAAAAGCTATGAACAGATTGCTCGTTAGAGCAAAGCGTATGTTACCAGAAGGGTTTGAACAGATGAGAACATGGGACACAAATTATGCGGAAATTCGTAATATGTATTTTCAGCGTAGACATCATAGACTCAAAGAGGAGTGGGTGGATACGTTTTGTAAATGGGTAGAGTCTCTTCCATATGCAAAAGAACTGATTATGTATGAAGGATAGTAAATGTTCAGTTCTTTGGATAGGAGGTGATTATCATAAGAAATCCAGAAAGAATTGATGTGTTTACATCAGAATTAAATAGGATATGGAAGACATATTATTTAGATTGGCGTTTTGGTCAATTTATGTCAAATTTTCTTGGCTTCGTTCAGAGTAAAAAGAATAGAGATATTTTCTTTCCAGAAGAGTCAGAAATGCTTACATACTTAAAAGAATATTGCGGAGAAAAGGAGGATATAGATGGAACAGTTAGAAAGAATAAAACAACTCATTAAAGATCTAAATAATGCTTCATATGCTTATTATAATCAAGTTCCAATCATGCCTGATTATGAATGGGATAAAATGTATGATGAGTTAATAAATCTTGAAGAAGAAACTGGTATTGTATTATCTAACAGTCCTACTCATAATGTTGGTTATACAATTGCAGATGAACTAAAGGAAGTAGAACATAATCATCCAATGCTTTCACTTGATAAAAGAAAATCAGTAGATGAGTTGGTTGAATTTATTGGAGATAAAGATTGTTTCTTGTCTGTAAAAGCAGACGGTCTTACAACTTCGCTTCATTATATTGATGGCAAGTTAATAGGCGCAGAAACTAGGGGCGATGGAGTGAGAGGTATTGAATGTCTTCAGAACGTATTGACAATGAAGAATGTTCCAAAAGAAATTCCATATAAGGATGAGCTTATTATTGATGGCGAAACAATTATTAGATGGGACACTTTCAGAGAGATTAATGATAAACTTCCAGAAGATAAGAAGTATAAACATCCAAGAAATCTTGTATCTGGTTCATTGCAGTTACTTAATAGTAAAGAAGCTGCAAGTAGAAATATGAGATTTGTGGCTTGGAGAGTGATTAAAGGATTTAAACATAAAACTCCAAGTGAAGATTTATTTAAGGCTAAAGATATTGGCTTTGAGATTATACCGATATTAAAATCACCTAGAATTAATCAGAAAGAAGAGTTAGCAATCTTATTAAACCAGATAAGAGAATCGGCAAATTCACATAATATTCCTTATGACGGAGCTGTTATGGCAGTCGATGATTATAAAATTGCAGATTCTATGGGACGTACAGATAAATTCTTTCGACATTCAATGGCATATAAATACGAGGATGAATTGTTTGAAACAGTGCTTACGGATATTAAATGGAATACTTCTAAAACAGGTTTAATTAATCCTGTGGCAATCTTCGAACCAGTGGACTTAAATGGAGCAATTACGACAAGAGCAACGCTTCACAACATTACATATATTAAAGATATGATGCTTGGTATTGGAGATAGAATTAGAGTTTATCGTTCAAATATGGTTATTCCTAAAGTGCATGACAGTATTGATAAGAGTGGTAATTTTAAGATTCCAGATAAATGTCCTATATGTGGTCAGCCTACAAAAATTATTAAAGAAAATGATTCAGAAGTTCTTATGTGCGAAAATCCAGACTGTAAAGGTAAGCTTTTGGGTAGACTGATTCATGCGGCAAGTCGAAATGCATTGGATATTGAAAATCTTTCAGAATCTACAATAGAAAAATTCATTAATCTTGGTTGGTTGAATTCTATTAAGGATATTTATTACTTATCATACCACGAAAATGAGATGAAAACATTGGATGGATTTGGTAAGAAGTCAGTTGAAAAACTTCTCGCATCTATTGAGAAATCTCGCAATACAAATCTTCAGCGTTTCCTTTACAGTCTATCAATTCCATTACTCGGCAAATCAGCAAGTATGATGATTACAGATTCTGTTGATTATGACTTTGATACATTTATTGATGAAATGACAATTAAAGGTGCAGAATACTTTAGACATTTGCATGGTGTTGGAGACGCATTAATAAGTTCTTTAAATACTTATTGGAAAAATCATTATTCAGACATACTTCAGTTATCAAGCGAGTTTACATTTGAAAAATCTAAAATCGTCTTAGATGAAATCCCAAACACATTACAAGGAAAAACATTTGTAGTAACTGGTTCAGTTCATCATTATAAAAACCGTGATGAATTAAAAGCCGATATAGTTACTCATGGCGGCACAGTTGTCGGATCTGTAAGTTCTAAAACATCATATCTCATTAATAACGATATAAATTCCACATCATCTAAGAATCAAAAAGCGAAATCTTTGAATATTCCTATCATTTCAGAAGAGCAATTCTTAGCAATGATTCATTAGTCTTTGTTTTCAAATAGAGAATATATCTATGTAACAATTCAAACAAAATCCAATATAACAGTTCGATATAAGGAGGATAAATGAAGAAACATATAGCAATTTTGGCATGTCTACTTGCCGTATTTTTACCTGCCGTCCCCGTTTGGGGACAAGAGGATAGTTGTGAAAAATGTAATATAGTATCTGGCGTTACAAAAGATATGTACACAGTAATGAAAGAATTTATGACAGAAGACCAAGCTGATATAATTTCCAAATATCAGCTCGACAAAATTGATGAAGCGCTACTAAAACTAAACGCTCTTGATAAATCAAACAAAGAAGATTGGTTCAAAAACTATAAAGCAATTCAAGAAGAATATAGCGATTGGATTGATAAGGATGAAACAATTTATGATTATTTCAACCAAGATGAATTGGATCTACTTTTTAGAATTGTAGAGACAGAAGTTCGTGGTGATGAAAATTTTGATGAGAAAGTAAATGTAGCTTCAGTAATTTTCAACCGTATTGAACATGAGGATTTTCCAATGACGCTAACAGATATTCTTACTCAGCGAAGTCCTTCGCCACAATTTTCAAGTTACATAAGTGGCGCATATAAAAATGTGGAGGTAACAGATACGACAATTTTAGCTTGTGAGTATGCATTTCAGATTGGAGATACAACAAACGGAGCATTATATTTTGATTCAACAAATGGGAACTCGTGGGCTGACAAAAATAAAGAACATATTTTTACTGACGGTGTAGGTCATAGCTTTTATAGATAATGAGGAGAATGTATAAGCATGAAGAAAGAATATTTACTTAATTTAGATAGTCTTACAGATTTAAATAATTTTGTTAAAGAGATTTCAACTCAGATTTTATGCGATGTTGATGCAATTTACCAAAGACAAATCGTAGATGCAAAATCTTATCTTGGTTTGGTCACGATTTCAATTCATCCTGTTCTAATTAGAATTAACACCGAAGATGAAGAACTGATTAGCAAGTTTGGAGAAATCTGCAAGAAATATGAAATAAAGGAGAACACAAATGGATTACAGTAGAATTATTGAATTGGACAATGTTACATTGATTGATTGTTTAGAAGCACACAAGTATAGAGGATTGAATGCAATAATCAATGATGGGAGATTAGTAAACTTTATCTCTGAAGATATGGAGGAAAGTTGAAATGCTTGTTTTGATGGGTAAATCTGCTAGTGGAAAGACAGAAATTGCGCAGATTTTGGTAAAGAAGTATGGCTTTCATTCGGTTGTGACTTACACAACCAGAAAGCCAAGAGCAGGTGAGATTCCTGATGTAACATACCATTACATCACAGTGGAAGATTTCAAACAGAAAATTGAAGAGAACTTCTTTGCTGAATGGAAACAATACATTGTAAACAATGAGATTTGGTACTATGGCTCTGCGAAAGAAGATTTAGAAAATGCAGATGACAATACTGTAATTATTTTAACGCCAGATGGTGTAAGAGACATTAAAAAGAATGGCGTTAAAGCAACTGTTGTTTATTTGTATGCAAATCTGCCAACTATTAAGAAACGTTTAAAAGTTCGTAATGACAAAAACGACAAAGCGAATGAGCGCATTCAGAGAGATTTAAATGATTTTAAAGATGTTGAAATTCTGGCAAATAAAATAGTATATAACAATGACGAAATGAACATAGATAATGTGGCTGAGTCAGTAGTAGAACAATACAGAAAGGCGATAGGTACATGAGAGAAAATGGATTAACTATTTACCTGGCTGGTAAAATGGGAGGATTAAACAAAAATGAAATGACCAAATGGAGAAAATTCGTGAGTACAGAATTAGATAAATACTCAGATGCAGCAAATTATAAGGTAAATGTGATTTCTCCTTGTGATTATTTTAGTTTTGATGAACAGAGACACCAGAACGAGCAAGAAGTTATGAAGTTTGATCTGGGTTTAGTACATAGCAGTGATATTGTTGTAGTTAATACGAATGGTTTGAATAGCAGTATTGGTTCTGCGATTGAAATTTATGAAGCATGGAAATCTGATATTCCAGTCATTGCCTATGATGAAAACGGTGATTATAAAACGCTTCACTCATGGTTAAAATGTTGTATTACAAGAGTTGAACCATGTGTAATGGATATGTGCGAATATATAAAGGATTTTTATATGAGATAATGGGAGGTGAGAAAAATATTTTTTAGTAATATGTGTACAAGTCATGGTGTAGCAATGGAATTACTATCAAAGACAGATGAATTCCTGACTGTGACAGTAGGTGACAGAGAATATAGTATTAGAACTATTAAAAATATTAAAACCCATGCAAATGTTGATGATGGAGTTATGCATAAAACATTGGTATGTGACGAACTAAGTGGGAATATTGTGAGGTAAAAGTATGAGTAACTTTGATAAGACGAAGGAAATTTTCACAAAACACGAAAGAAAATTATTGATCGAACTAATTTGTAATGAGCAGACTCATATGATTATGAAGGATCATACGAAATATGACTCTAGTAAATACAAAGATTTGGAAATCATGAAGATTAAGATTAAAGATATGTGAGGTGAGAGCATGATTTTAACATTTTTAGGTGGGGTATTTGTTGGTGGAATTATTGGGATAGGTTTAGTGGCGATTTGCACTATTAGTAAAGAAAATAATTCTGGTGAAGATTAAGAAAGGAGATAAAATAATGGTAATTTTATACACAACACATTGCCCAAAATGTGTGGTATTGGAGAAAAAATTAAAATCAAAAAATATAGAATACATTGAAAATACTGATACAGATTTAATGATTTCAAAAGGTTTTGAAACAACTCCAATGCTTGAAATAGATGGAGAAATTATGAATTTTGTAGCAGCGAATACTTGGATTAATGCGCAGTAGGAGGAAAAAATTTGAATATTAACATTAGATTAAATAAAAATTTCACAACGCAATACAATAAATTACAAGATGAGTTTGGAACAGATATTGCAAAAATCAATGGTTTTGATGATGGACAATTAAGCTATACAGACTTTATTGACAACTTTGTGGATCAGAAGACCGTTGCAGATGCTAGTATTGATGGTAATAGTAATGTATCTCATAAGGATATCGTAACTCTTGAAAAAGAGATGCCAAAACCACATGAAAAGGTTCTTGCGTTTAACAAGATTTATTATGAGATTCAGAAAAAATATGGTTTTCGAGATGCAAACGATTGGTTAAGAGCTGAATGGATTGGTCAGTTATATATGCATGATGCGAATACAACATCATTCAAACACTACTGTTTCGCCTACGACTTGAAAGATTTGGCAGAAAGAGGGCTTTTCTTCATTGAGGGACGTAACGCAAAACCAGCAAAACATCTTAGCACATTTGTTGATTTTGTCAAAGAGTATATTAGTTATGCTTGTAATAGAAGTTCTGGTGCAGTTGGACTTCCGAACCTCATTCCATATATGTTCTATTTTTGGAAAAATGATGTAGATGATGGTTATTTTGTAAGAGATAAAGTGTATTATGCGAAACAACAGTTCCAAAGATTTATTTATGCTGTTAATCAGCCATTCTTAAGAGATGGTTCACAGTCAGCTTTTACTAACACTTCAGTTTTTGATAGACCTTATTTCGAGGCTCTTTTTGGTGGATCAGAATTCCCTGATGGTACGTTTATGATTGATTATGAGGAAGAAATCATCGAATTCCAGAAGTGGTATATGGAAGTAATGGCAGAAATTAGACACGACAATATGTTCACATTCCCAGTGTCTACAATTAGTTTACTTCGTCAGAATGGTAAATTCGTAGATGAAGATTTTGCAACGTGGGCTATTACACATAATATGGAATGGTCAGATAGTAATATCTTCTGTGATTCATCAGTGAATTCTCTTAGCAACTGCTGTCGTTTAAAGAGTAACATCGAAGATTTGGGGTACTTTAACAGTGTTGGTGGCACTGCATTAAAAGTAGGTTCTATTAAAGTATCCACTGTAAATTTAGCAAGAATTGCGTTGGACACGAATTCAGAAGAAGAATACATTGCCGAATTAGTAAAACGTGTAACCATCAATCTCAAAGCTCTTGATTGTGTTCGTCACATCATTAAACGTAATGTAGAAAAAGGTTTATTACCTAACTTCTCTTATGGTCTTGTTGATTTCCCTCATCTTTACAACACGATTGGATTCATTGGTATTTATGAAACAATGAAGAAATTTGGTTATACAAGAGTCGATGAATTTGGTGATACATATTATACAGACAAGGCTTCTGCTTTTGGTAAGAAAATTTTTGAGACAATGAGAAAAACTGCGGATGATTTCATCAAAGAATATGATTGTGATTATCAGATTAATACAGAACAAATTCCTGGTGAAACAGCAGCAGCAAAGCTTATGAGAAAAGACAAATTCTTTTATCCAAAAGCTAATATCTATGATTTACCTCTTTATGGCAATCAGTTTATTCCCCTTGGAATTAAGACAACTGGACAGGAACGTGTAAGAATCGCATCCGAGTTTGATGGATATTGTTCAGGTGGTTCAATTCTTCATTATAATATTGATGCTCCTTTTGATTCATTTGAAAAAGCATGGAAGATGACAAATTACATTGCAGATCAGGGTGTAACATATTTTGCATTTAATACAAAGATTCAAGCATGTAAACATAATCATGCATTCTATGGTACGAAATGTCCTGTATGTGGAGAACCTGTAGATACTGAATTTACCAGAATTGTTGGCTTCTATACGCCAGTTAAAACATACTCAAAAGAGCGTAAGGCTGAGTTTGAAATGAGAAAATGGGGAGACATCAACGCTGAAGCAGAGGAGATTTAATGAAAATCAAAGGTTTAATAACTGAAGATTTCGTGAATTACAAAAAGGCTTCTATGACAATTATTTTCCCTTACTGCACTTTTAAGTGTGGTAAGGGTTATTGCCAAAATAGTTCATTAGCAAAAGCATCTATTGTTGAGGTTTCGACAGACGACCTTGTAAATATGTATATCAACAATCCAATAACAGAAGCGGTGGTTATGCAAGGACTTGAGCCATTTGATTCATGGAGCGATTTAAAGGAATTTATAAAAAAAATAAGAGAATATAATAATGACGATATTGTTATCTACACAGGGTATAACAAAGATGAAGTGCTCGAATATGTCAAAGAGCTTTCAATGTATCCGAATATTATTGTCAAATTTGGTAGATATATTCCTAATCAAGAGAAACATTATGATGATGTTTTGGATGTATATCTTGCAAGTAATAATCAATATGCAGAGAGGATTAGCGATGATTAAAGTAAACGAAGATAAAGAATTAGTATCTGAAATTAGAAAAAAACTTAAAGACAACGAAGGCTACTGTCCATGTAGACTGCAAAAGACACCTGATACAAAATGCATGTGTAGAGAATTTCGTGAGCAAGAAGAAGGTGAATGTCATTGTGGTCTTTATGTAAAAATAAGGGAGTGATGAAATATAGATAAAAAATATATACCCAGTTATATAGGTACTACAAAATCAGGATTAAAATATGAAGTTATAAATTATCAAGATAGTATTATAACTATTAGATTTTTAAATACAAATTACATATTAAAAACCAACTCTGCAACATTAGCAGGAGGATATATAAAAGATCCATATGAACCATCTGTATGCAACGTTGGTTATCTTGGTGAATGTGATAGTCCTAACAGAAGTCAAGAATATACATTATGGAGAGGATTAATTGAAAGATGTTATAATCCAAAAAGACAAGATTATAAATGTTATGGAGCAAAAGGTGTAACTGTTTGTGACAGATGGAAATGTTTTGCTAATTTTATGGAAGATATAAAGAAAATTGATGGATATGATGATAGAAAATTCCATAATAAAGAATTAGATTTAGATAAAGATATAAAACAGTCTCATGTACCTACCAATAATAAAGTATATAGTCTTGAAACTTGTCAATTTATTTCTAAGCACATTAATCGTGCAATTGTTACACGTAAGAAATCTCCCAATATAAAAATTATATCGCAAAAAGGTGATTATGTTTTAGAAACTGATTGTCCAGTTAATGAATTAGCAAATAAATTAAATATTAAAACACAATATATAACTAGAATTTTAAGAGGAGAAGCCAAAACACATAATGGGTGGACTTTTAAATATGGTTAAAGCAATCTCTCGCTCAGAACAAAATGGTTTTATATTGCGATTAAAAGGAGAAGTAGCTATGAATGAAAATGAAGCAATCGAAAGAATCAAGTACCGGATGCATACGGCAGGACAGGTAACCGGAAAAAGCGGAATGGAAGATCTGGAAATGGCGATCAATGCAATGAAAGAGATCAAGCAGTACCGTGCAATCGGCACACCGGAAGAATGCCGGACGGCGGTGGGAAAGCAGACAGCGAAGCGACCGAGAATTATGGGAAACGCAATGATTTGTCCATCATGCCCGAGATGCTTTAAAAGTGATAATTCAGCCTATTGCCCAAGTTGCGGTCAAATGATTGATTGGGAGTAAGGAAGAGGTGATAAACAACGAGTTATTTAATAGATAAATTCAAAGGGACTTACCGTATTAAAGTCCCATATAACCAGTGGACAAATGATTTTACTAGAAAATTAAACGGGAGTCTTGAAGATGTAGATTGCTATATCGAATGCCAATATGGCAACAAAATATTCCACGACAATAGAGATGTTCTTATAGCATATATACCTTCACTCGGAAGAGGTCATAACATATTAAAAGCGATTAATAAAATAGACCCATCAATCATCTTTGATATAGAAGAAACTGATTCAGAAATTCTCTTCAAATTCAAATATGTCGATTCTGATAAAATTATCCCGTTACTAAAACCAAAGACAAACGGTTCTGGTATAAGCCCATTTTCATCAAAGAATTTGCCACGAAATAAGAACTATAAAATACCAGACGAAGAATTGCAGTCTTACAAGAATATATTAGTAAATACACCAGAAAACAAGCGATTAAGCGTAGGAATAATTACCAATGATTTTATCAAAACATTGGCAACAAAAAAGAATCCAATTGAGAATATAAAAACAGATATGAAATTAAAAGGCTTAAAAGGCAAAGAGTATATCTATTCTATTGGCGAATGGGATAAGTATATAAAATTTTTAAAGGAGAATTTATAGCATGGAAACAATTAAAATTAAATATTTTGATAATGAAATTGATAAACTAGAGAAAATTAGTAAGGGTGATCTGATTGATCTTCGAGCGGCAGAAACAGTGAAAATGAAGGCAGGAGATTTTAAGCTGATTCGTCTTGGTGTTGGGATGAAATTGCCAAAAGGATACAAAGCAAACGTATATCCTCGTAGTAGTACATATAAGAATTTTGGTATTATTTTAGCAAACTCTGTAGGTCAAATTGATAACTCATATAGTGGAGACAATGATGAATGGAGATTTCCAGCGATTGCACTTAGAGACACTGTAATTCATAAAAATGATAGAATTTGCCAGTTTGAAATCCAAAAAATTCAACCTGAAATTCGGTTTGAAGAAGTATCTAGTTTGGGAAATATTGATCGAGGTGGAATTGGAAGTACAGGAGTGGATTAATGAATAATAATATATATATTGGTAATACTACCAATATATAGAAAGAAGGTGAGCAAAATAAGTTTTGTTATCAATGTTACAAAAAACGGGAAAGAAATTCATGATCCAATCTTATCAAATCCGTCTTATCTTATCTTTATTCAAAAAAAAAGAAAACAACTCAATAGCATTTCGACAAAAAATGCAGATAAATGAATATAGTTGAAAGTAATAAATAGACATGATATAATAGGTATGCTGAAACAAAGTATACCTATTATTTTTTATGAGGAATTTATGGATAAAAACAAGCATATAAATAAAATTGCAGCAATTTATATTAGAGTTTCAACAGACGCTCAAGCAGAAGAAGGGTATTCAATTGATGCTCAAAAAGAACAATTGGCAGCATATTGTGTATCTAAAGGCATAAAAAATTATGAGTTTTATATAGACGGTGGATGGTCTGGCAGTAATATAAATCGTCCGGAAATCCAAAGGCTTATAAAAAACGCACAGGATGGGAAAATATCTCATTGTATTGTATACAAGTTAGATCGTTTATCTCGGTCGCAAAAAGATACATTGTATCTTATAGAGGATGTATTTATCCCTAATGAGGTAAGTTTTGTATCCCTTAATGAAACATTGGACACATCGACACCAATGGGAAAACTTATGATTGGGATCTTATCTGCTTTTGCTCAGTTGGAACGAGAAAATATACGTCTTCGTACCAGAATGGGAATGAAGGAGCGCGTGAAAGATGGATATTGGATGGGAGGTGGTCGAATTCCTTTTGGGTATGATTATGATAAAAATCAAGGAATCCTTGTTCCAAACAATGACGCAGATAAAGTAAGAAAGATTTATTCATTGTATATAGACGGCAAATCTCCTCAAGCGATTGCTGATATTCTTGACCTAAAATATGATAAACTTGTTATGCAAATATTAACTAGAAAAAGTAACTATGGTGTAATAGAATATAATGGAGAAGAGTACAAGGGTCGCCACGAAGCAATTATAAGTAAGGAAATATATGATAAAGCCATAAAGTGTATGAAAGAAAGATCAATTAACAAAGTCGCCTTTTCCAAGCACTTATTAACTGGTTTAGTGTATTGTGGTCATTGCGGCGCAAAAATGAGATACCAAAAATGGGGGAAAAATGGATGTAAATTAGTATGTTATTCACAGCAAACAAGTAAAAAATATCTTATCAAGGATGAAAATTGTGTGCAGGAAAGAGTTTGGGCACATGAAGTGGAAGAGGCTGTATTAAATTATTTGTTTTCTTTGAAAGAAGATGAAAATGGTGATATAATAGACACATCAAATATAGAAGAAACGGATATAATCAAAGAGTTACAAGAAAATTACGATTTGTGCCAAAAGAAAATAAAACGATTATATAATTTATATGCTGAATCCGAGAATGATTTATTACTTGAAACAATACAAGAGCAAAGAGAAAAATTAAAGGAAATTGAGGATAAAATAAAAGAAGAACAAATAAAGAGAAAAAATTTAGATCAAAAAATAAATACAGCAGAACTTGTTACGAATCTGCAAGAAACATGGAAATATATGTCCGTAGAAGAACAACAGACCACATTGAGGATGTTGATAAATAGAATTACAATCAATGATAACAATATCAATATAGATTTAAAATGATTTTTCGACTAAGTACATTCATCGGAACCGCATAGGTGGAGAACTTTACGCCCAGTGCAGGATTGAAGTTGTCGATGGATTTGATCAGACCGATGCATCCAATCTGAAAGAGATCATCTACGTTCTCGTGGTTCCCGGAAAAGCGCTTGATTACACTTAAGACGAGGCGGAGGTTTCCCTTGATGTAAGTTTCGCGGGCAGCGGCATCTCCCTGTTTGATGCGGGCGAAGAGCGCGTCCTTTTCCTCTTCTTTTAAAACAGGCAGCTTCGCGGTGTTGACACCGCAGATTTCAACTTTGTATGAAGACATGATGCGTTTCCTCCGGTTTGATTTTCTGTTAAAAAGCAT